CTGGTGCTGCTGCTGCTGGTGCTGGTGCTGGTGCTGGTGCTGGTGCTGGTGCTGGTGCTGGTGCTGGTGCTGCTGCTGCTGGTGCTGGTGCTGGTGCTGGTGCTGGTGCTGGTGCTGGTGGTGCTGCAGTTGATCGCCAGGGCGGCAGGGCTGGAGTTTCTGCCGTGCCGGCTGCTGGCCGGCGCACTCGACTGGCGCCAGACCATCACGAGGGTTCGCGCGCAATGGTCGGCGGGCCGGCGAGTGCGGCTGGTTCTGCCTCTGGCGCCGGGGTGGGCGGTGCTGCTGGTGGTGCTGGCGTCACGGGCGCCGCAGGTGGTGCAGGCCAAGCCGGTGACGCCGGGCGTGTGCGTGGCGGTTCTGCGATCCAAGGGAGAACAGGTCCGGCCCGCGGCCCTGCCGCTGGACGCGCGGCGATTCCTGCAACGGCGCGAGCTGGCAGGGCTGCCGCGCATGGAACGACTGGTAGGCGCGGAGATGCGGGTTCCGGTGCCGCAGGTAGTCGCGCTGGCGGCGAGGCTGGATCTTCCGCCATTCCTGCCGCCGTCCGTCGCGCTCGACCCGTGCCAGACCATCACGAGTTTTCGCGCTCAATGGTCGGCGGACAGGCCGGTGCTGCCGGTGGCGCGCGGCCGGGCATGGCCGGGATGGACCCGGGCCGCAAAGGGTCGCGTTTCAAACGCGACCCTTTGCACCAGGGGAGCGCGACCATTGCAGGCGGGGCCGCGCCAGGCCGCCCGGCAATCTCTTCGGTGGCACGGGCTGGCCGGGCGGCTATGCCCACTGCCGGCCTACCCGCCGCAGTCCAGCATGGGGGGGCATCCCGCGCGGTGCCCGTGGGGTCGAGGCCGGCCGCGAGCACTCGGCGGCGCCTGGATTCCGGGCCTGTAGCGGTTGGTGCTGATGGCCGCGCAGGGGATGTCGGCACTGCCGCTGCATCCGTCGCGGCACCAGTGGCGCAGATGGCGGCAAGCGAGGCGGCTGCCGGGGGTCTCGCGGCCGTTCCGCGCGCCGATACCGTGGCGCCAGCGAGTGGCGATCAGCGGCCCATTCAGATTTCAAATCTGAATGGGCGTGCCGCGGTGCGTGCGGCGGCTCGGCGCAGCGTCATGGTGGCGCGTGGGGCGACACCACAACCCGAGCGCAAGAGCGTTTCTCGGATGACTCGGACGCTCGACCTGTTCCGCAAGCAGTCCGCAGACACCGGCAAGAAAACCATTCGGCGGCTCGACATCATCGCCGACAAGATCGGCGGCGGCGCGGGCGGCGCAAGCAAGGGCGGCGGTCTTGGCGGGCTGCTTGACGGCGGCGTTGGCACACTGGCCAAGCTCGGGGGGGCCGGCCTTGCCGCGCGGCAGGCGCTGCAGGCTATGCGTGGAAGGTTCGGCGGATCTGGCCGTGTGGCTGCGGGTGCTGTTGGTGCTGCTGGTGGCGCAGGGGCGGGCGGGCCTGGTGGTCTTGGCGGGGCTGGTGCGCCCGGCACGCCGCCGGCCGTGCCTTCAAGTCCCGGTGTTCCGGGAGGCCCGAAGGCCGGACTGAAAAAACTGCTTGGGAAGGTGCCGATCCTCGGGGCGGTCCTGGGCGCGGCGACCCTTGCGGATGCCGTGATCTCCGAACCAGGAGACGGGAAAAGCAAGGCTGAAGCGATCGGTGGCGCGGCGGGGGGACTCGCCGGCGGTGCAGCCGGTGCGGCTGGCGGTGCAGCACTTGGAACAATGGTCCTGCCCGGCATTGGGACCGTCATCGGCGGGATAGTCGGCGGTGTACTTGGCGGGATGAGCGGGGAAGATTTGGGGCGCTCCATCGGTGACGCGGCGAGCAAAAGCCCCGTTGTGGAGAAGGCCGGCGAGGTGCTTTCTGCCGCCGCGCAGGCAGCCAAGGATGGCGCCGATGGGCTGATGACTGCCGCGAAAAATGCGGCGGCATCTGGCGCGGCCACCGTGGCAGATGCCGCCGCGAAGGCGCCCGAGCCACTGAAGCAGATTGCTGGCTATGCTGGCGATTTGGTGCCATCTTTTGCCAAAGGCGCGGTGAAGAAATTGGTTGGTCAAGGCCGATTTGATGCAGTGAAGGGCGACCTTGCCGCTGCGGCAGACACTGCAGGGGTGGACCCGAAAACGCTGGCCAAGATCGCGTACTTCGAGAGCGGATACCGCCCGGATGCGCTTTCAGGGGAAGGAAGCAAGAACGCCAAGGTCAAGGGAATTGATGGGCGAGTCGGCCTGTCCACGGCCTACGGACTGGGCCAGTTCACCGATGACACATGGCGCGACACCCTCAACAAGTACGGCGGGAAGTACGGTGTCGAAGGCGCTGGTTCGAGGGGCGGTCAAGCCGGGAAGCTCACCAAAGAGCAAGCCGAGGCATACCGGAAAGACCCGAAGCTTCAATCGGCCATGCTTGCGGAGTTCACGCGGGATAACGTGGAACTCGGGCGCAGGATCGGCGGCAACAACGATGACGCCAACGTGTACGCGCTGCACAACCTCGGTGTCGGCGACGGGCAGCGAGTACTGAAGGCCGTGCGCGAGAACCCGCAGGTCAGCGTGCGTGACGCACTGATCGGCGGCCGGGCGATCTCCGACAAGGAGAAGGCGCGAATCGAGACAGTCATCAGCGGGAATTCTGGACTCTACGGCGACGGGACGATATCGGCCAGCGAGGCATACGGCCGCATGGGCGCGTCCATGGCGAAGGGGCAGGTGTATGCCGACCAGATGGCGCCCGGCAGTGCCGGCCCTGCTTCTGCCCCCTCAGTGGGCGGCATTGCCGCGTTGCCGTCTCCCGGCCGGCCAGTCGGCGCCGCGGAGCAAAAGGCCCCTCAGAGGCATGACGGTGTGCCGCAGGTGGTGGCAGCATCAGCAGCCAATACCGCCGCGCCGCCTGCGGTCTCGCTGTCTGGCGCGGTGCCAGCCGTGCCGGCATCTGTTGCCCCGTCATGGCTGGTTGCGACACCAGTTCCGGCGTCCGCGGCCACAACAACAGCAGCAATGCCATCGCCAGACCGGGCGATGGCGCCGACCAGCATCCCGCGGCCGGTGGCATCGGCACAGCCTGAGCCATCCGCCGTCGAAAACGCGCCCGCTCGCCGGATGGATTCGGGCGGCGGCCGTGACCGGATGGCATCGGCGGTCACCCCGGCGCCGCAGAACGTTTCCGACCGCCACATTGCCAACGTCATCACGGGCGGGATCGGCGCGAACTGAAGGAAAAACGCCCCACTGCGGGAAGTGGCCGGGTAGTCAAACTCCCGGCAACATCAACCCGACCCGCGCGAGCGAGGTGAATCATGACCGTTTCCGACAACACCTACTTGGAAGCCCAGTACCTGCTTGAGCGGGCGATGGGCGACCGCGACGTGAACTCCGATGTGACGATGGTGCCCGATGGCCACGAACACATGCACCTGCTGATCAAGCAGCTCCCCATGCCGGATCTGGCCCCGGCCGGTGAAATCGAGTACCCGACTCCCATGGGTGCGGCCGGCTGGCAGCCGCAACAGCTCAAGGTCAACTTCCAAGGCCAAGTCACGCTGCACGAGACTGTTCGCGGCCACGTCCGCACGTTCCTGGAGCAGATCATCAAGTCGCCGAACCGCGGCCGGTTCAACGCCACGATCTACCGCGGCACGCCGGATCGCCACCGCGGCGGCTTCCGAATCGTGGACTGCTTCCTGACCGTGGAGCCGACCGACCGCGATTGGGAAAACCGCTCGCAAGTCACGTCGATCAGCGCGACCATGTTCGGCCACTACTTCGCCACCGACAAGATCCCGTCGAACTACGTGGAGTGACCGCGTGAAGGTGTCCGAGTACGCCGACCAGCGCCACGCCTTTGATGGCGTGGCCGGGCTGGTGCTGTCGCAAGATGAGGTGCGCGAGTGCTTCTTGGTCGCGGCGCGCTTCTATGCGGCGCACGGGGCAATCCGTGCGCTGGCACAGTACGGCCCGACCGACCCTGACGCGACGGACTGGCTGCCAACGCTGGCGCCTACCGGGCTGGTGGTCAGCGACTGCACCTACATGCCCGAGGGCCGGATCGGCGATCTTCCGGCCGGCCCCGTGGCGCTCGATACCGACCTGACGAACGGCGAGGCTTCGCTGATCTGCCCGCTGGGGAACCTGTACTGCGAGCGGGCCAATGCGTTGCGCCTAGAGGCTTCGCGGGCCATGGGGGTCGAGTTTTACGGGCGCAGCGTGTCCGAGATCGCAGGGGCCATCGTCGAGGCCGAGGCCGGCATGAACCGCGCGGCGTTCGTGGCTCAGGCCATCACCGTGTACTGATCCCGTGCTGGTCTATCCGCCAGGGTCATCCGAGCCACTGCGCGGCGACGTGGTGGTTCGGACCATCCACCGATCTGACCTGATCCCGATCCCGTCCACGATTGAGGTGGTTGTCCGCGACGTTGCGGAGACTGCGGCTTTCGTCGAAGGGGCGAAGTTCAAGGCGGGCCTGATGAAGCAAGAGTTCCTGATCGTCAAGGTCGGCTACGGCGCGCAGTCGGGCATCGTCCAAGGATCGCGCACTGGCGACACGAAGGCGTTTATCGGCCTGCTGGCGTCGTGCGCAAGTCTCGCCGTGCCGCGGCAACGTGCCGTTGTGGCCTACGAGTCCGACCTTCTTGGCGTCATGCGGGCGTGCGGCGCGTCGGCCAGCATCACGGGCAGCGTCCACGTCGGCGCCTTCGCGTGCCTGATCGGGCAGACCCCCACTTTCAGCATTGCCCAGGCGCTGCGCGAGGCCGGCGCGGCGCTGGTCGTGGGAGACACGGGGCTGCTTGAGTTCAAGCGGCTGCAAGACCTGCAGCGAAGCAAGCCGGCACGGCAGATGCTGCAGGATTCCGCCGAAATTTTTGAATCCAGTCTGGTCGAAAAGTCGGCCGTGCCATGGGCGTTCACGGTTGCGCCCGATGGCGCCCTGCTGCACGGCCGGCGCGAGTCTGGCCGGGTTGCGTCCTACATGCCATGGAAGTCGCCGACCGTGCTGGCAAACGCGAGCATGGCCGTCATCACGCGGCGCATCCTGTCATCCATCTACGCGCCAGACCTTCGGGCTGGGCAAGTGATCACGATGGATGGAGACCCCATGCTGATCGTGACGGCGGCGCACACGATGGCGATTGGCGGCGGCGGCCCGGAACAGGAATCGACCACGCGCCTGTGGCTGGGGAAGGTGGTGCAATGAACGAAATCCATGGCAAATGGCCGGGTGTGGTCACGTCCTACGACCCAGTGAAGCGCACATGCCGGGTGAAGGTGGACGGGATCACGGACGGCGCCAGTGCAGAGCTGGTGGCGCAGATCATGCAGGCCATCGGGGACCGGTCGGAGACCACGGAAATCGAGATCCTGCCCGGCGATCGGGTGTGGCTCGAATTCGAGCGCGGTGACGCTCGATACCCCCTGATCGTGGGCTACCGCGCCAAGAACATCGACAACGCCGTGGACTGGCGGCGGTGGCACCACAAGAACGTTGAAATCAAGTTCGATGAGCTGTTGAAGCTGCTGGGCGAAGGCGCGTCCATGACGCTGGATTCCGGCGGCGGTATTGCGGTGGTGAAGGTGAGCAAGGACGTGACCATTGACGCCGGCAGCTCGGTGACGATCAAGGCTGGCGGTTGCTCCATCACGATGGCTGGCGGGGTTGTTTCCGTGCGCGGCAGCAAGATCAACCTGAACTGACTTCCAACATGCTGATCGCGCCACTGGATACCGAAAACGGCCTCATGGACGACAGCGTGACGCCGCCCGCGTGGTTCCGGTACCCAGTCGGCTCCCCGCTGGTCATGCACCGGATCAAGGTCATGCCGGACCCGTCCGAGAAGCCGCCCGCCACCATGGGGAAGATCACCCTGATCCGTGCCGAGGTGGTGCCGACGCCACCGGTCGGCGCTGTGCTGGTGGCTACGCAGCCCGTGCCCGTGAGCTACGGGATTGGCCTGGACGTGGCGCTGACGATCCCGGACATGCGCGCGCTTCTGGACGCGGGGTTCACGATTCTGGAAATTGCCCACATGCGGCCGGGCGGCGCGCTGGAAAGCGTTCTGGACTTCGACCAGATCCCAGCCGACTCGCCCGAGGTCATCCGCTACATCGCCAGCCAGCCGGGCAAGCTGCGGTACGCGCTGGAAATCGAGTTTCGTGAGACGCGCACCGGCGCGGGCATCATTGATCCGCCGCGGACGTTGCGCTACCCGTTCGGCGTGCAGCCGAACTACACCCCGAACCGCGATCGACTCGCGGCCGAAGTCAACGCGCGAAGGTAGGCCATGCCATCAGTCTCATTCGACGGGTGCCCATGCTCAGGGCATGGCGGTTTTCCGCCGCGATCGGGATCGGGTACCGCGGGAACGGTGCTGGTCAACGGAATCCCGGCCATGGTGCAGGGCGACCCCTACGGCGTCCACATTTTCAAGAAGAAATTCCACGCCGGCAGTGTGGCGGGCGGCAGTGCCACGGTGTTTGCCGAGGGGCGCCCACTGGCACGGATCGGCGATTCAGTCTCCTGCGGCAGCGTAATCGCGCAGGGTTCCCCCAATGTGTTTGCAGGCGGATGACCCGCCACTAGGACCACCATGAAGAACTTCAACTATGCGGGCTTGAGCGCCAAGGATTCGACCGTCAAGGACGCGGTAAAGGCGTTCCGCACGAATGGCGCTCAGGTGCTGGATGTCGGGGTTGACGCGAAGGAAAAGACCCGTGCAGGGGTCAAGTTCAAGGCGCTTTCGTTCACGTTTGCCGACTCGCAGCGGGTCGATCTGCTGGTGAAGTCCACGGGCGACGTGTTCGAGGTCAAGCTGAACGGCAAGGTCACGCCCATGCGCCAGCAAGATGACGCCGCGGCAGCGGTCAAGGAGATCGTGGCAAAGCTGGTGGCCGGGCGCGACAAGTTCACGAAGGCGCTGACCCGCGAGAAGGCGCCAGCATTGCCAGCGGCAAAGGTCAGCCGGGTGAATCAGCTCAAGGGACTTGAGGTCCGGCGAGACGAGCTGAAGGGCAGCATCGCCAGCCTGGAGGCTGAACTGGCAGCATGATGGTGCGCCACGGCGGGACTTGAACCCGCAACCTTCCAAGCTGAACGCCACCGGTCGGTGGCGCAGTTGGACGCTCCGACTTTTGAGCTACGTGGCGCATTACCTGGAGCGGGCTGCGGGAATCGAACCCGGCGTGACCAGCTTGGAAGGCTGGTGCCTGAACCACTCGGCCAAGCCCGCGAATTGGTCCCCGTCTTTCCGGGGTGTCACCGGCAATGTCTCCCGGTCTCAGACACGCACTGCAGCAGGACACTGACTTGGGGTCGATTCACGCGGGGGCGCTATATGCCCGGTCTCCGCCTGCTGGCTGGCGTTTGGTGGGTGCCCACGGACTCGAACCGCGCTGCCCCGAAGGGCGGGAGATTTACAGTCTCCTGCAGTAGCCTGCTCTGCTCGACACCCCTGCTGAAGATGGCGGCCACGAACCCGCAACCCTACGGCGATCCCTGCAAAGAATTACGCCGCTTGACCATCACGCAGAACGAAGAACTTCGGCCTGCGTGATGCCCAAAAACATCTTCTCATGCGCGCATTGTATGCGAACTATGCGTCTTGCTTGCTGCAGGGTTTGTCATGCAAACCCTGCAGCGTTGACGCCTATCTGACGTTGGGCGTCTTCAGGCGCGCCACGATTGATGGGTGCGCCACCAGCGTCTGCCCGTAGCCCCCGATCACGCTGTTGTCCAGCACGTAGGCGGCCGGCACCTGCTTCGTGCCGTGGCGCTCCGACCACTTCTTCTGCACGCGGCGGTGGTACGCGTCGGTCTGGTTGCGCCGCTTCTTGTGGCGCTTGGCCGGCACGGTCTGCAACGCCAGCGGGCTCTCGCGCACTTGCATCGGGCCTCTCGGTGCATGGCGATCGGCCAAATCAAGCTCGCGCCGCACGCGCTCCAAATGCTTTAGCAGGCCGCTGGCGGTCAGCGTGGCGCCGCCCGTGGTCGCGGTGGTGCTCGCGTAGTTGCCGCGCGTCATCAAGTCGTCAAAGTTCAGCATTCGGTCTTCCTCTCGCTTCGGAACCGGCCGCCCAACCCCTCGCTCAAGCGGAGGCCAAACGGCCGGCAACAGTTACTCGGTGTCCGGCATCTGCGCGGCCGTTTGGCCCCGCTTAGCTCGAACGTTAGGCGTCAGCCGCTGCGGCCAGCATCCAATGCTTCGTAGCAGAACAGACGGCCTTTCTCGGTCACGCGCCCCTTCTCCGTGGTTAGGCCCATCTGCACCATGATCTGCGTCACCGTGTGGCCGCAGTGATAGCGCAACGCTTTCTTGAGCACGCTCAGGGCCAACAGGTGCTTGTGGTCAGTGCGGCCAAAGTTCGTGCCGCCAAAGGCCTGCGCAATGTCGGCGTCGGTCACGCGCTCAACGGTTGCGCGCTTCGGCACGAGACGCCCAACCAGTCCATCGAGCGGACCCGTCACGGCGGGTTGCGTTTCAGTGTTCATCGTTCCTCCTGCGGCGCCGTGTCGGGCCGCTCATGTCCAACGTTCGATAGCATCCAAAGGCGGTACACCCCAGCCGCCCGCGTGACGCTGTACCGTTTCACACCTGCCCGCTTGTTTGCTTGACTGGCGGCGCGGCGCACGGCGCTTTCGCTGAAGCCGCGGCACTCGACATAGCCCGGCGCCACCAGCGCGGCGAAGTGGGCGGCGAATCGGCCAGGGCGCGGGCCATGCGCGCACGGCACGAACACGATGCTGGGCGGATTTGCAGGCGCTGGCTCTTCCTTCGGCTCAGGCGTTGGTGGCGCGTAAAGCTCGAACGACCATTGATGAGAACCCGTTTTGGGGCCGGTCTTCATCAGGATGATGTTCCCGCTACTTGACCGACCATGGCACTCCTGAACAGCCTCAATCAGCCGATGGTGGTCAATGCCCAGGGACAGGGCTGCACCGCCAGCTTTCCGCGACTGATTCGGGGCGATCAAAAGCAAGGCGCCGAGCGCATCTACAGCTTCGCTTGTGGTCATGTCGGCTTCCCTGTTGTGATGACCGTCAGCGCGTCGAACACGCTGATGCCGTCGATTTCCGTGTCAAGCCCCATCTTCTTGATGACGGTACGGATTGCCGTGGTGCTGGTTGTCAGCAGCGCCAGATGCTCAGGGTTCGCTGCGACGAACTTCACCAGGGCGTGCATGTCGATCACCTTGAAATCAAGACGGCCAGTTGTGCGGACGCCGGACACTTTCGCTGTCGGCAGACAGGCCAGCTCACGCGCTACCGCGTCATCTGCGGCTTGAGCGATGGCCACCGCCTCGGCTTGCGCGGCCACCTGTGCTGCTGATGGCGCCGATTCGGCGATGTGAGGACCGTTGTCCGGCGCCATGGCGGCATCCTCATCGACCACATTCACATGGTCAGGTTGCGCGAACAGATCCGCCTCGCTGGGCACTTCCACGGCGGCCGGCCGGGCGCTGGCCGCCTCTGCCGCGACCGACTCTTGCTCCCGGTCGAATCGGGCTTGCGAAGCAGCCAGCTTGGCATTCGCTTCGGCCGTGATCGCGGCAATTCGCGCATCCGCTTCAGCGCGGGCCGCGGCGGCAATGCGCTGCTGCTGCAGGGCGAATTCGCCGATTTTCTGGCGCAATGTTGCCATGGTGCCGTCAACAACCCGAATCGCCGGGCTGTACTTCTCCTTCGCGGCGTCAACCACCAGCATCAGCGGGTCAGTTTCGTTTTTGAGGATGCGGCGCATGTCATCGCGCAGAACCTTCAGGTTGTTCAGCTCAATGCCCGCGGCATCGGCAGTTTCCTGGTTGATGATCGGCAACCGCTTCGCAAAGCGGGACAGCGCGGTAGCGCGCGCAAGCGGACTCAGTTGGATGCTCACTTGTTGCTCCATTTGTTGACGGCCAGCAGTGCGCGGAAAACCGCGTCTTCGCTCGGGTCGTCGAATTCGTCAAGGCGGTAGGTGCCATCGCCAAGCAGGCGCAGCGCCACGCGGTGCGCATGGGGAAGCTCGGCCGCGAGCCGGTAGGCGGAAAGCTGCAGACCCCATGCACGCATCCGCTTGGCGGACGTTTTGATGTCAAGGATCACCAGCCGCTCGCCGCTCTGGTCGCGGATCATGCCGATCCGGTCAACCGTGCCGGCAAACCCGAAAGCGCGCGAGTACAGCAGCGCCTCGATGTGCATCCACTGCGCGCTGTAGTCGGCACAAAACGTCCGCCACGCTGCAAGCCGGGGTCGGACTTCGGCGCTCACGCTGGCCTCATCCAGCACCCCGTGGTCTGAGAATTCGCAGGCCATGTGGGTGTGCGTGCCGCGCTCTTGCGCTGCGGCCAGCAGGCGGGGTGGGATGCCCGCATAGTCCGACACCAGCCCCAGGATCTTGGTCACGCCGGGCACAACCCGGCCATCCAGCGTGTAGGTGTGGGTCTCCGCATCCATGCGCAGCCCGACGGGGGCGAGCACCCCCACGGCGACAGGACAATCAGCGATGGCGTCCATAGGGGTCAGTCAGGCATCGCCGACAGCAGGGCATCGCTCGCTTCGCGCGCCTCATGGACCCACTGGATTGCGTCAATCGACGCGATCCCCAGCGGCTCAAGCGCGGCGCGCACCACATCGGCATCCCCAATCGCATCGGCAAGCCGGTGCAGACTTCCGATTTGCAGCGACGTTACCGGCTCGCAGACACGGGATTCTGACGGCGGCGTGGGGGCGGGATGTTCTTCGCGCATCAGCACAGACGCGCCTGCTGGCATTCGGCGCGGGCCGGACGGTGCCGCGGCAGCAACCGGCGCAGCGACTGTTGGCGGGGCTGGTGGCACGACTGGCGCAGGAGGCTGCGCCGGTGCGGCCGGATGGATTCCAGACTCTTCGGCGGCGCCAACGCCGGACAAGCCGAAGGCGTAGCGAGCCGCCTGCACCAGCGCGGCATTCCGCGTGGCGCGGATCGGGTGCGTCAGCCAGACGCCGCGGCGCTGGTTGACCTCATCGAAGTATTCGCGTGCCACGAAAGGCATGGGCACGCCTCTCTTCGTGATAGCGCACTCGACCCACTCGTGGGGACGATGCGTGTCCATGCTGCTCGCCACGCGATCCGGGCTGTAGGCGAAGGTGACGCCCTGAAACTCAGGATGCCGGTTCACCAGCTTCACCCAGCCGTCCAGGCTGACAACCGCATCCAGCCCGCCGTCCTCTCGGACGGCGGGGTACACCTCACCGCCGAACAGGCTCAACCCAGTAGACCGGGCCGCGAGCATGAACCGGGCGAGCACCCAGTCAGGAACATCCCCGACCATTGTTTTGACGGCGGCAAGCGCCGTCTCGGGTGTCATGCGCATTCCTGCGCGAACCGCCAGCTCGACGGCAATGCTTTCTATGGACATCATGCGACTTTCATTATCCGAACGCTACGTGGTTCGGTGATGGCATTATGCCATCAAAAATCGCATCATGAGTGCATAAACAGCATCTTGGACGGCATTATTGCCGGACCAGCTCTTCTCGGAGGAGGTCCACAAACGCGGGGTTGTGTGGCTGACCGAGGATGCCCTGTATCAGAGCAGCGACGGCATTGCGCCGCTCTGGCCGCACCTGCTTGGCCAGCTCGGCAATGGCTGCCGGGATGTCCCCGCCCACCATCGCGGCCGGCGCTGCAGCCTGAGGCGGGAGCGCCGCAACCATCATGGATTCGATCGCCGCTTGATACACGGCCCCGTACTCGCCATCGAGGCTATCAAGCTCGCCGTCAGCCATCTTGCAGTCGCGCTCCAGGTTCCTCGCGGCATCCCAGCCAATTTGCTTGACCTGCATACCTTCGCCGGCCGTGGCGTACCGACTCAGGCGCGACTGACCGATTCCGTACTTGGCGCCGAAAGCCGACACGTTCCCTTCCGGGCGGGTCGGGGATGCCGTTTCGGTCCTGATTTTGTCCTGCAGTCGGCGGCGGCGGACCTCTCGCAGTCCCGCCTCTTTGATGTCCATAGGGACGCTGGTTGCTGGATCTTTCATTTTCATCACTCCAATGGCTTTCTGTGTGCCATGCGCGAATAGTACACGCATCAAGACACTTACCCGGCTACTTTGCTCGGAAAACCGCAGGCTCTTACGCCTAAATGCGCCCGTCGTCAATGGTAGCCGTCCGACGCTGTTGCGGCTGCCCTAGAAAAACCCATGATTCCATGCCGGTTCGTGGCATTGAATTGCGGACATCCGCTGCAAATCGGTCGCATATGCGTTTTTTCTGGCGGCAAACCGCTTTCCTATGCGCTATGAATGCGGCATGATTCATCTGCCGAGCATAGCCGCTTGGCGCGCCTGCCGGATTGGCGCAAAAACCACAAGGAAAACGCATGGCGAAAAAGACGACGATTGGCGGAAATTCCGCCTCAGGGCGCTGCCCACTGCCGGCGGGTGGCCGGGCTGTTTGCTTCGGGGATCGCGCGTGACAATCATCCGATCCCCCCGTATTCAGCGGGATTTCACGATCCTGGCGAATAGCGTCTGTCTCGACAAGAGCTTGACCATGCGCGCCCTTGGCGTGCTTGTCAGGCTGCTGTGCAGACCAGACAACTGGCGCACGAACAGCGAAAGCCTCGCGGCCGAGTTCGGCTGTGGGCGCGATGCCGTCCGCGGTGCTCTGCAGGAGCTGCAGCAGGCCGGGTACATCCTGCTGCAGAAGACCCAGAACGACAGCGGGCACTGGTCGTCCGCGTGGCTGGTGTTCGAGGAGCCGCAAGCCGGCGCCGGAAAAGCCGACGCCGGAAAAGCCGACGCCGGAAAAGCCGGCGCCGGAAAAGCCGACGCCGGAAAAGCCGGCCCTATTACAAGAACTGATGGAATAAGAACTGATGAAACAAGAACTGATGGAGCAAGTGCTTCGCAAAAGCGCGCCGCAACCCCGAAAAAACTGACCGTCCAAGACCTCGTTGCAGAGGGTGTGGACGAGGGCTATGCCGAGGCGTGGCTGCAGGTGCGCAAGGAAAAGCGGCTGCCGCTCACTGCTGGCGCGTGGAAGGTCACGCGGGAGGATGGTGCGAAGTGCGAACTGGATGCCGCGGCGACGGTGCGTGTGTGCCTGTCTCGCGGCTGGGCAGCGTTCCGGGCCGATTGGTACGACAAGCAGCCGGCGGGCAGCAGCGGAGAGTCGTTCCGCGAGCGGGATGAGCGCGTTGCTGCCGAGTCTGTCCGCCGACTGACCGGGGGTCTCGCCCACAACCGGGCGGCAGTCGGCGAGGCGGCGCGCGAGCTGCTGCCGTTCGAGCGAGGCTACGTCAAGCCGGTCGAGACCATCGAAGGGAGCGCCGATGTCAGCCGCACCCGTTGAAGTCGTGCCGATGCTGCCCGCTGCTTGGGTCGATCGCATCTTCGCGAAGCTGACAGTCCGCTACGGCACAGCCTTTCGTGCCCGGTATGCGGGCGTTGAGGAGCAGATGCTGCATGCCGATTGGGCCGAGCAACTGGCGTGGTTCCGCCGCCACCCGGATGCCATCGCCTACGCCCTCAACAACTTGCCAGATGACCGGGCGCCCACGGTGGCCGAATTCCGCCGACTGTGCAACCAAGCGCCGCAACCCGTCGCCGCGCTGCTGTCGAACTCGCAGACCCGCAAGCCGCCGCCGCCAGAAGTCGCCGAAAAACTGAAGGCATTCCAGAACCGAATCACCAGCCGAGGTGCAGCATGATGACCCAGACAGAGACCACGAAAATCAGACTCGCCGACCTGCCGTGCGCAATGCGACGGCTGCACCGAATCGAGGTGTCGGACAGGCTCAACATCGGGGGCTTGATCCCCTGGGTTGAGCCTGTCTGGCACGAGATGCTGGCCCATGGGCGATGGGTGGCACTGGACTCGATTACTCGGGAGATCCGCGAGAATGCGCCTGCTCTGCCGGGCTGCCCGCCTGCCCGTGAGGTGCTGGTCCGGCTGGCCGGATTGGGGTGGTTTGACACCCGCAACCCCGAGCAGTTCGAGGTGAAGGCATCGGTCAGGCTGGAATTCCGCGCCCGCATCGCGCCGCGCCGGCTGCTGTACTCGGAGCGCAGTGAGATTGACCAGTTCGCGGGCCTTGTGCGCGCCGCATCGGTGTTCGATCTGGCCAGGGCGCTCCATGACTGATGCTCCAGCCTGTGCCTACTGCACCTGCCGGGTCGTCGGGGCATCCGGGCTGTTTGATCTGGCGTGCCTGGGCTGCTGCGCCGCGCTGGTCATGCGTGGGCACCCTAGCAAGCAACTCGCCGGGTCGATGCTGGCATGCATCGCGCGGTTCCCCGGTGCGCCGACACGGGCCGCTGTGCTGGCGCGCGTGCAGGATCTGGCGGGCCATGTGCGGCCAGCCGAACCAGCCGGTACGCCGCAGACGCCTGAGCCGGCCACGGCTGCCACTCCCGTACCAGAAGCGACCCCGCGCCAGACTTCCACGCCTGGGCGTGACGCGCTGCGCAACCGGAAGAAGCCATGACCAATATCCCGCAGAGCATCGCCGACTTTGCAGAGGCCGCCATCATCTCGGCTGATCGGGCCTTCGGGCTGGCGCGCGCTGCGGCCGACCAGCGTGACGGCGCGGCTGGTGTGACCGCTCTACCGCCAGACGTGGCACGCAAGAGGGTGTCTGATACCGGTGGCGACGTTGACGCGCTGCAGTCTCTGTGTGCAGATGCGCTGCTTGAAGCGGAGTGGTGGAACCTTCGCCGCCGTGAGCCGGGCGGCCGTTTCCTTGAGCTGTTCCGCGCAGAGCTGGCGCGGGCCGATGTGGGGCGCCGAGATTCCGGCGAGGCCACAGCCGCACTCAAGCGCCGCGTCATTGAGCTTGAGGCCGAATGCGCCGCGCTGCGGGCCATGCCGGCACTGACGCCGGCTGCGGCGTCACCCGACATGGGGGCCGATGACGCCATCGCCGCGCTGGTTGCGTGCAGGGTGTCCGCATCGGTCGAGCGGGCGGAAGCCTGGGGGCTGGAAATCGGCGGGAAGTGGACGCCTTACACCGCCAAAGAGGTCGGCTACTTGCGGTCGGCACACCGGTTCATGGTGCTGCATGGGCTGGCCGATGCCGTGGACAGGTTCCCGATGCCGGGCGCCGCACCCAGTCGCGTTTCAACCGCGACTGGGTTGCAGCCTGCCCCAGTGCCGGCCGCGCGGCCGGCTGCACCAGTTGCTGCGGCACCAGCGGCACCGAAGGGCCGATTGCCGCGGGCAGCGAAGCCGAAGCAAGAAGCGGCTGAAGAACAGAACGCGCTGTTCGGCTGATCAGACGGAAAACCAGGGTGTCAGCCGAACTCGCTGGCTGGGCAGACTGGCGATGCCGTTGCAGCCCGCAATGGCAAAGGCCCGGCGAACTTTGGCGGATCACCGGGCCTTCTAAACACACTGCCAAGTCAAAGGAAACCAGCATGTCTGGAAAGAATTCTATCCCATCGCGCAATCTGCCCGCCAGGGCTTCGGCTGGCGGCACCCATGAGGTGCGGGTGTTCACGTTCGACGCCAACGGCCTCAGGTTCGACATTCGCGCCGTTGCCGTCGATGGTGAGCCATGGTTCATCGCCATGGACGCATCCGCTGTGCTCGGCTATTCGGACGCCTTCGAGATGACAAAGCGGCTTGATTCGGACGAGAAGCAAAACCTGCAAATCGCAGGTTTTGGCCCGCGGGGCGTTGCAGTCATCAGCGAGTCAGGCTTGTACGTCGCCATCGTTGGCAGCAAGAAACCGGAGGCCAAGCCGTTTCGCCGCTGGGTCACCGGCACGGTTCTTCCGTCGCTGCGCAAGACCGGCGCCTACCTGCCGGATGGCTACCTCGCGGTTTCGCGTGAGGAGCACGAGGAGCTGCTTCGGCTGCGCCGATCCATTGCCACCGCCAGCGCACACTCGGCCATGACGGACCTGCACCTTGCCGCCGAGCGTGTGGAGACGACATCACAAGCCACGGCATCCGTCCACGCCCGTGAGTTGTCCCGGCGCCGCAGGCAGAAGCGGGTGAACGCCGCGCTGCTGAAGACCACGGCGCGGGCCATGCAGCGCGATCTTTTCGCTGACCCGATGGACGGCGGCCGGATCGACCTGGAGGCCGCGCTGGTCGCCAGCGCGAACGAGTGCCCGGCCATCGCGGCAGTGGCCACTGTCGCAGTCGAAGCAATCCGGGCCATCCAGTCCATGCAGGCGGGCGGGACGAGTGAGCTTCGCGCCATGCCTGGGCAGGCAAAGCCGCCATCCATCCACTGACCGACTCCGCACCCGCCAGCAAGGCGCCACCGAAAGGTAGGCGCCTTTTTCATGGGCAAAAAAAAAAGCCGCCCGGTTAGGGGCGGCCAAACATGGCACCAGCGGCGGGGGTTGCTGCTGGTGGTTTCATTGTAGCGTCCAAATGGACGTATAGAGCATTGAAATTAGGCGCAAGCCGATAAAAAACCATTCATGATTTCATGTATGCGGTAATTATGCGGCGCATACCGCTACCGAAGCACTACAATCGCGCCAGATCACAACAGCAGGCGTGCGCATGACAGACGAACAATCAGCCGGTCCTTCCGGCAATCAACCGCGACAAGGCGCGGGCGTTCGTGCCCTCGGACGGCTGAAGTCGGGAGAGATGAACAAGGCCGAGACGGCCTATGCGGAAGTTCTGGCGGGCCGCAGTGACGTGGCGTGGTGGAAGTTCGAGGGGGTCACCCTGAACATCGCGCCGGGCGTGAGCTACCGCCCTGACTTCTTTGTGATGCTGGAAAGCGGCGAGCTGCAAGTCCACGAAGTCAAGGGGCGCTGGGAAGACGACGCTTGGCGCGTTTTCAAAGTCGCTCGGGATCTGTACCCGTTCGACTTCCTGGCCATGATGGCCAAGGCCCGCCCGAAGCGCGACGGCGGCGGCTATTCGTTCACCCTCATGGGGGCGGGCTGATGCCGGTCGAGATCCTGCTACGCCTGCACCAGTCGGGGACGGGGCTGGTGCCCGCCGATTCCGGCGAGGCGGGCGCATTGCTTGAGCTGCGCCACGGTGCGCTCTACAAGGCGAAGCTGACCCAGCCGCGCAACCCTGGGTTTCATCGGAAATTCTTTGCGCTGGTGCGCTACCTGCACAGCGTGTTCGAGCCGCCAGAAGTCGGCGGCTACGGCACGGGAGTGCGTGCCGACTTCGATGCGTTCCGCGATGACCTGCTGATTCAGGCCGGGTGGCATGACGCCGTGTTCCGCCTGGACGGGTCAGTTCGACTGAAGCCGAAGTCGATCAGCTTCGCAAAGATGGACAACACGACCTTCGGGCAGCTCTACAGCGACTGCATCACTGCGGGTCTTCGCCTGCTTCCTGCGCTGGCGGGGCGGTCTGCCGACGATGTTGATCTGGAGGTGGAACGTGTCCTTGCATTCATCTGACCAACTGGAGACGAAATTGAGCTTCTGCTACAGCATTGACGGCGGCGAGATATACGAGCGCGCCGATTCCACCACGCTGGAAGGCGTGCTTGCCGAGGCCGGCGAAGCCGTGTTGCTGGACGGGTGCGGCGTGCCCGGCGGGCCGTTCGCCATCTGGGTGGCAATACCGCGCACAGCCGCTCAGATCATGCGCAGCGGTTACGGGCAGGAGGCAGTCGGTGAGGCTGTGGCGCAGCAGATGGTGGAATGGTTGAGTGACGACATCCCATCCGACGAGCCGCTGTTCGAGCTGCCGACGGATCAGCACGCCGAGCTGGGCGAGCTGGTGATTGCGTACCTTGAGAGGGTCGGTGCGCTGAATGCCTGGGGTGTGATCGGAGAGACGGCGCACACGATCACTGTGCCGATACTGCAGTCGGGCGGTGCGTGATGGCCGTCGAAATCAAGGAACTGCTGGCCGCGGCCGGCGTCCACACCGGCACGTCTTCGGCTGAAGAGATTGATGAGGGCTTGCACCTGCTTGGCAAGGCATTCCGCCTGAGTCCGGCCGAGCGCGACACGCTCACGGCGCTGCAGCAGCGTGGACCGCTGTGTGATGGCGATCTTCCCAGCAAGACGGGGCGGAACGCGCTGTTGTCTGTCGGGCTTGCCGTGAAGATCGTTGTCCAGGGCGAAGATGGCCACAACGCCTGCACCTATGCCGGGCACGCTGTGGCCAAGATGCTCAGAGCGGGGGCGTGATGCTGGCGCGCATCTGGAGCCTGATCGTGGGCCGGCTCTGCCGCCACAAATGGACCATCGTCGAGATTCGCAGCATTCACGCGGCAGGCGGGGCGAAGTCCAAGCGCGTGATCCTGCAGTGCGAGCACTGCGGTGACGTGAAGCGCCGGGATCTGGCGTGATGGACCGGATCGAGTCCGCCTACATCGGCAATGTGATGCGCTTGTCGTGCGCCGTGTGCTTCCACCGCGGGCACAACACGCCCGCCACGGAGTACCACCACACCCGCGCGGCCGAAGCTGACGTGGGCGGCGCGCAGAAGGCCGGGAACTTCCTGGGGATGCCGCTCTGTGGCCCGTGCCACCAGGGCGCCGATGGCATCCACGGCAAAGGATCGCGGGCCTTCGCCCGTGCGCTGGGTGCCAGCGAGATGCAACTGATCAACGAGACCCTTCGCCGGCTGACCGTAATGGTCGAACTCGGTGAATGGGCGCAACGAGGAAACGCAAGATGACGAACCCTTCACCTGAAAAATCCGTGTCGCCTACTGCGCCTGAACCGTTTGAAGTCGGGCAGAAGCTGCAGTTTGTCCGGCGAGGCTTCCACAAAACCCCTGAGGTGGTGACCATCTCCAAGGTCGGCCGGCTGTGGGTGACGGTATCGGGATCATCGGCTGCGCTGCGGTTCGCTTTGCGTGACCCCGAGATGCAGGTTGGTGAAGCTGGGAGCGAACACTGCTATGGCCGGTGCTACCGCACGGTGCGCGAGCACACCGATTTTGTAGAGCTTGAGCGCGCGTGGACCCGCCTGAATCGTGACACCTCGTATGCGGGTCGGCCTGCAGACATGACGCTGGAGAAGATCGCGGAGATCCGCCAGTTGCTCGGACTGAAGGCGTAGGAATGCCATACCTCGTTTTTCTCGCAGTCATCGCCTTCGCTGCCGTGTACGTGTCACCTATCCAGACAACCCTCACGCAAGAGGAGCGACAAGCCGCGCGGACTGCCAAGCACTGGCGCCACATGGGCAGGGTCTACGGCCCCGACTCGGACGGCGTGGCCTGCTACGCCTTCGGTACTGATGCCCGGATCCTGTCCTGTGTTGCGCTTCGGCCGCGCATCAGCGAAGAGGCTGGAACGCAATGACGGCGGCAAGCGAAAAAACTTTTTACGCGCTGTGGCTGCGGTGCCTGAGCGTGCGTGAGTCGCAAAGAAATTTTGCGCAGGGGGGCGGGCAGGCTCGCAAGTTGGTCGATCCCGCCGACACCCGCGCGATCTCGGAAGAAAAGCCCCCGTGCGCCACGGCGCATCGGGACGATTGATGACAACAAGAGCAAAACCGATGGACGACAAGATCGACGCGCCGCCATGGGGCGGGCTGAGGGTGGAGGTGCTGGGTGTCCTGGCGCACGGGCGGCCCATGCGGTCTGTGGAGCTGCTGGCCGGCCTGCTGGGCGTGCTGAATGCGGCCACGCCATCGCTGCACTGGGATCACAGCAGCGTTGCCGTAGCGTTGCGCTCGGAAGTGGCTGTGCTGGTGCTGGCTGGGGTTGTGGCGGTTGAGCGCGACTACTCGGAGGATGCTGCACCCAGCTCAGTGGTGATCCGCCTTGTCGGCCGGGGGGGTGCATGACCGACGCCATCAAGCCAAAGGCGTCCCGCCGCGGGCGTCCACCGAAGGACACGGGGAAGATTTTCAGCAGCGACACATCCATCTTCGCCAGCGACCGTCAGGACCGTGACATGCGGGCAGCGCTGAAGCGCATCGTCGAAGTCGGCACGGGATCGCGCGCAACGGTCGGACAGCGCATGGTGGCGGCCCGCAAAGGGTGGGGACTGTCGCAAGAGGTGGCGGCCGGATACCTGGGCTACGAAACCGGCGCCCAGTTGTCCATGATCGAGCGCGGCACCAAGCCAATCCCTTCGCACACGCTCTGTGCCGCAGCGAGGCTCTACAACGTCAGCGGGGATTACCTGCTGGGGTTGACTGACTCACCCGAGGTGGACGCCCGAGGAAGCCGGTCAGCAGAAGCCGTGCGGCGGATGCACTACACGCTGACCGGGATTGCCGCAGTGTTCCACGACGTGATTGATCGGTCCCTGGGGCCGGTGGACTCGATTGCGGCCCTGGGTACGCTGGTCCCTGCAGCGGAGTCAATCTCATCTGCCATGGCCCGCTTCAGCACGGCGAACAAAAAAACTTTTTTGGACATGCCGGGCGGTGCCACGGTCGTCGTGAAGCTCCGGGAGCTTGACGATGCGGTGGCTACGGCTGTTGCCGTGCTCAAGCGGGCGCGGGCGATGGACGCGATCAAGCTGCACGAGATCGAGCGGACACGGCAAAAAATTGATGCGCAGTTGCACGATGGCGGGGCGATAGATGGCATATCAGGCTATCACGCAATGACTGACGGCAATTCATCTGACGAAATGGGAGCCTGAATGACAAACTCAAAGGGGCGTTCGTCGCGTGATGCACGCGCAATGCTGGCCGGTACAGCGGCGACGCTGACGATGATCGACCGGGCGAAGGCAGCGGCCGAAGCGAGCGTGTCGGCATCGCCGGGGTACGAACGCCTGACGCCTGAGCAGCTTGCGCTTGATCGGCGGTCCTACGAATTCGGGAAGCTGGCCGGTCTTGCCGAGGCAGTGCAGGCCATCAAAGAATTCGAGTACGTGCCTGGGCGTGGTCGGGGCGGGTCCATCCCGACTGCTGACATTGCACAAGAGACGGCCGCCTATGTGGCCACGCCGCGCGCTGCGGCCCTGGTCGGGCGGTCGGTGTCGTGCCTCAACAAGTGGTCATTCTTGAGCGGGTCGCCGTGCAAAACGGTGATCCCGTACTCGGACCCGAGCAATAACCGGCTGCTGCTGTGGAAAGTCGATGAACTGCGCGCCTACCTGACGCGCAACGCTGCGGCGGCGCCAGTGCGCGAAGTCGAGCCGCGCGACCTCTACCGCAAGCGGCGCGATGAACGTCGTGAGCGGGAGCGCGGCGGGACCGCGGCGGCAAAGTTGGGGTTTTGACGTGCAGCGGGCAACTGAGGCCATGATGACCTCAGTTGCCTTCAGCTCAGGATCACGGCGGGAATACCGCTGCAAACCCAGCTTCTTCGCGGAATATCCGACCAAGCTCCGCATCGCCAGCGCCTGCGCGGTAGGCACTGGCGAGGCCCGCGTAGATGCGGGCAAACTTCCCGCGCTGGGCACACAGGATTGCGACCTCATGGCGCGGCATTGCCTGCAGGTCAATCAGCCTGGAGACTGCTTCATCGTCAAGGTCGTGCTGCGGGTGTTCGCCATTTTCCTCAATGACGGCTTCAAGGGCCGCAATGACAGACCGGCGCTGCAGCTCCCATGTCGTTGGATCGCCGTGCGGAATCAGGCCGGACGGGAACCCCGCCCCGAGTTGCGTCACGGCCGCGGCAAGATCGGCGCGCAGCATCGACAGGTAGGCGGCACGGCCGCCAAAGGCTGCAATCAGCTCTGTTTCTGAGATGCGGGATGGTTTCATTCTTGCGGGTGGTTGGCTTGCAGCAGCACCGCGGCGCGATGCTCTTGCAAGCCCCTTGCGGGGCTGGGTCAGTCGTCATTACCCATAGCTGCGATCGCCTGGGCCGTGGTGCGGCGGTTCTCGAACGACTGGAGAAGATTCTGCTTCTCGTTGATGCGGTCGCCAGCCGGCGACGTGAACGCCAGAAATCTGGCCTTCACGTCGTTGTACGCGCCGGGGATGTTCAGCCCCGTGCGACCGCTTGACACTGCGGTGCCGATCTTCCCGGCTGCTTCAAGTTCGGCAACTTCCCGGACAAACCGAAAGAACTGCCCTTCCAGCGTGATCGACTCAAGCGGGCGGGTGTTTTTCCAGTCCGCGCGCCGGTACTCGTTGCGTGCCGCGACAACTGCGGCGGCGGCAGTGCGCAGCATGTCGGCGACGTGCTGCCCGCACTGTTCGTGCAGTGGGGTGCCGCTGTGACGGTACGGGGCGGTGAGTGCTGCTACGGGGGTCATTGATGGCGGCCCGTCAGATGCTCAGGATGGCGTTTGCGGCGATGTATCGCTCAAGGCTGGCAATGAGGCTCTGACGCTGTTCCACCCATGCGCCTTCGTCTTCTTGGCCAAAGTGCGCATCAAAGAACTCTTTGTCCGCTGACGTCATGCGGGCGTTGTCTGCAGCAAACCCGCTTGCAAGGCGGGAGCGAGCTGATAGCAGGACATCCTTCAGGGTGTCGAGATAGCCGGCGCGGCTGCCGAACTCAAGAGTCAGCGCCTCGTCTGATCGACGGAAGCGGGCTAGCGGATCTTCTCGCACTACGGCGAATCGGTACCCGATGCCGTCTTCGTCGGTGATGCGGCCCATCTTGTCGCCGTAGACCACGATCCGGTCATTTTCGGCCGGCTCATCGGTCAGCGTCAGGCCGCTGGTGGTGTCGAAGCCGTCGAACGTAACGCCGGCCTCATCTGCAGTCCGGGAGACTTCAGCGGCGATGTCCTGGCCATCTGGAACTATGGCGATCATCATGTCGGAGGCAGTGGCGATGGTGTAGGTTTTCATGGGGATTCCTTGTGGATGTGGTCAGGCGGTCAGGCGGTGCGGGCAGCGACTCGGCACAGGTTTTCCGTGCTCATGGCCGCGTAGAACTTGTCGGCGAACTCAAATGTCTTGCCGAACCGGTGCGCCAGTTCGCCGATGACTTCAGCGCGGCTGCGGATGACGATTGCCGGTGCGACGTGTCCGCGCGGCTCGCCTTCGCCGCAGAACTGGCGGATGAAGCCGTCTGCGCACAGGGCAACCACATTGCCGAGTTCGTCGAACCCGTATGCCAGCCGATCCTTGATCACGCGGATCTGCTTCACGCGGTTCGTGCGCACCAGCTCGCTGTCGGCGCCAAGGGCGGCGGCGATGACTCGCACGCCGTTGGCGGCGGCCACGGCCATGAAATCGGCGATTGCTGCGGTGGTTTTTGCGGTGCGTTGCATGTCAGTTCCTGCTGGTGAGTTGGTGTCTAATTATGTACTCCGAAATTACGCACCGTCAACAGGTGCAGTGGAGTTTTTTTCAAGCTCGCACAGCCAGCGCATGAAAAGCTCAGGCGATCCAACGCGGTCCCATTGCGCTTTTGCGAAGAGCGGGACGCGGATCTGCACGCGCGTGGTGGCGGTCTCGCCGTGGATGGGCGGACGGCCGCGCCCGCGCTTGATGGGGGTGGGGATGGGCTGGGGCGTCATGTGGAGTTCTTGGCGGGTTGCGGGTGCGCCATTTTATGACTCCGAAAACAATCGGGCAATGTGCATCTTTGTGAAGCTCCCCTTTTATGGGGAGCTTCCGGCCGCAGGAATCACCAGGGTAGCGGCTGCGCCAATCTAGGTGGTGTTCTGGTACCATATCGGCGTCTTGACGCAGGGATTGGCCTCCTACACTGTCGAGATGCAGACGAGTCCATTGGGCCGTCGTGTACCTCTTCGATGAGGGGTCTGGGGGCCAATCCCAGACGCACGACGGCCCAATGGGCTTTTTGCGTTCTGCGGCAAGTTCATTCACCCGGCAGGAGCCGGGCCACATTGGCCGTGGAGTCATCTTGAGCAATCTCACCACCCCTTCCCGTGGCGCGTCCACACGCACCTTCACCTTTCACCTGAGCGAGACGGCGAGCTTCACCGTCCGCGCCATCCTCGACGATGCGGGTGATCCTTGGTTCGTGGCCGCCGATGTGTGCCACGCGCTTTCCATCGAGAACAGCCGGGACGCTGTTTCCCGGCTGGATTTGGATGATGTCGGTACTACCGACATCATCGACAGCATGGGTCGGAGGCAGTCTGCCACCACCATCAACGAGTCCGGCCTGTACTCGCTGATCCTTGTCAGCCGCAAGCCGGAGGCCAAGCCGTTCAAGCGGTGGGTCACGTCCGAGGTGCTGCCGGCCATCCGCAAGACTGGCCGCTACCAGCAGATTGCCACACCCGTTGAGCTGTCGCGCATAGAGATCCTGCGGCTTGCAATGGAGTCCGAAGAGGCGAAGTTGAAGGCGGAAGCCGAGAGAGACGAGGCCATCCGCACAAAGGCCATGATCGGATCGAAGCGCGAGGCCACGGCCATGAACACGGCCGCACGCGCCACCAGGGAGGCGGAACGGCTTCGCGAAGAGCTGGGGGCCAGCCAGCGGCACGCCACGGTTGCCGCCGTCGAACGGGCGTTGAAGAAGACACTCGACTGGGTGCCGCTGCGCCGCTGGTGCAAGGTGGCCGGGCTGTCGGCCGTTGAGGTGCCTGATGCTCGATTCGGCACGGTGAAGGCGTGGCCGGCAGCGGCCTGGAAGGCCGTCTACGGGGTCGATCTGCCCGGCATGTTCGGCAAGTCGGCCGGGTGACCGCCTGCAACGACCAAGCCCGCAAGCCCAGACAGGCGGGCGCCCAGCGCGTCAAAGGCGCGCGCCTGATCGGCTTCGCGCCGGTCCCGGATGTATGTGCGCCGAATCCGGCTTTCGATTTGATGGTTAAGACATTCGTCGATCACGTCGCCGTTGACGCCAAGCGCGGCCATGATTGACGCGGCGGTGCGGCGCAAGTCGTGCGGGGTCCATCGCCCGCCAGGGAGGATCAGCGCGCCCACGGCTTTCGTCCGGCCCTTGATTTGCTGGTCTGCCGTGCGCTGGCGGTCACCAAGCTGCTTCGCGAAGGTCTTGGCGTCCAGTGGGGCACTGCCGGCACTGTTTGCGAACACCCATGGCCCTTCATCTCGCATTCCGCGCAGCATCTTGAAAATCAATACTGCAAACGGCGAGAGGTGGACGGTGTGATCCCGGCCGCTTTTCGTGTCCGGGATGTACCAGGACCGCCCCGGCAGATCGACAAAGCCGCACTTCGACCCGACACCATCGGCCAGCGCCACCAGCGCGGCGCGGTCGGTCGCAAGGTCCGCCCACGCGGCGCCCATGACTTCGCCAACGCGACAGCCAGTTGCCAGCGTCACCCAGACCGCAAGCACGCTGCGCGGACTCATGCGGGCCGCTGGCAACTGCTGCGCCAGCGCCTGAATCTCTTCTGTGGACAGGGCGCGCTCGCGCTCGGTCGAAGTCCCCACGATCCGCGACTTCTTCAGCGTAGCCATGGGGTTGATGGTGATCAGCTCGCGGTCAAGCCCGAAGGCCAGCATCTGCCGCAGATCAGCGAAAATCATCTGTGCCGTGCGCTGCTTCCCGGCCGTCACCTGCGCGTCTATCACCCGCAGTACGTCGGCGCGTCCGACTGCTTCAGCGGCCATGTCGCCGATGATCGGGAACACGTGGCGCCGGAACGTGTCGCCAGCCAGCGCGCCCGAGTCGCGCCGGCCCGTACTGTCGCCATTGGGCAGGGAGCGCCGGACCAGTTCCACGTCCCGCCATCGGTCGAACAGGTCGCGCACGGTGATTCGTCGGCGCTGCTCCTCATCCTGCGCAGCCTGGGCGGCATCGGCGGCGGCCCGAGCCTGTTCTGCGCGCAGTACGGGGTCTACGCCATCAAGCACGGCCGCCCGCAATCGAGCAGCGCGGCGCTCTGCCTCTTCCAGCGCGGCATCGGGGAAGCCGATCAGACCCGCTGCGTCATCAGCCCATAGCCACACGCGCACCTGCTTCCCGGTCTCCGGGGATGCGTACCGGTACAGCCAGTGCAGGCCCGCATTCGTGCAGCGCAAGTACAGCCCCTTTCCCGCGCGCAGTTCATCGCGCGGCTGCGCTGACTTCGCCCACGCGCGCACTTCTGCGTGTCGCACGCTGACCTTGTGCCGGGTTCCTGCTTCGATGCCCATGGTGTTCCTGTGGTGTTGTGGCGGCGCCACCCTACTATCGGCAGGAGCTGCGGGCAATTCAGAGGCAATTCGTCCGTAGATTCGGCTGTAAACCTGTGGCGAGCCGTGGACAAATTTTGAGCTAAGTCCTTGATTTACAAGGAGTCCACCCAGGTCGGTGTGGACGTGGCCGGCGGGTTGTGATTGCCTAGCCACATAAATGGGGTGCAAGGGGTCGTGAGTTCGAATCCCACCGTCCCGACCAATGAAATCAAGGGGTTACAGCTCAAAAGGCTGTAACCCCTTGGCCTTTTCAGGCGGTGCCAGTGCTGCGGAGGCAATTCGCGGGCAACTCGGCATCCACGGGCAGCCGTTCGAGCTGTGAGCGGCGGATGCGCGTCATGCCGCCCAGCTTCGTGAAGCTCACGCGCCCCTGCTGGCGCATCTTGTACAGCCACGACTTGCTGACACCGAGTAGCGCCATGGCTTGCGGCAAGGTAAGTAGTGGGTCATCCAGCACCAACATCGACGGCCCCTTCAATTGCGGCAAGCCGGTATTCAGTGAACGGCAGACCAGTCGGCCCGATGCTGGTGCGCCGCTGGATTTCGCCAGAATCAGCCATCGCTGGAGCATAGGCCGGCTGTGCGCCGTGGCGCCGCAGTGCGGTAGCGCAAGCCCAGCCAGCGAGGTCGAAAAGCACTTCAAGGATGCGCAGTTGTGCGGAGGTCATGACGGTTCCTTCGGTTGCATCTCCCAGTACACCGACCGACCATCGGCCCGTGTCCGTGCGCCGCACGGGGGGAGTTGAGCGCACGAGTGTGGCGGGTGGCTCCCTGCGCACGGCAGGCAGGATTTCCCCGGCCGCGCTTCGTACCGGATGCCGCCGACCATGGCCACGTCGCCGGAAAATCGCTGTTCAGTGGTGGACACGGGGGCGCCCCTTCACCAGCTTGCGCCGGACTTGCTTGTGCGTGCCGCGCCCGGTGCGCCGCGACTTGCGCCAGGGGTTGTCGCCGCCGCCCATGCTGGGCAGCGACACAGGCTCTCCTGCTGACGACACCCATGCGCCAATCCCTGCCGCCATGGATACCAGCATCGCGCCGAACTTTTTTCCGATTCCTATCATGGTGTCACTCGCTGTTTGCCGAGCGAACCGCAAAATTCGCGGCCTCGATCCGGCGTTCGTACCAAGCAGCAGCCGCCCGGTGGGTTCTGGCATTCGCCGAGTAGGCGGCGGCAATCTGGAGCTGGCGATCCCGTGCGTGCTCAAGTCGGCGGACGCGCAACTCAAGCGCCCACACCTGCACCGCGCGCAGCAAGTCAGCCATTCGCGCCCCCTTGCGGCTCTTCGACGAAGCCGGCCAGCGCGTCGATCATGCTCACGATCCGGTCACGCAGTTCGTTGCCCTCGCCCGGTCCAGGCGTTGTATTGCCTGCAGTGGCGGCGAGTTCGTCGCCGTCGGTATAGGGGAACATGCGGACGAACAAGTGCTCATGCACCGCGCGCAAGCGGTGGTTATCGGCATCCTGCACGGATGCCAGCCGGGTTACCTCTGCTGCCAGCATCTTCAGCACCTGACGGACGGCCTGTTCTGGGTCATTCGTCATTAGCACCTGCCCGAGGTTGCGCGCCGCCAGCGCTTCGGCGTCGGCAGCCAACACGCACAGCCGTGTCATGTGCGCGGATGGGCGACCGGCGACCAGCTTCACCGCGCGCGGCAGCGTAATCGAAGCCTCTTCGTCGATCATTCCGCCGATGAATTCCGCATCGTCCGGGTAGAGGCAGCAAAGGGACTCTTCGATGCCGCGTCGCATGACGCCGGTGCAGACTTCGAGCCGCGCAACATCGCGGTGGCTTTGATCAAGGGCGGCTTCAAGGGCCGCAACGCGGGCACGGAGAACCGCTGAACTGCCAAGCTCGGCTTGGATGTCGTGGATGGTCATGCCTGCGGCCTCACGGTGACGGACTGGACGCTGACCAGATCGGCCAGCGGGTTTGTGCGCCGCACGCTCAGGAGTACGGCCGCGGGGTTGCTGTCAATCCCGGCCCACGTCAGGCCCGCACCTTCGTCGCGGATCGTGTACGTCGCCCAGCCTGCAAGCGCTGCTGGCACCTCGAACCCCATGAGGCGCACTGCCGCACCCAGCGCATCTGTCGCATCAATCTGCGCTCCGAAAGTGGGCGAGATCCAGCGGGCGTAGGCCATGGCGATCGACCGCACTGCGCGCGTGCCGCCTTTGCTGGATGACCGGATCGCCGCGGGGTTCCCTGCTTCGGACGCCAGCGCCGCTCGACCGGCTGGCGAGCGGCGAAACTCGGACGGCATCACGGTGACGCCGGGGACCAGCCCGGCTTCCTGTGCCGCGATGAGTATTTCATTGAGCCAGTACCGGCCCTGCTTGTTCGCCAGGAATGTTCTTCCGGCGAAGGTAATTGGCGCGGGTTCTCCGCTATGGTCATCCATGTGCTACCCCCAATTTTTCGGGGTCCGGTCTGTGGTAATGCACTAATTATGCGTGGCTTTTCGCATTTGGGCAGAGATGGGTGAACAAATCACCGTTCACGGCGGCATCAAGCGCGGAAAACCTGCGCATTACGACGCGCATTGCGCTGGCAAGATGCGGGCATGAGTGAAGAAATCCCCGCACCGAAAGAGCCTACGCCACGCAAGCAGAGACCGCGGGCAAGCAGAGAAGAGCGCGATGCCGCGCGCCGCGCAGAGGCGGCGCGCGAGTTGCCGGCGCAAGAGCCGCAGTCTGGCGATGACCCGAAGCTGATCCCTGGCCGAGTGGATGCTGCCCCGGTGGCTGGCGTCGCACCGTCCGTGCCGGCCGACCCGATGGCTGTCACGCACGCGATGATCGGTAGCATCGCCGCGGGTGTGCCGGTGACGCCCGACGACGTGGCCGCTGTGCGCCGCGCGGGCGCTACGCTTCTGCCGGTGTTCGAAGAGCACTTCGCCCGGTACATCGCCCTGGGGTACAACTGGAGCGAGTCCTACCGCCGCGCCGGGCGCGAGGTCGATCCCGAGATGCTGGCCGTGCTGTCGGGGAGCCAGATCAACGACAAGTCCAAGACGCTGGCGGTCATGCCGCGGGTGCGCGAGCGCGTCAGAGCGATCCAAGAGCAAGCCGCAGCAGAGACCGGCGTGACCACGGCGCTGGTCCTGGGCGCGTACATGGACATTGCCACCGCCGACCCGCGCGAGCTGGCGACGTTCGAGCGCGTGGCGTGTCGGCACTGCCACGACCGCCAGCACCGCTACCAGTTCACGCCCGCGGAGATGCGCAAGGCTCAGGAAGTCCACGACAAGGCGACCGCCAAGAACCCGGTCCCATTCGATACACAGGGCGGCCCGTACTACGACGGCAGGCGCGAGCCTAACGACGACTGCCCCGAGTGCTTCGGGCACGGCATCCTGCAGCACCGCATCGGCGACTTGAACAAAATCGGCCGCAAAGGTCTGGCGCTGCTGGCCGGAGCGAAGCGCACGAAAGAGGGGCTTGAGGTGTCCATGCACGACCGCGCGGCGGCGTGGGACAAGCTCGCCAAGCACATCGGGTTCTACGAGGCAGACAAGCCGCCGCCACCGGTCATTGCCATGGATGCGCGGGCACTGGACGCCGTCTACGAAGACGCCAAGGCGCAGGCCCGCAAGGGGTTCAGCGACACGCAAGGGCGCATGGAGCGCGTCATGGCGCTGCTTGAGGATCGGCGGGCGTCGGCGGAGCTTGACGGGGGCGAGCCGGCATGAGCCGGGTGAAAAGCAGCGCACTTCGGCTGCTTGATGACCCGTCCTACGCGCCGTTCGTCGCGCGCTACGTCATGGACCTGCCGCGCTTCGCCGCGGAGGTCTGCGGGCGCCCGCCGACATGGCAGCAACTGCTTTTTTATGATTCGGTGCAGGGGATCGGGTCGCGCACGTCCGTGTCTTCCGGGCACGGTACGGGCAAGACCGATGCCGCGGCAATCGTGCTGCTGTGGCACCTGACTTGCTACCGCTACAGCAACACGATTCTGTCCGGCCCGAAGCTGGAGGTGGTCCTGTCTGGCGTGCGCAAGTACGTCGCCGACCATGTGGAGCGGATGAAAGAAGGCCCGTTCGCGTGGCTGGCCGGGAACATCACCGTGGCCCGCAAGTCGATCTACATCAAGGGCTATCAGTCGCAGTGGTGGGCGACGGCAAAGACAGCGCCGGCCGGAAAGCCGGAGGCAATGGCGGGCGAGCACCGCAAGTACCTGCTGTGGCTGATCGACGAAGCATCGGGCGTTGACGATGCCGTCATGGGGATCATCCTGGGGTCGCTGACCGAGGATTGGAACCGCATCGCGCTGATGTCGCAGCCAACGCGGGCCGGTGGCTTTTTCTACGAGACGCACCATGCCATGAGTGCGCACCGCGGCGGGGTGTGGAACTCGATTCGCATGAGTAGCGAAGAAAGCCCGCTGGTCAACGACGGGTTCATCGTCGAGAAGCTGTTGCAGTACGGCGGGCGCGAAGACCCTCAGTACAAGATCAAGGTGCGGGGCGACTTCCCCGACAAGCTGGACGGGCAGCTCTTGAGCCGCCCTGAGCTGGAATCCTGCATCGGCCGCCAGAACTGCATCCCTGCCGGGGCGCCGTGGGGCTGGCTGGTGCTGGTGGACGTTGCCGCCGGCGAGTACCGGGACAAGTCCGTGATCATCTTGGCCAAGGTTTACGGCAGCGGGGCATCCCACGAGCGCGAGCCGCGGCGGATGCACATCACTCGGTTTGCCGAGGTCTCGAACAGCATCCAGCCGCGCGAGCTGATCGGCCGCGTGACAGAAGAGGCACGCCGCCTTTCGAACGCCACCGTCGCAGTGGACTGCGGCGGCCTGGGGCTGGTGGTCTACAAGTCGCTGGTGGATGTCGGTCTGCCGAACGTCGTGAAAGTGCTTTGGGGGCGTGACTGCTGGCGCAAGGAGCTGGCCGAGCAGTACGCAAACCAGCGGTCGCAGGCGATGGTGTGCGCCGCGAAGGCCGCCCGAGCCGGGCACCTGTCCATTGCCGCTGACGCCTTCCCTGACACAAAGACGCGCTCCGAATTCCTGGATCAGCACCGCGTGCCATACCGCTTCGATGACCGCGCCCGCTACCGGATCGAGTCGAAGGGGTCGGCGGAGTGGGAGGGCATCCCTTCCCCCGACATGTTCGATGGCGTGTCGTTCGGGTTCCTTGAGGGGGTCATCCCGACAGTGAGCGATGCCGCCCTAGACGGCGAGGCTCCAGCCGAACGCCGCGTTGACGCGATGGAAAGCGCACTGCTGGCCGCCATCGGGTGACTCTGCGGTTCGTGGAAAAAAACCGCATAAAGTACAACAAAATGCGCTCATAATTGCCAGCATGGACCAGAAAACACCCGCATTACTAGCGCATGAATGGGTCATCACCAGCGCGCGAAGGATGGAGCGCGAGCGGTGGGCATGGCTGGCGCACTGGGTCATTGAGCACGGAGAGGCTGACTGCCTTGGGGTCTGCCTTGTGACCGAGTTCGCTGGGAAGTTCAGCTTTGTCATGAAGTCCCCCGTGCCTGACGTGCGGCGCTGCAAGGATTTGGGTATCGCCCTGGGTGAGATGCATCGCCGGGGCTGGCTGGTGCGAACGAAGTCAGGCATCGGCGGAATTGACCGCACGCCCGGCGTTCCGCGCTGGCGGTACGTGTACCGGGCATCAGAAACCATTGAACAGATTTTTCAGTCATGAAGCAGTCACTATGCGCATACCTGATGGACCGTCGCGACGAACTCGCGCACTGGTCCGGCCTGAACTGGCGTTCCGGCGAATTGCAGGTGGTCCCGGCCGATGCTGCGCCAGCGGAGAAAATCGCGTTGCGCCGGGCCGTCGAGTACGGCCGGATGATGGCCTTGGACGATGCGCTGACCGAGGCGCTGGCCGGCACTATTCGCGCTGAAGACCCGCGGGAGATGACGGCGGCAGGCGGGCACTGGTCCCGCCTGATGTGGCGCTCTGCTGGCGTGCTGGCGTTCGGCGCATTGTCGCTGGCCGTCGTGCAGGATCTGTCTGCCACCGACTCGGCAGCATCTGCGCGAGCGCGTGAGCTGGCGATGGACTGGGCCGATCTGGGCCGCGTGTCGATCAGTACCCTGTCCTGCCGGCGCCCCGATGACGCCGGCAATGTCCGGTGTGAGGCGTACCTGTCCAACGGGGCCGCCGTGTCGCTGCAGTGCCGCACGCGCTGGCTGCCTGTGCCGCCGCGCTGCGCACGGGATGACGGGCAATGATCAACCCGACCTGCCCCTACTGCAGCCGCCGCGCGGTGATCGTTGGCGGCGACTTGCTCTACCGCGGTCGGACGGATCTGGCGCACCTGAATTTCTGGGTGTGCGCGCCGTGTCAGGCGTCCGTTGGCTGCCACAAGGCCGGCACATGGATCGAGGGCGCAGACGGGCGCCGCATCTACAGCCATGGCGCGCACCCGCTGGGGACGCTTGCAAACGCGAACCTGCGCGCCCTTCGGTCAGCCGCGCACACCGCGATCGACTGGCGTTGGCGTGGCGCAGCGGACCCGCGGGCCGCACGAAAGCTGATCTACCAGTGGCTCGCCCGGCAGATGCACCTCCCCGTGCATGACTGCCACATCGGCGGGTTCAACGAAGCGCAGTGCCTACGGGCAATTCGGATCGGGTCGCACAGCGCAGAGCCGATCTAGACAACGGGCAAAGACCCAAAACGAAGGAAGCATGATGGCAGTTCTGACAATGGAGTCTCGCAGCAATCTGGCTGCGCCGAACCAGCGTGCGGGGTTCCCGGTCGGGTACAAATTCCCGCTCTTCAAGGCGATCGAGTCGGATGAGGTCCGGGCTGACCCGCTGACACCTGACGCGCTCGCAGAAATCGTCCGGCAGGCCGATGCGGCGCAGGCGATGTACGCGGAGATGATGCCTGCACCGCTGCTGGCGTCCGGCAATGCCAGCCTGCGCGCGCACGTCCTGGCGCTTGCGGCGCTGGCCCGTGCTTGGCAGCCGGAAGCCGCATCCCCCGAAGAGCTGCGCATCATCCGCGCTGCGGAAGGGGCTGCGTCGTGAAGCCGGTCCAGTCGATCACGAAAGAGCAGCGGGCCGCGATGCAGCACGCACTTTCCGCCGGCAAGTGGGCGGACGACACACACCCGGCGACGAAACAAAGTCTGGTCGCGCGGCGGCTGGCCACTCGCACGGGCAGGCTCACGAAAACCGGTCTGAAGCGGCTGGCCGTAAAGCCTGGGCGCCAGCCAAGCCACGCCCGACTGATGCGGGAGGCTGAAGCCGAGCGCCGGCAGTTGGCGCTTGACCTTGTTCAGGGAACGTGACCATGGGCGCGCTTTCACCGCTCATGAAGAAAGACTTTTTGTCTCGACTGCTGATGAAGCAGGTAGACGCATCGCGCGCGGCAAGTTCTGGTGCGCGGACTGCGGAGCGCAAGGCAAAGGCGATGCAGGCGTATTCGTGCCACTCGTGCGGGGATCTGCATCACGGAGAAGATGACGCGGCCAGTTGCTGCGACCCGATAGAGATTGAGGCGTATCAGTGTGGCCGATGCGACCGCCTGTACCGAGACCGAGATAGGGCCGAAAAATGCTGCGTCGGCCGAAAGCCCACCCAGTCGGAGATGTCCGCCCTGATGTCCGCCCTGAAGAGTCCTGCGGCGCCAACGCTGCGCGCCGTCGAGTGCCCAGTGTGCGGCGATGAATTCGGAGAGGAGGGTACGGACGCCGGGAACGAAGGGTGGCCCTACGCCGCACGGTGTTGCCTGGGCGCGGACCTTTCGCCAGCGCAGACATGGGAGCTGGCCCGGCTGGTCCGGTACGGGCGACTCGAATGGACCGAGGCTATCGACCGGGTTGCAGGGGGTGCGCCGTGACCGACCCCAAGGGAGACGCCGCATTCCGGCACCTGGAAGAGCTGGTTGCCTCTGCGGAGAAGCCGGTGAAGAAGAAGCGGGTTTTGACGCCAGAGCAGCGGGAGCGGCATCGGGAGCGGGATCGGGAGCGGAAGCGGAGCAAAAGCATGGTGCCGGAGCAGCGGGAGCTGCATCGGAAGCGGGCGCTGGAGTGGTACAAAAACATGCCGCCGGAGCGGCTGGAGCAATATCGGGAGCGGCGGCGGGTGGCTAGTCTTTTTGCCAATGAGCGGGCCGGCGTAGCCGTTGACCCGGAACTGTTCGCAATCAACCAAGCGATTCTCTACGCTGCGATCTGCAGGGTTTCCCGCGACATCACGGCCGCCTGCCCCGAACCGATGCGCAGCAGGTTACAGGCTTTGATCGACACGATCAAAGCAGACCCAGCCGCAGGAAAGCCACTTACCGCACTGCTTTACCGAATGCGCGAAGTACGAAAACTTGAACTGGCCGAACAGCAATTGCAGGCCGAAACACCATCTGACCACCACCAAGAGGAAGAAGCATGACCGACACGAAGAGCAATGGCGCTGCAGCGAGCACAGGGCGCAAGAAGATCACCCGCAGCACGTCAGGGATGCGCGACATCATGTTCGACACGCTGGAAAAGTTCTTGAACGGCGAGGTGGACGCGAACCACGTCGGCGCGGTCAATAAAACCGTGGCGACGATCTGCCAAACGGTCGGCATGGATCTGGCCGCAAGCAAGTTGCTTTCTGACATGCGTAAGTCCGGCGAGCTGATCCCGCCCGGGGCGCCGAAATCCGTGGCGGACCTGAACTTGAACTTGATGTTGAGCGAGCCGAAGAAGTCGCCGTAGTGGTGCGACGGCCTCACGCTGGCCGTTTGTGCCGAGATGCCAAATTTATGCGGCATTGCTATTGCATTGAGTGCGCATAGCGTGCATGATTTCTATCCAAGGAGAAAAATCATGGCGTACTTGATACAGACTCAGAACGAGGACGGGGCGCGAACCACGGTAGGCGTGGCACAAACCCCCGTTGAAGCGGGCGTGCTGGCAAAAGAGCCGGGCCGCATCGTCACCCGGCTTGGCTGGGGTGGCGGCGAGGTCGTGCGGCACTCCCGCGAGCCACATTGGGGCGGGTCCGTGCGGGTGACCGGGTTCCGGTCGCCCTGCGGGCATCGGGCCGCCGCGCTGGACGAGATTCCGGCCGATGCGTTCGTCGTCGCGGAAGCGATCCGCGCTGCAGGCGGCGCGCTTGCTGGCGGGGCACGCTGATGCCGATCAACTACACCCCCGACGCCCGGCGCGTCACCCGTGCTGACGGCTTGCGGGAACTGGCCGGCACGGCACGGTACAACCCGTTCGATGCCGGGGCCGCCAAGATTGTTGTCAGTGCGGCCGATGCGCAGGTTGAGTCCCCCGCGCAGGCGTGGCGGCGCCAGAACAGCGAGCTGGCCGGGTGGATCGACCGGAACGCCTACGCAGGCGACACCACTGCGCTGCGCTGTGTGCGCCAGCTCGAACAGCGCGGCACGGTGGACGAATTCGACACCAAGGCCGTCGCGCGCCGCATCGCCCGAGGGTTTGGGGTCGATGCCGCAAAGCCCGCGGCCACCCACGTTGACACGGGGGCGCTCAAGGTGTCCCTGCTGCGCGCACAAGGGCGCGGCGAACAGTGGCCGTCGCTGTCGCTGGACACGTTCACATTCACCCTGGCGGCCGACACGGCGCGCTGGCCGGGTGCGGTCTACGTGAAGGACGCCAAGAGTGGCACGTACCTCGGGCGGATCGTGGACGGGCAGTTTGTCCGCATGGATGCCTGCAGCGACGATCAGGCCGCGCGCGTGGCCATTGCTGCCGCAGACCCGGCCGCTTCTGCCGGCGCCTACGGGCGGCTGACAGGCAAGTGTTCGTGCTGCCGCCGAAAGCTCACCGCCGCCGAAAGCATCGGCCGCGCGGTCGGGCCGGTCTGCTGGGAAAAGTATTTCGGCTGATTTTCTGGCTGGTGCCGGATTGCTGCGCCGGCACCAGCAGTGGGGATTCCCACACAACGCAGTGGAGATGCACGATGACGAAAAAGAGTTCGATCAACCTGGGGGCGGTGACGTTCTTCGGCCTGAGCTACCAAGACGGAAGCCGGGGCGCAGAACTGTTCACCGCCCCCGACGGCACGGCGCTGGATGCGTGGTCGTTCGCGCCGCCTGGGCCGTCCGAGGACGGCCGCGCCGGGTGGGTGCCGCCGAACCCCGATGTGGACACGGCCCTGCTGTTCAAGGTCACGCAGGGCCTGTACACCATGCGTGTCCGCATCGACAAGAAGGTGTTGCCGGGTTCTGCCCTTGCCGCCCGCGTTGATTCCGCACTGGCCGAAGAGCTGTACCAGACCGGGCGCAAGCCGGGCGCCAAGCGCAAGCGCGAGATCAAAGAGAACGTGCGTGCCGACATGCTCACGACGGCGTTCGTGTCCACGGGCTTCATCGACCTGCTGGTGTGGCCCGCCGAATCCCTGATCGCCATCGGGTCGGTTTCCAGCGGCGCATTGGACGCGATCATGACGCGGCTGTGTCAGTCGTTCGCCGGCCTTGTCGTGCAGCCAGTCATGCTGCGAGACAACGCCGCGATGGCGATGACCGGATGGGTGCTGAATGGCCCGCCTGACCACTTCGACATTGACGACCGCGGACTTATCGAGGACGGGGACGCGCTGATCAGCTACGACGGCGAGTACATGGGGTCTTCACAGCAGGTCCACGACCGCATCCATGACGGCGGAACCGTCACGAAGCTGGCGATGACGCACGGAACCAAGGTGTCATTCGTCGTGAACCCGATGCTGGCCATGCGAAGCGTGCGCGTGGTCGGCGTTGACGGGGCCGCGGCGGATGTTGACCCCGATGAAGACCGGTACACCACCGATGCGCTGCTGACGGGCACGGCCATCAAGGACGCATTCACGGCCCTGCTTGCTGCGCTGTCCGGCATCGTCGAGTTCGGCGATCCTGCCGAACTCGACGCCGAACAGCTCGCGATCGCTGCATCTATCGTGACCAGCCACGAATCTGCATCGATCGTGCTGCTGCAGCGCGAGATGCACCTAGGCCACATGAAGGCTGTCCGCCTGATGGCTGAACTGGAGCGCGAGGGAGTTGTCTCCGCGCAGGACAACAAGGGGCGCCGTGTGGTGCTCAAGAAAGGCTGATGATGGAAATGAACGTCAAAAACGTGCCCGCATCTGGCGACATGGGGCCGGACTACATCCAGATGGCGATTGACCGATTCGACCAGCGCGCAGCCAGTGCGCAGGCTTTCCTTGAGAGCGGTCTCGGGCAACCCGCTGACCGGATCAAGATGGAGAAGTCTCGCGGCATGGCCGATGCAATCCGCGCCTTGAGTGCGCAGAAAGTGACGCTGCAACACCATATCGCCGACCAGTCCAGCGTGAAGAGCGCCGGCGAGACGCTGCAGCGTATCTGCCACGGGGCCGCGGCCGAAGCCGGCTGGTGGACGGATCTTCACACGGGCGAACCGATGGCGCACCGCCCGCACTTCGTCGGCGAAAAGCTCATGCTGGTGGTCAGCGAGATTGCCGAAGCGATGGAGGGGCACCGCAAGGGGCTGCAGGACGACAAGCTCCCGCATCGCCAGATGATCGAAGTCGAGCTTGCCGATGCCGTCATCCGCATTGCGGATCTTGCGGGCGGGCTGGGCCTGGATCTTGGGGGCGCCATCGAAGAGAAGTTGGCCTTCAACGCGCAGCGCGCGGACCACAAGCCCGAGGCGCGCAAGGCGCTGGGCGGAAAGGCGTACTGAGATGACCAGCGAAGCAATCAAGGCCGTAGTGGACGGTATGGGGTGGGATCTGGACGCGGCGGAAGCCGCTGACATGCTCGCGCTGGCAGCGAAGGCATGGGAGGGAGGGCAGTCGGCCATCCGCGCTGAACTGATGGAGTCGCGCGAACTTCGGGACCATGCGGAATCCCTTGTTCAGCTCCTGGCCATCGTGCAATTGATGGCCAGGACATTAGACCTTGACACGTCGGTGTGCTCCATCAGGCAAGGGAGTGGCGACGGCACTTGGAAGACGCACACGATGGATGAGGTGATCGGCCGGGCATCGAAGCTGCTGGGTATCGACCAGACCAAGACCGAGGCGATGGACAGCAGCGCGGTGGTGCATTGATGGCCGCGCAACCTGGACCAGATGCCACGCTGTTCGGCGCAGACGGCGGGCCGGCATTCCCGAACGAGTGCGCGGACACCGCCCACGGCCGCGCCGGGATGTCCCTGCGCGACTACTTCGCCACGCATTGCGACATCGGCGACATGGAGCAACTTAGCCTTTCCGCTGGGGTGACATTGCTCGGCCCCGAGCACCCGCCAGCCACGGAGATGATGGGCAAATTGCGCTGGTGGGCGGACTACCGCGCCGCCCTGCGGTACATGGAAGCTGACGCGATGCTCAAAGCGCGCGAGAAGGGCGGTGCGGCATGACGCCGCAACGGAAGGCTCTGGACGACCACAAAACCGCCTGCCGAGACATCGAACTCACCGAGGCAGCCATAACGCTCCTTGAGCGGGTCACAGGGTCACAGCGGGCGGTGGCTGCGCTCAAGCGCAGCCAGCACAGGCACCTTGCCCGGCTGGACGCCGCCGCTGAAAAGCTGGGTGCGCCCTACCCGAGGCAGGCATGACCTGGGAGTGCCTGGACGGACTCCCCGATGAGGACCACGACTGGAGCCTTCTGGCCGGCGACGAAAGCACCGGCGAAGGCGACAGCATGGTGTGCCGCCAGTGCGGCAAAACACGAGAGGCAACGCATGATGAAACACGAGACAGCTACACCGCCCCCGAGTGGGGATAGCCCGCCAGCGGCCTACGTCGTCCGCGGCAACTGCGGACGCGAATGGCGCATACCGGCCGCCGCCGTGCTTGCGGACTACAGGGAGTGCATCAGCGTCATGGATGGGCTTGACGACGCCGAAATGGACGCCTACGCGAAAGAGAATTTCGATCAAGACCAGTGGTGGGAAGAGCAATGTCAGTCGTGGATGTTCGTCGATACCTTTGGGGTGGAAACCGAAAACTCGCACCCCTTGTTCAAGACCAAGCGCGCGTTGGCGAACAACCGCGGCGGGCGGATCTGGCTTGTCCGCACGGAAGGTGGCGCGTCATGACCCGCGACGAACTGGAATTCTCATTCGAGCACGAGGGCCGCACGGTCACGCCAGGGGCGGTGCTGTACGTCCATTCGGACTATCACTGGCTGGCTGGGCCGCGTGGCCGCGTGGAGCGATACCACGGGGACCAAGTGACGCTTCGGACGTGCAACGGCGCCGTGCCGGTCCTGCCGTTGTCCGCACTGTCGTGGGCACCGCACCCCGAGACGCTGGCGATGGAAGAGATGGCCGCGGCCGGCGTAGCGAACCCGAGTCGCCGAGACGTGGCCGTGTGGATGCTGGGCCGCGGCGCGCTCCCACGCTCGGGGTGCGTTACGCCGGATCTTGAGCGGCGTATCCGTCTAGCGATCAACCCAGCCTATGCCGATACGCCGGGCACGGAATCGCACGAGCGGGCCGCGCTGCTGGGGGAGATTGACCGGCTTCGCGCCCTTGTCAATGCGTACAAGTGACGGCATAAAAAAGGTGTTTTCCGCATATCAGGCACCAAAAGATAAATTTATGCGCCAACACTGGACGCAAAACAGCGCATAGAGCGCATAATCTCGGCATCGAAGGAGACAAACGATGCCGATTTCTACCCTTTCACCGCAAATCGCCACCCTGGGCGACGTGTTCATGCGGTGCTGCAGACTCATCGGCGGAACGGCGCCGGCCGGCCGCATCACCCGCGGCGATTTCGCGGCCCGCTACGGCACCGCGGGCGGGATCATGTTCGTGTCCGGCCGTGGCCGTTCGGCCCGCGTGTTCTTCTCGTTCGAGACGCCGCACGGCCCGGTGAAGGCCAGCGCGGAGAACGGCGACGGCACCCGGTGGACGCTGGAATACCCGTTGCCGCATCGCTCGACCGTGGTTGGCCAGCGCATCACCGAGGCGGAGGCCATCGCAGAGGTTTCCCGCGTGGCGGCCCGCATCCGAGCACAGGAGGAGGTGCGCCGTGGTTGACGCCGGCGTGTTCACGATCCGGGGCGTGCTTGTCAGGCAGGAGCGGACGCCGGACAACGCGCTGACGCGGGACTTCACCTGCGCCTACTGCTGCTTCCGCCCGCATTCCTGTGCGCAGGCCGATGAACAGGTCGATGCCGGTGCAGAGCCGTGCCAGTCCGACGCGGGGGTTCTGACGCACTACGTGCGCCACGAAGGTAGCGAGCCATGCGCGCCGTGATCATGGCCGTGCTGGCGGTCGGCCCGGCCGCCGCCGCGCCCGGCTTCGACTGTGCTCGGTGGGAGTCAGGCACACAAGGCTATGTGACCATGGCGACCGGGCTGGGCAAGCAGTCTGCACAGCAGCATGACGCCGGCAACTTCACTGCATCACGCGAGCTGGCGAGACGGCAAGGGCTGTCCCTGCAGTTGGTCCGCCAGCGCGATGCGATCGCACAGCGACAGTGCGTATGGCCATGAGGGCGAGCGCGTACACGACGCTGAAGCAGGCTGAATTGGTGGGCACGATCACGGCCAAGCCGCAGACCATCGCGGAGCTATCCGCCGTGTTCTCGCGCAACGTCGCAAACATGCGCCGCCGCGTCTATCGCCTGCATTCCCTGAACCTTGTCCGTCCCGCTGGATACCGCGGGCACGGCGTCTTATGGGCGCCAGTCGCCAAGCAAGAAAAATGACGCCACGCGCAATGAAATTGCTCTACCTGTCCGGCCCGATGTCCGGGCATCCTGAGATGAATCACCCGGCCTTCCACCACGCGGCCCGCACGCTGTGCGACATGGGGTTCGAGGTCGCAAGCCCTGCAGACATCCCGCCGCCGAACGACGCCCCGACATGGGGCGACTGGATGCGCGAGGCGCTGGCGATGATGCTGGGCTGTGACGCCGTGGCGCTGCTGCCAGGGTGGGAGCATTCGCCGGGCGCCCGCGAAGAACGGCGGGTTGCGTTCGAGATTGTCGGGATGCCCTGTTTCACGCTGGCCGAATGGCTGGCCGGCGAAGCGGAGGCGTGACCATGGCCGGGAACAAGAGGCCGACACGCCGCAAGACCGGGAAGTTCGACTGCATTGCCGCGATGATTCGCGGTATCCCAGTGCGGCAACTGCTGGGGGCCGTCGAGGCCGAACGGTTCCGCAGGACTGAGGGCCGCGCCATTGCTGCAGTCCTGAGCGGCACAGCCTGCAGCGAGGTATTGGCCGGGGTCGAATGCACGCTGATGACCCAGGTAGTGCTGTTCCGCGATGCCGTGCTTCGACCGAACGCCCACGACATTGACGCGGATTCGTGCGCGACTGCGCTGCGGGAGTTGACGGCGACGGCTTCGCCAGTCATTGCCACGCTGCGCGAGCGCCAGCGGGCGACCGGCGAGGTACTGTGCATCGGCGATGAAGAGCGTGCGGCACTTGGAGTGCTCAACGACGTGGCCGGGCTGTCCATAGAGATGCTTCCGCGCTCCATGCACTTGCTGGCGATGAACGATATTCTGCAGCGCGGCTGCACGATCGCCGTCAACGGGGACGGCGAGTGAACGGGCACAACAGCGCCTACAAGCGGGCGACAATGACGACCGGGGAGGAGTACACCCCGAAGCCGGCGTCTGGCGGTCTGTGCAACGACATTTCGTGCATCCGGTGTCACCGACTGGTGCCGGTGAGCGCCACGAAGCCGGACACGGTGTTCCGCTATCAGCGGCGCTGCGCTGACACGGTGGCCTGCAAGCAGGGGCGATCGACTGGGCAGATGCGCACGGGCTGAACCGGTGCCAGTGCGGGCGAGTTCTCGCCCGGCTGCCCGGCATCGTCGCCACCGCCGCATCCGGTCAGCATGATGACCAGCGCGACGGGCACAGCGACAAACACCACCGACCATGCGGCACCCAGAAGCAACGCCACGGCGGCCCGGATCACTGGTCATCCCCCGGCATCGGCACAAGCTGGTTCGGTGCGCAGTAGACCCGTCGTTCCCATCTGTCCTTGCTCTGGGGGTCCGACCCCGACTTGATGGCCGTAGGGAGCCACGACAGGTTCACCACTGCGTCACAGCCGCCGCACGCCAGCGGAATCGTGTGGTCCATCGCCCAGCCTGGGCACGCGCCACCCGTCCGACCGGTGGCCGGGCATGGGTGGGCACGGCGAAACGCCGAAAGCACGTCGCTGCGCCGGCTGATCCGGCCCGAGGCATCCCGCGCCGGCGCGCCGCAGATTCGCACCTCCTGCAGCGGATCGACGGGCACGGCGGCGGCAGGGGCCGGGGCGCACGATGACAAAAACGCGGCGCCGGCCGCGATCAGGCGAATGGTTCTCATGGGGCGATTCTTCCGCGCCAGCCGACCGTAGACACGCAGCAGTTTTCCATGCGGCAAAATAAGCGTCCAATCGGACAACTCGACCGCATAAAACCATGATCATGAAAACTCTCGCCATGCTCGCCACGGCGGCAAGTCTCGCCCTTCAGGGGTGTGCTACAGCCGAAGCATCCGGGCTGGCAGCCCGTGCAATGGCTGGATGCCACTCGACCCGACTGATTGAGCTGGTGGGCGGGAAGTGGTGGGATTCGTCGTCAGCGCGGATCGAGTGCGGCCCGCCCGCGCCAGGGCGCCACGAACTACCGGCCGTCGCCCCCCACTGAGGGCAGCGGAGGCGGCCAAATGCCGCCCGCTCGGACGTGCTTGATCAGTTGCACCTGCAGTTGCCACAGGATCGTTTCCGTGCGCCCCATGGCCCGGTGTGACGGAGAGCCGACAGGGCTTTCGTATCGCTGCCAGTTGCGCGGCTGCACGCCGATCAACGCCGCCGCTTCTGACGTGCGTAGGCGCAACTCCCTGCGCTGCGCCCGCAGCTCTTCCGGGGTGATCAGTGGCTGGATTTCTGTCAAGTGCGGCGAGATTCCCATCCCGCGATTCTGACACTGCGCACCCAGTGTATGGCGAGGCAAGACGCCAGCTTTCCGCATGCATTTATGCGTTCATTCTTGCGTCCAATGTGTGCAAAAAATAAAATTATGCACACAAAGATGGCATGATGCGAAAGGAAAAAGCCACTCGTGTTGTCGCGTGGCTCGCCCGCATCATCCGCAAATGCACCACAAAGACCACTTCGCCGCAGTACAGGTTGGCGCCAACGCTGGCGCCATGGGGGCGAACTCGCTTCCTGATCCGACCGACGCACAGAAGCGTGCCGGCAACTACCGCATGGGCCGGATCGAGGTCATGGGGCTGCGCATCGGCATCGAAAACCCGCAGGGCACAGAGCGCCGCGGGGTCGATCCCGATGGCGTGCCGTGGTGCAACCGCATGGCCGCCCACTACGGGAGCATCACGGGCACCCGTGGCGCGGACGGTGACGCGATTGACGTGTTCGTGGGGCCGATGGTCGAGTCTGGTGCGGCCTGGGTCATCAACCAGTGCGACCCGCACAGCCGGCTGTTCGACGAACACAAGGTCATGCTGGGGTTCACCAGCGAGGCGGACGCCCGCAGCGGGTATCTGCGCTCCTACACGCACGGATGGAAGGGTCTGGGCAGCATCGTCCAGACCACGGAATCACAACTGCGCTGGTGGCTCGCCCACGGCGACCACACGAAACCCGTATCGGCGGAATCACTGCCGCACCCGAAGGAAAAACCAGTCATGACCCGCACCAACTGGACCGGCGACGCAGAGCCGGCAGGCTCAACCCTTGACCGCGTGCTCTACGATCTGCGCCGCGCCGATGGCCCGGACGGGCTGATCTTCGACGCGGTGACGATGGACGACCTGCTGGGTGACTCGGACGTTGAGCACCAGATGCTTGACGCGCTGGTGGTCGAGGTCGGCATGTTGCAGCCGAAGATGCAGGTTCTGCAGCGGCTGATGGATGCGGCCGGTGGCGCGGACCTGAAGACCACGGGCATGGTCATCGGCGACCCAGCCCGCAAGGCCGGCACGATGCAGGTACCCGTGGTGTGGCCGCTGTCGGACGGGCAGGCCATCGCGGTGTGGCTGCACAACCCGGACACCACGCCCGCGAAGCTGTCGCCCGCCGATTCGCTTGTGTCGTGGAAGTGGCTGCTGAACAAGTTGGACGTGACCCTGGTTGTTGCGCCTGAGCGCGGCACGGACCTGAACCCGCGCGAGGTGGCTCGCCGGCTGATGAAGCTGGCCGTCAAGAACTCGCCCGCCTTCCAGCGCGTGAACGCAGGCATCGCCGCCCGCGCCGAAGCGATCACCGCCATCAAGGGCGAGATCATCGAGCTGGAGGCCCGCGAGTCGGACCTGAAGCGGCAGTTGGACGTGAAGCGCGCTGCGCCGCCCGTCGATGCCGCTTCTGCCGGACTGCCGGACATCGCCAGCACGGGCGGGATCGAAGACCTGACGCGCATCGCTGACGCCCACATTGCCGCAGGGAACGACTTCCCCGTGTTCCTGGGTTCGCTGCTGGGCCGCTACCGTGACTCGCACGGCTACGTGAAGGCCGGGATGATCGACACGCAGGCGATCAAGCGCGACATGGTGGCGGCCGGAATGCCCGTGCCGCTGGCCGGGTCGGCGCTACAGGCGCTGTTTTCTGCGCAGAAGGTGGGTCCGGTCGCAAAACCAGTCCCGAAGGCCGTCGATCCGAAGGCCGTGGACTCCAACGCGGATCTGGCGAAGTTCGGCATGGTCACCATCACCGACCTGGGCAGCGAGAACGTCTATTTCACTGGCGCGGACGGCATCGCCTACTTCACCAAGCTGCTGGAGCCGGACGATTGGAAGCTGGGTGAAGCCGACTTCTCTTCCCTGGGTGGCGATCCCGCCCCGGCGCCCGTAGCTCCACCTGCGCCGCAAGCCACGGAAGTCACCATCGCCAGCAAGACCCGTGTGCGTGACGAAGATGGGAACATGCTGACGCGGGTGACCTTGAGCGACGGATCTGTGCATGACTTGCAGCGCAGCGACTCGACCTCCACCATGGGAGTTCCAGGCTGGCATGTCGTCCGTAGCAATGGGCGCTCGCTGCAGGGCGAGTCCGGCACCTACCGCGGCGACACTGAAGCGCAGGCCGTGCATGAACTGGTCCGGCTTCACAATATGGCAGCGGCGCCGGCACCAGTCCCCGCAGCATTCACGCCTTCCCCCGAATGGAAGCGCATGAGCGCCAGCGAGTACCGGATTTCTGACCCGACTGGCGGCGGTGAGATCCAGATTGAGAGGAGGGGTAAATACTGGGTGAACCGCGACAGTGGAGCGAGCTGGCCAAGCTTGACGGCCGCTCAAGAAGGAACCGAGGCAGAGATTTCGGCGATGTTGCGAGCCAGGGCTGAGGAAGAGGCGAGCCGGGCGAGTTCTGGCGCCGACCCAGTGCCAGCGCCGGCCGCGCCCAATGTCGGGGACAGCATCGCATCGTTCCCAATGCCAGAAGGCACAGAGTGGCGCGTGATCTTCGCAGGCGACGGCAAGTACAAAGCCGAGCTGTTCGACACCGAAGCGGGGGCAGTCGTTTCGGCGAAGTCGTTCGGCGGCCCGGGCGCCAAGGACGATGCCACTGGCTACGCCAAGCAGCAAGCCGACGAAGCTAATCGGATCGAGGCCCGCGACCCGTTGCCCGCGAAGCCGGTCCCGCCCGCCCCGCCAAAGCCGCTGCCTGCGAGCGTGGTGCAGTTCGTCACCCGCGCAATTGACCGCCTGACCGACCTGAAGAGCCGGATGGAGACCGCCCGCACGGGGCTGGACGAAAACCCGAAGATCGGCGGCGGCGGCCGGTACGAATCCGAGGTCTGGCGTGGCGGCGCCAGCAGCATCGCGCAGAGCAATGCGGATCTGGAGAAGATCCGTGGGCTTGCGCAGAAGAACGGGAACGTTGCCGAGATTGAGGCGCTGATCGTCAGCCTGGGCGGCGTGCCGGACGTGACGCCAAGCGCGAAGGCGGCGGCGTGGACGATCAGCCCGGCCCCGGTGGCACCGACGCCAGATCCTGTCCAGCCTGCCGGTGGAGATATGTTCGGCGGCGACTTGAATGCGCCGAAGATTGGCTTCAGCGACTTCTTGAAATCCGGCCGGCTGCAAGACGCCATCGAGATGCTGGCCGGCATGAAGTACGACGCTGCACAGGAGATTTTGGCGAATGCTGGGTTCGGCGCCTACTCCCGGACCAAGACTACCGCCGCTTTGATAGAAAGCACTCAGGCAGAGCTTGTCAAGGCGGTGAAAGCGCGCACCGACGGATGGGGGCTGCGCGAAGCGCAAGAGCTGGAGATTCTGAAGGCTGCAGGTGATCCAGTCGTGGTCAACGGCTATGTGGTCAAGCCGGCCATCGGCGTGAGTGGTGATGTGGTGTGGGACATCGAAGGGTTCGGCCGCGGATTCACCACCAAAGAATATGCCATCTCTCGGGCGAAAGCACTGCCAACCGGAAGCGAGATCACTGCCACGCCTGATGCAGAAAACACGGTTGACCCGGAAGGCAAGGAAAACGAGGTCAAGACCGCCAAGGGCACGAAGGTGATGACCGGGTTCACCGTGATCGAGGCCGCGCGCCTGATCACGTCGAACGACCCGGAAACCGGGAACACGAACCCCGACTACCCGGCAGAGCTGCAGCCGCGCGACCGCAAGCGCGAAACGTCGCGGGCATGGGTCATCAAGACGGCGGCGGACCTGGACCCGGACCAGCTCGGCAAGACGCGCCGCGCCGACACGGGCGCCCCGATCATCGGGCGGGATCGCGTGGTGGAGTCCGGCAATGGGCGATGCATGGCGATCCTGCTGGCCTACAAGAAGGGCACGGCCGATGAATACCGCCAGTGGCTGACCGACGAAGCCGAATCGTTCGGCGTCAAGGCGAGCCGCGTGCAGGGCATGGTTCACCCGGTGCTGGTCCGTGTCCGCACCAGCGAAATCGACCGCAAGGCGTTCACGGTGGAGGCCAATCAGGACGACAAGTTGAGCATGACGGCCACGGAGAAGGCGAAGGCAGATGCCGACCGACTGGACGACGCGACGATCGCGCTGATGACCGAAAACGGTGACCTGACGGCGCAAGAGAACATCCCGTTCCTGTCGGCGTTCCTGCGAAGCCTGGGCGACGCCGAGGCCGCGCAGTACAGCACCAGCGACGGCAAGCCGACCAGCACCCTGATTGCCCGCGTGCAGGCCGCCATCTTCGCCAAGGCGTACAACGACGAGCGCCTGCTTGAGTTGACCGCCGACGTGGCAAAGCCCGAGATTGCGAACATCGTCAAGGCGCTGAACCACGCCGCGCCCGAGTTCATCCAAGCGGCGGCACTGGACCCGAAGGCGGCGAAGGGCGCGACCGGGAAGCTGGTTGACGGCGTTGAGCAGTCACTGAATGCCAAGGCAGTTGAGGCGCTGCTGGGCGCCGCGGGCGTCATTCGTCAGGCGAAGGAAGCCGGACAGACCGTCGATGAGTTCGTGAAGCAGTCTGGCCTGTTCGGCGACATTGACCCGGACGTGGCGGCGATGGCGGTGTTCATCAGCAAGAACAATCGCAGCGCCGCGCGCATGGGCGCCGCCTTCAAGGCGATGGCCGTGTTCATCAAGGCCGAAATCCTCAAGGGCCAGACCACGGATATGTTCGGCGACTCGCAGCCGGTAGCCTTCGCTGACATCGTGGCCGCGGCGAACCGCGAACTGGAGCGGGTCTATGGCGAGGGAGCGCAGACCATCAGCCTGTTCGACAAGCCGGTGGCCGAACCCATGCCGGTCCCGGCCGCTGAACCACCAGCCGCGCCGCAAGATTTCACCCATGCCGGGAGGCTCATCAGCAAGCAGATCAGATCCCGCGGTGGAGAAGCCATCTCAAGATGGATCGTACAGACCGACGAAAACGCTGCGCGAGTCGCGGCTGGTGATCGGCCGCTTGGCGGTGACCGAGTTGCAGACTCCGAAGAAGAGGCAAAAACCATTGCCGAAGAAATGAATTTACAGCGCGACCGTGACGCAGCTTGGAAGGCCGAGATCGCCGCGAAAGATGAGCTGGCTGCAAAGGAAAAAGCGGCCCGCCAGTCCGCTACTGAGGGGAAGTCGCTGGCCGAGATCAAGGCGATGGACTACCTGAACGCTGATGTCAGGTTCGAGGGCGAGATGATGCCGCGATCCAAGTTTGTCGAGACGCTGGTTTCGCGCGGCAGCGTGCCGTCAATGACGATGGTGAACAAGGTCAGGCCGATGACGCGGAATCAGCAGCGCGTGGCGAGCAATGAGGACACTCGCGCTCACGAGAGAAAGGTTGCTGCAGGCGGCAAGGTGCCGGAATACTGGCTGGGCGAGTATTCCGTGTCAAAGACCGAGTTTGACCACGCTCAGAAGTTGATCGCGGCAGCCCCTGATCCGACACCGCAGGAAAGCGAGCACATCGCATTCCTGCGCACGGTGGTTGCCGGCGACAAGGATCAGACCGGGCTGAACAGCCTTCTGGATGAGATCGACAGCGCCATTTCAGCCCTGGCCAAGTCCGGCGAACTGGCCGGCGATGTGGAGGCACTGGCAAACGAGGCCATCACGCATTGGGCGAAGCGAGAAGAGGCCGAAAATGTCGAGTGAGGCGCTTGGCCGGATGGGGCTGGCGCACCGGCTGCGCGATGTGGTTCTGGCGGGGAGGCTGGCCGTGGCATCCGACCACTTCGGCAAAGCCGCGCTGCTGGCCGAACAGGCGAGGGTGCTGCGCGATGACTTGCAGGGCCGGGCGCATGGCTCGCCAACGCTGGATATTCTTCGCCCACACGCGGCAATCCCGGAGCTGCTTGGCATCCTGAGCGAGCCGATCCCGGAGGACATCGGCGACGGCGCCATCCTGACCCGCAGGCGATACGCCGAAATGGTGGCGGGCTACATCATCGGCGAGGCGCAGCGGCCTGAAAGCGGGGTCGGCGGGGCGCTGCGCGAGGATCTGGACAAGCTCAAGCGGCTGGCTGGCGTTGACGTTCGCCCGCGTGACCACGAGGCTGCGCGGCTGGCCGCCTTCAAGCAGGCCGGAGCGGCAGCGGAAAGCGTGGCGATGGAGTGCAAGGTTGATTCGTCGCTCGCCAAGACGCTGCGCAAGCAGCTCAAAGAGATGTCCACGGCGCTGCGCTCGGAGCACCTGAAGATCAACGCGAAGGCCCATGCAGGGGTCTATGCAGAGATCGACGCCGCGCTGACTGAGCTGGGTGATGGGGCCAGCAAGGAGCAGGACAACGAGGTCCGTGTCCGCGTCATCAAGGCCAGAAACGACCGCGCCGCAGTGGAGCGAGAAGCAGCAAGCGACCGCATGGGCGTCACGATGCTGACCGCCGAACTGGCGGCGGCGGATGCCCGCAATGCCGAGCGAGCCGCAAAGTTGATCGAGTCGATCATGGAAAGCTCGCCCGTCACCGAAGCAGAGGCGCAAGCCTGGGCGAGCAAGCAGACGATCACCAAGAACGCCGCGAACCGGCTGAAGACCAGCGGCTACCCCGTCGATTCGGCGCGGAAGGACATGGCCGCCTTCTATCGCCTGACCCGCGGCCGGCTGGCGTCAATCACCTTCGACTCGGACGGCGGGAGCCGGGCAAACGCCAACGGCATCCACGGGCACGGCACCTCAGTGGTGAACATCGACAGCGACTTCAACAAGCGCGTGCTGTGGCACGAGATGGCGCACCACTTGGAGGCGGACCCGGATGTTTTGGTCGCCGCAAAGGGGTTCCTCAAGAAGCGCGGCGGCGAAGTCAAGTCCATGCGCTCGCTCACTGGGAGCGATTCCTACCGCGGGGATGAGAAGGCGTATTCGGACGGGTTCTTTCATCCCTACGTGGGGAAGATTTACAGCGATGCAACCGAAGTCATTTCCATGGGTGTCGAGTCGTTCCACTCCCCCGAGGTGCTGGGTTCGCGCATCGCTGAAGATCCTGAGCACTTCGCGTTGATCGCCGGCATCCTGTCTGCCCAGCCTGACCCGCTGTTCAAGTCGGCTCAGGCGGTGCTGGCACAGGCCGGCGAGTTGAATGCCAAGATGGCCGGCGCCAAAGAGGCTGCATTCAATGCCGCAATCAAGACGCTGGCCGATGCCGCCGTACTTGAGGGTGCCGGCACCACGCCAGACTTGGGTGAACAGGGGTGGGATGTGGACTACTACACCCGCAAGGGCAACGGCACGTACCTGGGCAGCTACGCCGGCGCCTTCCACCTCTTCGCCAGCAAGAAGGTCAAGAACCCAGCCACCGGCCGAGATGGCGCCGGGTTCATCCTGAAGTACGGGAACTACGGCGTGTCCCGTGAAAAGGATCTTGACCACATCAAGGCAATGGCTGTCGCGTGGAAGTTCGAGCGTGACAGCGGCGATGGCCATGCCTGGGCACCGTGGGTCACCGCCGACAAGTCCCGAGATTCGGTCATCAGGATTGCCGCGGCCTTTGCCAAGCGCCGCTCAGAACAAACCAAGTCGGCACAGGCCGCACAGGAGAACGCATGAACAACGCCCCCGAGGTCACGGTCCTGGCCAGCACGCCAGCCGGCGACGTGACGATGGTTTTCGGCGAGCACCAGGGCGTCCGCCTTGATGGCGATGGCCCGGCCGTGGCCCTGCTCAAGTCGCACATGCTGCGCTGCGTCAACATCGACGGCATGAGTATTTCGCCCGACACGATGCACCCGAACGACGTGCCGTTTCTGGATGGTGACGGGTTCAAGTTCGAGAAAGATGCCGATGAATGGGGCGGCATCGGCGCAGCATCGCTGTTCGATGATGCTGGCGGAGATCCGATTCTTGATGGCGACTTCCCCGGTCACCCGTTCCGAGGGAACCAGCACGTCAAAGCGAACAACGTCAGCGAATACGCATCCATCCAGTCCCGGCAACTGCGGGGAGCAGACAAGGACATCCCTGAAGAGGATGACCTGCTGCACAAGACCCACCATGGCGCAGCACGAACGCACAGGGAGGCGGCATCGAAAACCAGCGGCGGCACGAAGAAATACCACGAGGTCATGGCCGACTTCCACTCCAAGCGGTCGGCATTCCATGCCGACAAGCTAGGCGGAAAGGCCGCCGTGCTCGATTCGGTTGGCGCAGATGATGAGTGGGCCACCCTGTCTGCCGAGTTTGGTGCGATGCTGGATTCTGTCGAGACGGATGCGCTGCACGACCAGATCCGCGCCAGCACCAGCCCGAGTGAGCGGATCGCCTTGTGCCGGGCATTGCTGGCCGAGCGAGCGCGGCCGGCCGCCGCGCCGCCTGTGATCGCCCGCTACCGCTACGCGCTGGTGAACCGGCCGCCCGCACCTGGATCGATCCCTGCTGGCCTGACGTATACCCTTGATCCGCGGCCAGCCAAAGGACAACCTTTCGAGGATGTGGCACGCCACGGGATCATGGTCACTGACCGGGAACTGACCGAGGCGGAACTGAAGTCGTTCGAGCTGCTGCGCGTCGATTCCGGGTCAACCGCCCGTGTCGCTAGCCGGGTTGCCGAGGACATGCGCGATTACGCGGACGCCTACAGCGAGATGTACGAAAGCGGGGACGCTTCGGACCTGTCGGAGTTCGGCAACGCCGTGAGCAACCGCGCCAAGTCGCTGGCCGGGGTTGATGCATTGGATCGCACGCAGGACATGGCCGGCATGGTCTACGAACAGCTCAAGGCGATGGTCGGCGCTACCGCACCAGTGGCGCCGCCTGCACCTGTCCCGCCGACATCAAAGAAGCAGGCTACCGAAGCCGCGGAGCGACTGGAGTTCACGGTCAGCGACTACAGCGGCATGACCCCGCGCGAGCTGGCAATCCGGGCCGCCGACCACCGCAAGCGCATTGGCGATGCCGTGGCCGCAGTGGAGACGCTGAAGCTGGGCTGGCCGGCTGGCGTGACCTACCCGCAGGGGGACATTGACCTTGCATCGGGCTGGTTGCGCAAGATCGCTGAAGAGGAGGCCAAGGGCGATGCGCTGGTTCTCGGCGCGGGCGACGTGAAGACGATGGCGATGAATGCCGGCGTGCCTGAATCGAAGTGGCCGAAGATCCTGGCGAACCCGTACACCACCCGCACGACGGGCAGCGGGATCGTGGTTCCGAGCTACCGCCTGGGCGACGTGAAGGCGGCCATTGCCAGCGCGACGGCACCGATGCCGCCCGCCGTGAGCGACGCTGGGATTGCCCGTGCTTTGGCGGCCGGGATCGTGCAGCGCGACAGGGCGCACCCGACGATTATTGCCACGCCGGGATGGAACTCGCCAACTCGGGCGAGTGTGGAAGTCGCCATCATCGACAGCCTGTTCCGCGAGACCGGGATTGACGCCACCGGTCGGTCGGACGACATCATGGCGCTGGCGAAAGAGCTTTTCGAGCAGGTGAAGAACGGGGCGACTTTGACGCTGCCGCAGGTGATGCAGCACAGCGCGCCGAACGACTGGCGCGAATCAATCGTCAAGGCCCGCACCATGTTCGGCGCGCTGCAGAAAAACAAGCTGACGACGAAGCCGCAGGACGAAGCGGCGGCCGACTGCTGGCGTGACCTACCGCAGCTCGTCAAGGTCATTGAGGCGGTGATTCCCCCTGGCGGCGCACAGGACTTGCCTCCGCAGAGTGCGGGGCCATCTGAGCAGTTCACCCGGTACCTGAAGCAGATCGAAGCCGGCACATTCCCGGTCGGTATGCAGGAGGCCGCCCGGATGGACACGGGGATGCACGACGGCGAGTACGAAACGCTGCAGGCCGAATGGGCGAAGCGTCCGGCGCCAGCACCTGTCCCGGTGCCCGTTGCGCCGGCCGCGATCAACGGTGGTCCGATGGACGGGCCGGCGCCACTGTTCCGATCGGTGTCGCCCGAAGAATGGGCCGACATTCTCGCCAGCGGGCGAATCAAGGGCGGGCTGAACACCTTCAATGCATGGGACAAGCGCCGCGAGGTGTTCTTCGCGCTGGCGCCAACTGCTGGCGTCATCAACCAAGGCAACGAGAAAACACGCCGCGCTGAATACGCTGTGCAACAAGGGCCACTGCAGGCCGAACTGAAGCCGCTGGCCGCGCGCCACCATGAGCTTGACGGGATCATTCAGGCGCGAGCCGTTGAGCTTGGCGCCCGAAGTTTCGATGACCTTGACAGCTACCTGAAGCGAAAAGACCCGGTAATTGCGCCACTCCGGCCCGAGTACGACAGCCTTGACAAGAAAATTTCCGGCCTTCAGGAGAAGGGGCGTGCAGAGATCGCCGCCAAGCTGGCGCAGATCAAGGACCAGGACGCCGCAAGGGGCTTCACGTCCGTTTTGCTTGAGACTCGCCCAATGGACGGCGGGCGGGTCTATTCCGGGATTCACTCAGGAATGGGCCATGAGGTCGAAATCGGGATGGACTCTGGCGCCGTCGCTCTGAGCGATGTTGTCCGCGTCACCTTCTATGACGGTGACAAGGCTGTGCGCCAAAGCACGCCAGCACAGGAATCCGGCACGCAAGGCGCCGCAGAACCTGCGCCAGCACCGGTCGCCGCGCCTACCGGCGAGCTGACGGCGATGCAGAACCTGGACCGACTTGGCAAGGCCGCCCCCACTGGCGCGATCACCAGCGATGACCCGGACCTGACCGGGAAGCTGGAGCGGAAGCTGGAGTACCTGAACGCCTACGCTGGAGTCATGCGCGAGACGAACAAGCACATCCGCAACAAGGACTCCACGAAGGGGGATGCCGCGCTGCGCGCCATGGGCTTCAGCGACAGGATGATTGCCAAGCTGCGCACGAAGGACGACCTTGGTCGGGTCGGGTTCGCCGACTACATGCTGTCGAACAACAACGGCGAAATCGGCCGGTACAAGAAGCGATTGGAGCGAGCGATGGAAGACAAGGCCAGCGAACGCGCGGCACAACCAGCAGCGGCGGACACCTCACCGGCCCCGGCTGTGCCCGTGCCTGCGCCCGCGCTGGCCCCTCTGCCAGCCACGGATGCCGATCACGACTTCCTGCAGTCGATCATCAGCAAGACCGCCGACCTGATGGCCCCGGACATCGCCCCGCGGTTCGAAGAAATCGCAGCGCGGCGCGCATTGGACGCCGCCACCATGGGGTTATTGCAGACTGCCGGGGAGGTCTACACCCAACATGCCATCAAAGCAGCACAGGAGGCTCTGAAAGCGATGATGGGGTGATTGCCTGAATACTGCAGAGATGAGGTATGTTTGACCGCAAAAAGGCGCCGTTTGGCGCCTTTTTCATTGTTTTGCCTGCATGGAAAAATGCCATGGGAATGAATTCATACCGGGACAGATGATTCCGCAATGCGCACTTGCGCGAATCATCGGAGACCCCGTAATGACGATTTCTAAGCGCCTTGTGCGCATCGGCGCCAACTACTCTTCCGCCCACACCGGCGTGGTCCATGGCTTCCTCGATTCCGTCGCTGACATGGGCGGCGGCACGACTGCTGAAACCGTGGATGCCGTCCTGGTCCGCTCTGGCAGCGATGCCGGCTTCAACCTGCCGCCCGCACTGGATACCCTGATGGGCAAACTGACCGCCAAGGGCCAGAAGAAGCTCCTGGGTGCGATGCTGGACGGTATCGACCAGTACACGCAGGTACACGGCGAGCCGCCGTCCGCCGACTGGGTGGATTCGGCCATTTCGCAAGCCCGTGTGGCCATCCGCGGTGTGAATGACAACGGCTCGCTTCTGGACGATGCCACGTCGCTTTCGCACGATGCCACGTCGATCCAGGCGAACCGCGCGGCCGTCGTCCTCATGGGCGCCATCGCTGAAGCCATGCCGTTTGCCGCGGCACTCCCCCCGGACATCAGCAGCAACGAACAGCCGATCATCATCGTCGAGCACGTCGCCAACGCCGACATGGGCGACTACGCCAAGGGCGACAGCATGGACGGCGCCGACCTTGGCGGCCTGTTCGGCACGTCGGCCCGCTTCGTCCGCGTCAACCACGCGCAACTGCCGTTCGAGATCACCTTCACGGCGCAGAGCGACAAGACGACCCCCGGATTCGGTGGCTCGAATGCCGCTGGCACCATCGGCATCCCGCTGTACCGCAACCGCACGGCGATTTTCGTCAACGGCATCCGCGCGGCGGTGGAAACCGGCGTCAACGCCAACTCGACCACCAGCCAAATCAGCGGGTCGATCACCATCGACGGGCAAGACCACGCCATCACCGGTTCGGTGAACCCGGACACCGGAAAGCTGGTCATCGCCCAGATCACCCCGGCCCTGCCGGCCGGTTCGTCGGTCATCGCCCGTGCGGTGCTGAACTACGAGAAGGCGCCGGGCCTCACCCCCGGCGTGATCATCACCACGTCCCAGTTCTCGATCTACGCCGAGACGATGCGGATGAAGGCGGAAATCGGTATCGACGCCGCGCAGCAGTTCCCGCGTGAAATCGGCATCGACCCGGAAGCCGAGGCCATCCTGACGACGCGCAAGCAGATCACGATGGAGCGCCACTACCTGGGGCTGCGGCTGGCCGCCGAGCTGGCGAAGAACACCAGCATCTCGCACGATTTCAGCTTCAGCACCGAGCGTGCGCAGAAGGCGCGCGAAGACATGTGGCGCGACTTCATGACGACGCTGGCCATGCTCGATCAAGTCGTGGCGAACAAGACGCAGGACCACGGCATTGACTTTTTGTACGTGAACGACTGGGTGGCCGCGCAGATCCGTGCCCTTCCCCCGGAATACTTCAGCGCGAGCGGCGTACAACCCCATGCCGGCCTGTACTACGTCGGCGTCCTGTTCGGCAAGCGCGTGTACCGCGTGCCAGCCCGCTGGAAGATCATGGCCGATGACGTGAGCGGCGAGACCGCGCAGATCCTGGCCATCGGCCGCAGCTCGCAAGCCACCCGCTGCCCGATCGTCACGGCCGACCCCGTGCCGCTGATGCCCGTGGAAATCGCCACGAACGGCGACATGACCCGCAACCGTGGTTTCTACGGCCGCTGGGCGACCGAGACGAACCCGCACCACCCGTCCGCGATGGGCTGCGCGATCATCCACTTGACGGGCATGAAGTGATGGACGACGGGCGCAAACAAAAGCAGCGCGCCCGTCAACTCGGGCCGGCCGCAGACATGCAGCCGACCGAGCCTGACGCGCTGGAGCTGGCGACGGCGGGCGATGAAGTGGGGCGGGTGGACACATCCACCGCTGACGCCCCGCCAGCGCCTGAGCCTGCCGCGGTGCCTGATCCTGTCGTGGTGCCCGCCGATGGCGCGGCGCCCACGGCGGATGAGGCCGCGGCAGAGTGGCCGGTCACGATCACCGTGACGAACCACAGCCGCATTGCCATCGTGGAGCCGATCACTGGCGCCCTCATCGCCCCGGCCTGCAGCCGTGGCGTGACGGTGGCCAGCCCGTCGCACTGTCGCCAAGTCATCGCCAACATCAAGGCGATTCTTCGCACCAACCAAATTTCTGCGGGTGAAGTCATCTTCGCCGGCATCCCCACTGGAGTCTGAAAGCCATGAGCAGCTTTTCCCGACAAATGGGCCGCGCGCCCGGCGTGCAAGTCAGCCCCACCGTTCAAATGGTGGACAGCCCCCTGACGGTTTCGAGCGACAAGACGTTTGCCGCAGTCGTCCGCACCGCCCGCGGCCGTTTCGACCGCCCGTTCATGGTCAACCTGGACAACCTCGTGCAGCGCACGGGCCGCCCGGAGTCCATGCGCCGCAATCGGCTGGCCGAAGGTCTGCGCCAAGTCAAGGATGGCCTGCAGGCTGGCGCGGCTGGGGCGGTGGTGCAGCGCCTTGTCGGCGCCGGCGCGACCAAGAAATTCGGCTTCATCAAGTTCGACGGCGGCGCGGCCTTCACGGTCAATCTGGCATCCGGCCACGTTTCCGGCGTCACCGTGACCGCCGGCGGCGCCGGCTATGCGACCGGCCAGCGAATCGAGTTCGACGGCAACGGCCACGGCGCGGCTGGCACCATCGTTGCCGATGGCAGCGGCACGATCACCAGCGTGACCGTGACCGATGGCGGCGACGGCTACACGTCGGCCACGGCCCGCATGGCTGAAGGCGGCTTGTTCGGCGTGTCCGACACGATCCCCACCAACTTCGACCTGTACTTTGACCACGAAGAGTGCTTCAACGACGGGCTGATCTTCAGTGTCCACGCCGCGGCCACCCCGCTGGTCGGCACGAAGGTGGCAAACCGCGTCATCAACCTGCGCGTGATCGACCCGTTCAGCAACGAAACGCTGTTCGACATCACTGGCTCCCTGGACCCGGACGCCCGCGATGACTACGGCAACTCGGCGTTCATCTCCGACGTGGCCGAAACCCTGACTGGCGGCAACCTGCGCATCGTCGCGAATGCCACGGCAAGCGTTCACCCGGACTCGGCGATGTACGGTCGCACCGCCCAAGGGCGTGACCGCTGGGTGACCACCCCGGCCCTGGTCATGTTCAGCGAAGGCGCGACCGAGTACCTGCCGGCCGACATCGGCGCGGCCGTCGCTCGCCTGCGTGGTTCGCAGATCCCGTTCGGCTACCTGATTTCTGGCGGCACGGAAAACGTGGTCCTGATCAACGAGCTGGTGAAGCTGGCCGATGCGAAGAACATCACCGTCGTGGTGGACATCCGCGGCACCCTGTCGCCGTCCGCTGCTGCCAGCTTCGCATCGTCGCTGTCGATCACGTCGCATCTGGTCGAACTGATGTGGCGCCCGGTCGAGTGCTTCGATGACCGTGGCGGCCAGCGCGAGGCGTGGGGCGCCGGCGGATCGGCCATCGGGATGCGCTGCGCACGCAACGCGAACGTCAACGCTGACGGGCTGGCCCGCAAGAACTACCCCGTCGCCGGCTTCTTCAATCCGGTTGACATGGTTGCCCCGCGCCAGATCACCCCCCTGACCGACACGGACTTTGAAGACCTGAGCGGCGCCCGGATCAATCCGGTCTGCTTCGAGGTTTTCAGCAACGGCGGGCACTACGTGATTCGCGACTCGATCACCTGCTACCCGTCCACCGAGTTCCTGGGCCTGTCGGCGGTGGTGGACATGGCGACCAGCCTGGAACGGCAGGTTGCCGGCTACGCTGGCGAGCTGAAGCAGCTCCCGATGCAGGAGGCCATCTCCCGCATGAACCGCTACCTGCTGAAGCTGCTGAAGGCTGCCCAGTCGGCCGAATGGCTGGTGCCCTCGACCAAGCTGGGCGGCGCGGCGTTCTCGATCAAGGTCGGTCCTTCGGCGGAATCGCCGCGTGACCGCGTGCGCATCGAGTTCTTCGCCAGCTACGACGGCACAGCTCGGCAATTCGTGATTCAGCAGCGCATCGCCGGCTGATCATGGTCAACGCGCGGCGGGTTCGCTCGCCGCGCCGACTGGAGAACACATGACTTCGCACCGAAATTCCCCGTACCTGAAGTACATGGGCGGCGCTCAGGAAGCCGACGAAACGGCTGCGGCCGGATCGCCGGCCAGCCGGGCCGCTACCCCCGCCCCATTCCTTGACGCCGCGGCGTTCGAGGCCGCCGATTCCCGCATGGCCGCCGCGTCCGTGGTGCGCCAGTGGTGCCGTGACGCCGATGACATGGACCCCGGTGAGGGCATGGCCACACGGCTGCAGATGATGCTGATCGGCATCGCCACGGAAGATGCAGGCTCGCCGGCCGAGCTGACGACCGATGAGGAGGCGCTGGCGACGGCCTACATGGAGATGGCCGCCGACTACCTCGTTGAGCTGGGCGCCGGTGAAGATGACGTTTCGGCCATCTTCAACGACGACGACAACGAGGCAGCGGCCCGCGTGGCTGATTTCGTGTCCAAGGAGGTCGGCGACGACAGCGACGACATGGACGCAATCAACAGCTACGTGTTCGGCGGCGAGGCTCAGGAAGCCCTGTTCGACAGTGCGCTTGGCATCTTGGACGCGACGTACAAGATGCAGACCGTCGTGCGCGGCGGCAAGAAGATGCGCGTCAACAAGCGGATCAGCGGCGTGTTCCGCATGACCGGCGCGCAGAAGGTCTCGCTTCGCAAGGCGCAGTCCAAGTCCCATGGCGCACAGGCCCGCATCCATCGCGCGAAGTCCATGAAGATCCGTCGCGCGGGCGGGCTGTAACCGGTGGCCGAACTAGGCTCGAAGTGGGGCAACCTCTCGCCCCACTTGCTGATGTCGGTCTACCCGGTCGAGATGCGCACGCCTGGGGACACACGCAGCTACCAGCCGGTGGCGGGCGGGAACGTTGTCGTGTTCCCGATCGCCCCTGGGGGCGAGCTTCGGCAAACCCAGAACTGGATTTCCCCGTTCGAGAACATCACCCCGGACGCGAGCATGTCCACGTTCTCGGCAATGCTGCAGGTTGGCGGGTTCAATCCAGTGCTGCAGGCGCTTGAGAAGGCGTCATTCACCCCTGGTGCGGTCAAGGGTCTGCTGCAGGCGGCGCAGGGTGAGGCTGCGCAACTTGTCGGGCGAACGTCGGTAACCCGCTTCAATTCCACCCAGATTTACTCGGGAAGCCCCCCGCTGAATATGTCGGTCACCGCGCTATTCCGGGCGATGGATGACCCCGTGAAGGAAGTACAAAGGCCGGTGGACCAGCTTTGGCAGTGGATGCTTCCCCGCGAGCTTGCCACGGACCTGACGCTGACCGGGCTGATCAAGGGCGCCGGCCCGCTGGCGGCGTTCTACCCGTCGCTGTCCCCGCAGGTTGTCGGCGTGCGCTTCGGCGGGATGGCCATCCTGCCCATGGTGATCGAGTCCATCGGGCAAGCCCTGGATGCGCCGATTGACAAAGACGGCCGGGCTGTCAGCGCACAGATCCCGCTGCAGATCAACAGCCTTGCTGCGTTCGACGTGAATGACTGGCGCGCGATGCGCCGCTGACCCCCCCCTACACCTCAGAATCCCCATGCCCATCAACATCCCACGAATCCGCACGGCGCGAATTGACGTGACGCCGAAAGAAATCAAGGTCGGTGAGTCCATCGCGCTCTTGAAGATGCCGGCGCAACTGCTGGGCGCCACGGAAAGCGCATTCCTGCGAGCCATCTGCGCCACGGCAGACGACGGCGGCGGCAAGGTCGCGGACCCGCGCCGGTGGACTGTGCAAGAGCGGGCCTTTGTGGTCTGCCGATACCTGTCGGCCGTCTCCGCGAAGGCGAACTTCGACGTGTACGAAGGCGCCAGCCTGTCGGACTTTATCTCCATGGGCGAGGACTACGTTCACGACACAGTGCAGGTTGAATCGGACGCCGGCCAGCCCTTCGACGTGCTGCCCCTGCTTGGCGTCCACCATGAGGTGCTTGAGCGCCTGTGCCGCGTGGCGGGCGAGTGGGCAATCGGGATGATGGCCTGCCAAGTCTTTCCGGCCGGCGAGGCTCGGCCGGACCTTGCGGATATGTCGGAGCGCGAGGCCGTGGACTGGGTTTCGTCGCGGATCGACGCGCTGAAGGACATGCCAGAAAGCGACGTGGAAGACATGCTTTCCGCCTTCTGGGCAGGGACGACGGAACTGGCGCACTTCTTCGCGCTGACCTACGACGATGCCGGCCCGTGCTTCGCCAGAAAGACCGGTGACGGCACATCGGCGCCGACCCGATTTCCTGCCGATTCCTGCCTCAGTGAAGCCGCGCGCCGACTTGCTGGGCGCACGGATTGACCAAGCAAGCACGCTGTCGCTCTACACGTCGAACTCCTACGCGGAGGCGCTGAACCTGGGCATCTCGGACCTTGAGGACATCCTTGGGTCCAAGGCCATGACGACGCTCGCAGAGAACCACAAGGGGCGGCGCGCAGAACTTGAGGCAGTGCTGAAGCACATCAACGCCGTGATCAAGTCCGTGAACAACCTCGGGCGCGGCATCGCCAACTTGCAGCGGCGCTGAAGGAAAACCAGCCCGGTTCGAGGGGTGGCCGGGGTGGCGTAATCCGGCCAACAACTTTCCTTCAACCGAGATGGCCGACACAACAACGCTTGCCCTCAAAACCACGGGATTCCTGACGGCGGCAGCGGCCACCTACTCGATTTCCCCGTGGCTTGTTGCCTTCTTCTCTGCCTGCGCTGGCGCGCAGTGGGCACTGAGCCGAATCACCACGCCTTCCCGACTGGAAAGCCTGTCGGCGTTCATCCGGTTCGTCTCTGCCTCCATGGTCCTGTCCTGGTCGGTCGAGATGGCCGTGAGTTCCATGGCGGGCGGCCCGTCGCTTGAGGTGCTTGCCGCTTCGGCGTTCTGGTCGGCGGCCATCGGGGACCGGATCAATTCCCTGGTCGATTCAGCTTTCTCCGTCGCCGGCAGTTTCGCGCGCTCGATTGCCCGGAAGCTCGGAGCCGATGATGCGCGCGGGGGCGAATGATGCTTCAACTCCATCCAACGGCAGCCGCCTACGCGGCGATCTGCATCGCGCTGGCAGGCATTGCGCTGTACCGGGCGCACATCGCCGGCCCGGAAATGTGCCCGTGGCTTCGGCTGGCCCACATGGTCCCCGGCTGGATAGCCTTCTTGGGCCTGAGCCGCGTGGTGCTGACACAGGGCGCTGAAATCGGCCCCTTCGACATCGTGGCTATCCTTCTGGTGCTGGCCGGCGAAGCGGCCCGGATGCTGGCACGCAGAGCGCGCAACACAGGAGCAGAAGCATGATCGACCGGAAACTTCAGCCCAATTTCCACCTGTCCGAGTTCCTGGTGTCGCAGCGCGCCACCCGGCAGGGGATCAACAACACCCCGACCGCCGACCACCTGAAGAACATCGCCGACGTGCTATCCCCTGGGGTGCAGCGCGTGCGCGACTTGCTGGGGTCGGCGATGCTGATCAGCTCGGGGTACCGGTCGGCTGCGCTCAATGCGGCCACGCCCGGCGCATCCACCACCAGCGCGCACCTGCTGGGGCTGGCGATCGACTTCACCTGTCCCGGCTACGGATCGCCGCGCGCCGTGGCGAAGCTGCTGCTGGCGAACCGCGAGGTGATCGCGTTCGATCAGGTCATCCTTGAGGATGTGCGGCCCGGCGAGAACTCGCCCGGCGCATGGGTGCATCTGGCGTTCGCTGCCCGCGGCCGGATGGATATCCGGTCTGGCGTGCGCTGTGCTGGCGGCCGGTGGCAGTACCCGGCCGGACTGGTCTGACCGGACAAAAAAATGCCCCGGCACCGAAGTGACGGGGCAAACGCATGATGACTTACAGCCGGGATTCTACCCGGCCGGCAGAAGCGCGGCCATGAGGTGTCGGCGGGCTGATTCGAGCATGTCCACGGCGGTGCGGATCGTCAGCGACCGGATGAATGCGGGGTCACCCAGCAGCCGGCCGGCCAGCGCCGGATCGGCCGCCAGTTCCTCGATTTCCGGCACAGCCAGAAGGTTCGCGGGGTCGGTGCGCAGCGCATCAAGTTCGGCGCGAAACGCAGCCATCGCCCGCACGGCTTCGGCCACGAGGCCCGGGTTCCCGCGCAGCGCGGCCGGGCTGCTGATGACGATCGAGGTTGCCGCCCGGTAGCCCGGTGCATCGAAAATGCTGTCGGCAGTCACGCGGCCACCATCTCGGTGCGCGAGCTGGCCGACAGCCCCCACTTGACGACCAGCACGGCCAGCCGGGTCAGCCCGGCATTCGTGATGCGCAGCGCGTCCCGCGTCTTGCTCTTCTCGGCATCGGTGTGAACCGGAACCATCTTCGCAAAGCCCAACTTGGCGATCTTGGCGGTGGGCTGCAGGTCGCCCGTGCCGCCGTCCGGCCGGTGCGTGCGGAACAGCCAGCCCTTTTCGATCATCGCCCCGATCAGCCGGCGCTCTTGCACCTTCAGATCCTTTGCCGCCGTCCTGATGCAGCGGTCGCCAGCCGACTCGCTCAACACGTCGCATGCCACGGCTTTCGGGCGGGCCGTCACCAACTCGGCGTCCGCCAGAGCTTTCGCCGCCGCGATGCGCTCCTTTTCTTCGACTTCGCAGGCCAGCGCACGCAGCGCCTGGGCGTAGTCGGTCGGCATGAGTGCAGGCGGTGGATTGCGCCGCATCTCCCAGAACTCGCGCACCAGCCGCTTCTTGAAACTCCGCACCACTTCGCTGTTGCGCATGTAGGTCAGGATCAGGGTCGCCTGCTGCTCATTCAGCTCGGCGTGCTCGCGTTGCTGTTGGCCGCCTGCGGTTTCAAAGGGTCGGATTTCAAATCGGACCCCTCCGAACTCTTCAAGATCGGCCAGATTGGCGCGGACCAGCCGGATGACGCTTGCGTGCTCAACGCCGGTTCCTTCGGCGACTGCCAGGGTGGTGGTGATGTTCTCGCCGTGAGAGGCGATGACGATTCCGGTCTGGGTGGCCGGCATGTGGCGGGTTGCCATGATTGGCTCCAAGGTCAGGTTTGAACCTGCCGCCCCTCTGTCGATAGGGCGGCAGACCGTGCGGGTGACAGACCGGGACCAAGGGACCGGCAGGGCTTTCGCCCTCCCGCACGGCCCGCCATTGAAACTGATGGGGCCATGCTTTCGCACCATGCTGATTTTCGCTCAGACATGAAAAAGCCGCTTGCGCGGCTGGTGCGCTTGATCATTCCGGGCTGTCATCCCCGGCCGCTGTTTTGCAGCGGCAGGCGGAATGTGCGCCAACCCGGCGCCAATGTCAAATCCATGAAATCGGCTGATTTGTGCGGATTATGCGGCATTCTTGGCGCTGCAATGCTGCTTTCTGCCGGCATAAAACCGGGCTTTTCTGGCCAATAGTGGCGCGCCACTGGCGCGGCGGCGAACTTTAAGCACCATCTGGCAGGCGCCAGATACGGAAAAGCCACGCATAATTGCATTTTTTAATTTCCGGGGAACAGCCATGAATCAAAAATTTTCCACTGCGATCGCGCTTGCAGTCGCCGCTTTGCTGGCGGCGTGCTCCCCTGCGGCACAAAAGCCCGATGTGGCGCAGACCGCCCCGGCCGCGGCATCTGCGCCAGCCGCCCCGACTGAAGACGAGGCCCGCGCGATGGTGGCGTCCGAGCGCATGGCCGAAGAGGCCCGCCTTGAGGCTGCGGAAGAGGCAAAGATCACCGAGCTTGTGCGCGGCATGAACGGGGTGTGGAAGTACGACGCATCGGGCGAAGTCCTGACGATCTTCTCGGGGAAGTCCGGCGTGAACATCCACACATCGGGCCGGGTGTTCGCGACGACGCTCGATAGCGTTGACCTGGAAAACATGGTGGTGAACCTGTCCACGTCCACCCCCAATCCCGGCGACATCATCACGCTGAAGCGAGTCCCGGCCGCTGATGGGAAGACCTACCACATCTCGGCGGCCATGCCGAACGGCGCGGTGTTCGAACTGAGCTTCATCCGGCGCCCCACCAGCTCGGACATCGCCAAGACGGTGAGCCGCGGCGGTCAGCAGATGGTTGCGGCGGCGGCGATGCAGGGTGAAGAGGTGGCCCGGCCTGAGACTCAGCCGGCGAGCGCCGAAGCTCAGGTGCGCTGACGGCGCTTCGCGCTGGTCAGATACCGCACCGCACTGAGCGCCACTCCCATTTCGCGTCTTCCACAAGAGTCCCATACCGGAACTCAACGTCCACACAGCCCGGGATGTCACGTTCAGCTCGCGTGACGATTGGCCCGCGGGCCGGGTGCCCGCTGAACTGTCGAGTCGGCGCGACCCGCTCCCCGGCCAGATTTCGAAATGACACGAACGTCATTTTCATTTTCTTCTGCATGATCAGACCCCGCGGGCGGTTGCTTCGGCGGCCGTCACCAGCTTGCCCGGCGCCCATGCGGCAATCTCCGCGGCGACTTCGGGGATTCGCTCGCCGGCCAGGGCGACAGTGCCCCGTGCTTCGGCCAGAACCCGGCGCGCGGCACGGTCGAACTCCGGGCCGGACGTGAACACGGTCGGGGTCAGGCGGATGCCGTTGCGCACGTTGACGGTGTGCGCAGTCGGCGGGGTGTCGATCAGTTCCATCGCTCGCTCCTTCGCCGATTCGAGTGCGCGCAGCAGGGCGTGCAGGCCATCCGGGGACGTTTCGATCGGCTTGGTGTTCGTGCCGCCGCACGAACCGGCGCGGAAGCCGTAGCGCGAGTCGGTGTAGCCGTGGTCAACCATCGTGCCACGCACCGACTGCAGGCGGCGACAGAAAGCACAGGTGCCCATGTCCAGCACGCGGGCCTTGACTGGCGCATCGGTCACGGCCGGGCGGCGGCCGGTGGATGCCTTGTCCTTCGCGCCTTCGATCAGTGCCTTGAGCGCGGCGGCGGCGGCCAGCACGGTGCGCACTTCGGCGGGGATGGCCTCATCGGTGCCGCGGCGCTTGTGCAGCGCGGCCAGCGACACCAGCCCGGACACGTAGGCCAGCCCATCCACCTTGTACTGTGGGTCCGCCGCGTTGCGGGCCGCTGTGTAGGCGTCGTCCATGCCGGTGGACAGTTCGGCGCGGGCCGCCTTGAACTCTGCGACCGTGACGAACGCGCCATCGGCGCACGCTGACAGGCCGGCCATCGCTGCCGTGCGCTGCACCACGCGGCGCGCGGTGTACTTGATGATGGTTTCGAGGATGGTGGTGGGGGTCATGGTGCAGGTCCGGGGCAGTGGGCGGGTCTTTCGACTCAGTAGGAATATTGTGATCCGAAAATCATGCGGCTGCAATAGCCTGATGAAATAATTTTGGAGTCAAAATTCAGAAGCCTGCTGACTGAAGGAAAAACGCCCCCATGACGCGCAACACCGATTGCGCATCATCCCGGCATGAGAAGCCGCGTGGAAGCCGAACAACTTGGCGTTGACGACCTGCTACGGATTACCGGGCGCTGGTTCGCCACGCGCCGCGGGTCCGTGCTCGGGTGGGACTTCGGCAACGGGATCAGTGACGCGCTGCAGGCGCCGATGACCGCGATCATTGCCGACCGCGTGACCGCCGACCTTCGGGCGGATCTGCCGATCCTGAACCGCATCGGCGGCGACCCTGTGGCCATCTATGAGGTTGACACGTCGAACAACCGGAAAGTCATCATTGCTGAAGTGCTCGGGAAGATCGCCTGGGTGGGAGGAGGCGCCTGATGGTTGCGCGCACACAAGACGATTTCCTCGGGGCCGCGCTGGCGCAAATCAGCCAGTACCCGCGGCTGGCAATGCTGGCGCAGGTGAATGACCCCTGGGTGATGGCGCAGATTCGCGCCGCATCGGCGCAGCTCGCCATGCTGTCGCAGCAAGCGGAGTTGCTGCGGGTCGAACCCTTCATGAAGACGCTGGATTCGACCGTGCTGGCCGACGCAGCGATGCGCGGGATTCTGCCGCTGGCACGCGCCCCCCGTGCTGTGCTGGCCGTGACCAACGGCAGTGACGCCGCCTACACGCTGCAGGAGGGCCGGAAGGTGTCGGATCAGCGCGGCCGGGTGTGGGGGGTCGAGTCGTCCGTCACCGTGCCTGCGCGTGAGGCCGCCACCGTCATCGTGGCGCAGCACGAGCGCCGCACCGTCACGCACACAACGGGCGCCGATCAGCCGTTCTACCGGATCGAGGTGCTGCAGGACCAGCGCCCGGTCTACATGACGGCCGTGGACGTGTGGGACGTGACGCACGCCGCGGCACACGTCCAGTACCGCTACGCCCGCGAGTGGATGAACGTGCCAGCCGATGACCGGGCCTATCAAGTTGAGGTGGACGAACGGCGGCGCATGTGGATTCAGTTCGGCGTGGCGGGCGTGGTGGGCACACAGCCTGTCGCCGGCCAGACGTTCGAGGTCCGGGTGACGGAAACCGAGGGCCGGGTGGTGGATCTGGCCAATGGGGCCGAGTTCGCGCTTGAGTACATTTTCACGGCGGCCGATGCTGCGCTGAAGATGACCCTGACGCAGATGGCCGATAGCGGGTCCGAGCCGCACACCGTGGACGAGCTGCGCGTCATTGCCAGCTACCCGGCGCTCTACAACGACAACGCCGTGTTCCTGGGGGAGTTCGGCGTGCTGCTGCGCCGCAATTTCAGTGGCGTGCGGTTCCTGTCGGTCTGGAACGAACAGGTGCAGGAGAAGGCGCGCGGGGCAAGCGTGGACTGGATCAACACCCTGTTCGTTTCCGGCTGGGTGGGCGGCATGGCGGATGCTGCATTCCAGCGCCGTACTGCCGAGATCATCGGGCGGGCCGATCCGTCGCTCAAGATCCGCTTCTACGATCCGGTGATCGTGCCGGTGCCGGTGGCAATCACCGCGACCGTGGCGGCCGTCCACGACATCGACACCGTGCGGGCGCAGATCCTGTCGCTGGTGCTGCAGCACTTCGGCGATGGTGCGCAGGCCGTGTCAGTCGGGCTGCGGCCGTCGATCAAGTCCTACGCCATCACCAAGCTGCTGAAGCAGTCCGTGCAAGCCCTACAGGATGACCTGGGTGACTTGCATGTCACCGTGACCGTGCCGGCCGGCGTGATGCCTGAGAGCTTCCTGATCTGCACGGCGGACGCGATCACCATCACCCTGTCCCGTGCTGACCATACGCTCGGGCTGGTGAACTACTGACCATGCCTCAGATCGACTCGCACCGCTACAGCTTGCTGTCGCCGCACGAGGCGCCAGACCTTGCGCCGCTGCGCGCCAGCTTCGACTTCGACGATGCCGAGGCCGAACTGAAGTCGCTGTTCATGGCGCTGCTGACCGAGCACATCCGGCCGGCCTTGAACGACTTGCAGACGTGCGGGCTGCCCCACATCGGCAGCGACGAACAGTTCGGGCTTGGCGTGGTCGGCGATGGGCTGTCGCTGTACCGAAGCGGCGATGTTGAGGCCATGCGCTACGTGTGGGAGTCCTGGCGCGCGCGCAACCCGAAGCGCGGACTGCAGATGCTCAAGACCTACCTGCAGTTGACGTGGCCGAACGGGTGGGAGGTGGCCCAACTCTGGCAATCGAAGAGTGCGCCGTACCCGACCGACCTGTCCGACGATGACGACGGAGGCCGGTACCTGACCAGCCGCATCATGGTTTCCTTGTCGTCCGCATCAGTCGGCCGCGAGGACGTGGAGCGAATTATCCCGGCGCTTCGCTCGGTCATCCCGGCGAAGATCCTGCTTTTGATTCGGGTGGCGACACAGTTTTCGTGCGACATGCTGGCCTACCCATGGTGGGGCGGCTGTGACTTCGACTACTTCGAGGGCGAGGTTCGCCCCGACCCTGACCCGGCCTATGCTGCTCGCATTGGGCTGGTGCTGACCGGTGGCGGGGCGTGCGACATGGCCTATTTCGAGGGCCGTGCTACCGCCGATGGATCGGACCCGGTGTTCCGTGGGACGGTGGGGGCCATTCTTGGCGGCGGCGGGTATGGAGTCGGGTATTTCGAGGGGTTGGCCAGCACTGGCGCGAACACAGGCGATCCGGTTTTCAGCCTGAATACCGTTCTTGCCGCTGGCGGCGGTGCGGGCAGTTCGTTTGGGTACTTCGAGGGGTCCGCATCGGCTCAACAGCCGATCGCTCAGGCGCCAGCGGGCGGGGTCATTCTTGACCGCGGGAATATCGTGTTGGACCGTGGTTCGGTCGTAATTGGGTAGAACCCAGATTGGTAGGTGGTCATGAGTGATTTCACGCGAGGCATCGGTTCTGCGCCGTTCGTCCAACTTCGGAAAACTACTGCGGGCGGTAGCGGTGGGATTGGCGGATATGTCGGAGCAGGTCAAAAGACAATTCATTCGGCGCAGGCTATACCGGCTGGCGCCATCGTTCTCGCACAAGGGGCGGTAGCTCTTGGGCGTGGTTTTGTTGTAATCAGCCGGTCGCCGGCCTGATATTTTTGGAGTTTGGTAATGGCAAAGATTCAGACCGCATCCGGTCAACAGGTTGATTTCACAGCGGCAGAAAAAGCCGATCTTCGTCAGACGATTGATGCGGCATCCACGGGCGATGTTACTGCTGTCTCGCTGACGGCTCAGTCGGCGGCTCAGGCTGCCGCTCAAGCCAATTCAGCCATCCTTGGAAAGGCTGATCTGGTCGGTGGGAAATTGCCGGTCGCGCAGATCCCCGATGCTATCCTGGGCGGCTTGAGTTATCAGGCCGTGTGGAACGCCGCGAGCAATTCCCCGGCAATCCCTGTCGCTGCGGCTGAAAACAAAGGCTGGTACTACAAAGTCGGCACTGCCGGAGCCACGGCCGTTGACGGTGAATCGGATTGGGCAGTTGGCGATTGGGTTGTCAGCAACGGAAGCAAGTGGGAGAAGGCCGACCACTCGCAAGCAGTGACGACTCCCGCAGAGACGCTTGACGCTATCAAGCGCATGGACGCGGCGCAGCGTGCAGAAGCTCAATCCCTGGTGTCAGGGTATACGGGTAAAGGCGCCGGCCTGATCATCGCAGTCGCGCCGTTTATAGTCGGTGGATTCTCGGCGTCTGGCGGCTTGATCACGATGCCTGGTGCCGGCACGTGGTACGTCGGTGTCGAGCTGTCGAGCGGCATGGTGCGGGTGCTCCCTCGTCTGGGACACCGGGGCTGGGTGCCCGTCGCGTGCGTCATCTGCACGGCCTCGGCGATCACGTCGCTGCAGCAGATCGCACCTGCTCTGCCTCCCTGCCGGCTGCCGCGCACGATGCGCAAGATCCTCACGGGGTTGCCCGTGAGCGTCGTCGTCATGGGATCTTCGCTTACCGCATCTGGGGGCGGGGCGACCGACTGGCCTGGCATGGTTTTCGGTGCTGGCACGACGGACAAATACAAACTCCCGGTTACTGTCGATTGCAAGTACACAGGCGTTGGTGGCTCGCCCAGCGGCTATCAGCACGCACAGCTAGGTTTTGCAACGGGCAACACAAATTATGGGTTCTCGAACGCAGGCTACAGCCTTGCCGTTACGGCCAAGGCGCCGCCGAACGGGCGCAGCCAGTTATTCAACGGCGTGGATGTCGTTGTCATCGGATGCCTAGCCAATGGCGGCGACTATCGTCTTGAGTTGATCGAGCCGATGATTCGCCAGCTTCGCAAGCGCGGGATTGAGGTCGTGATCGTCACGGACAATCCACAGGGGCCATCGACTGACTACGCAGCGATGTCGTCGGCGGGGCTGTACAGCGATGGACCGGAGCTGCTGCGCATTGCTGACCTCTACGGCGTAGAGATTGCTGACACGGCCGGATACGTTTTCGAGGCGCATATTCGGGCGGGTGGTGTCGGTATTTACAGCGACTCCATCCACCAGGCCGGCGGTATTCCGAGCGGCCCGGCAGCCCTACTGCCGGCAAATGGCCACGAGGCATGGGCGCGTGCAGTGCGCAGCGTATTCCCGGCCAAGTGGGCAGCGGCCACAACGACGACGACTAACAGTACCTGGGCATTCGATTCGACGGCACCAAACTGGTACACCTACGGATCGGCGTCGCAGGCTGTGTCGTCCGGGAAACTTGTCACAACGACGACGACCACGGCATCAGGCACATTTGTCGAGCAAGCGGGAGCCGTGGCTGTCGGCGACACGATCACTGTGACGTATGACAGTGCAGTATCCGGCATCACGTCTGTGCAGCTCGGCGGCCAGGGGCCAGCAGGCTGGAATACCAACGTCGTTGCCGCCACCCTCAATGGCACCGTAGCTACAGTGACGCTGACGGTCACGCAGGCGCACAGCAGAGCCATCGTCCTCTGGTACGCCACTGGCGGCACTGGCACGCTGTCGCTCGACAATGTCTCGCTCGCAGTGACCCGCGCCGGACTGCCACTTGTCACTGACCCGTGCCCAGGCCGCCCCGCCGAGTCTCGACATCTACCCCCGATCCGTGTCGTCACGGACTACAAGATCCCGGGCGATACCTACATCACTCTCCCGGCAGATGAGCGGCAGGTTGTGAGTAGCCAGCCGACGATGGGCACGCTGTCGGCCCACCCGTGGGGTGGTGGATCTTTTGCCCGGAGATTCAGCAGCTCGGTCTCGGCGACACAGGACATGCTGACGCTGACGGTCGGCAAAAAAGCCATGCTGTCTGCCGATTGTGTCGTCGGCATGAGCTTGATTCACTATCGAGAGATCGACGACGGGGCTTGCACGTTCAACGTCAATATCAACGGAGTCCTGAGCAAGTCGATGACAATCTCGGCTGTGCCATTTTCAAACGAGTGGTTTTTCCCGATTTTCACGCCAACTGAACTTAATGCGGCGAGTCCGGCGGGGGGATCGACAAACTCAATCGAAATCGAGGTCACTGCCGGTGCCTTGAAAATCGCGGCGCTCGTCGCCTCGACTGCAGACATCGAGTATTTGCTACCCGAGCAGATCACGTATATCGGCGAAGGATGGGGGGCGAAAGAGTTAAGTCGCAGTGGTCTCCCGGGCCGGTGGACGGACACGATTGGAGACTACGCCGTGGCAAACTGCACCGGCCGCCGCCTGCTGTGGTCCCTCAGTGCAAATCCGGGGTCGAGAATGGTGACGTACAGGTCAGCGCAAGAGCAGCTTGCAAATCAGGCGGTGAGCGGCAATTATCATATTGCCTCGGCGGGCGGCCTACTGTCTCCCGCAAGCAATCACATCGTCCAATGCATCGAGGCCAACGCCGCGGGCAGCCAGCCCACCGGGCATGCGCTGCATCTCGGCGGCGCGATCATCATCAACGATCGCTGATCTTTTACCAGTGAAACAGCATGCCCATCCTGCACACCACTGACCCGATCACCTACAACTTTGCCGAACGCGGGCGGAAGCATCGCGGGGTAGACCGAAGCATTGACCTTCGCTCGCTGACCGCGGCGATCAACTCGCCGGCCACGCAAGAGCGCATCCGTGGCGGCGACATGCTCGGGTACTTCGGGCACTGGCCGCGCCGGGTGTTCGGCATGGAGCCGGGTGAGGGCGGGATCGTTGACGGCGTAGTGGTGTCGCTCGAACCCGCCACGCGCACAGTTTCCCTTTCCATCGACGGCGATGGCAACATCACGCACCAGCAGGCATTCCTTGACACGGTGGACGGCGCGAAGGCGCTGCGCACGATCCGTGCCGGGGCGGGCGGGTTCTCTTCGGCCATCTCGCCGGCTGGCCGCGACACGCCAGCGAAGATCAAGCAGTTCCACGGGTTTGACTGCGTGTACGAGCCGAACTACAACACGAACCGGGTGGCGCCCGTGCTGCTGGATTCCGCGGCCGATGGGGCGATCGATGAACTCGCGCTGCTGGATGACGTGTCCGAGCTGGCGGCGCGCTGTGACACGCGGATGCTGGGCACCATGGCAGCGATGCACGTCCAGTACCAGCACATGCGGGAGGCACTGGCTTTCCAGTGCCAGCAAAACGACGTTCTGGTTTCCCGGCTTGCGGCGGCGGGCGGGCGGGCGCCGGCGCTGCTGGATTCCGTCATGGCCGTGCCTGGGCGGCGCGACCTTGACGCGCTGGCCCGCCTGCAGTCCTTCAAGTCCATGCCGCTGGTGCCGCTGGCAGAGATGCCGGAAGCTGAATCGAGCGGGCCGCGGTGCGCCGAAGCTGACGCGCTGGCCGTGATGCAGCGCAGCCGGGGCCGCTGATGCCTCAGATCGAAACCGCGCAGAACATGCGCACGCCGATCCATGCCGGGTTCGGGAGGCTGCTGCAGCAGTGGCACGCGGAGCTGATCGCGGACACGCCCGGCGTGGCCGAGTACAAGGCCCGCCCATTCGCAGAGGCTGCGGCGTGGGCGCCGGGGCGGATGAGTTCGGCCGTCATGGAGATCATCAGCGCAATGCGGAAGGATGACCCGCTTGGCACCGACCTGCCGCGACCACGCATCCCACGCCTGATCGTCACGGCGGATCGCAGCTTTGTCCCGACGCCCAGCGAAGTGACGCGCCAGACCGTCGAGTGGGTGTACTGCCGAATCCCGGACGACCCGAAGCGCCGGATTTTTCAGATCCGTGTGCCGCGCTTTGACATCAACATGCAGTTGGTCATCGTCGCTCAGGAGTGGCACACGGCGCACTCGCTCGCCATGCAGCTCTACGCCTTCCTGGGACAAATGGAGCATCGGCGATTCCAAGCCGAGTACGTGCTGGCCGGCATCCCGCAACGCTGGCCGGTGATGGTCGAGACGCCGGAAATCATCGCCACGCCGGAATCGGAGTCCGGGCCGAACCTGACCATCATCCGGTGTGACCTGAACTTGCGATGCGGTGCGCCGATGCTGCGCTACCCAGCGCACGGGGCGCCGGATGCTGACGGCAAGGGCGCAGGCACCCTTGACGACCCGGACGGCTTCATCGGCATCAACGCCTTCGATCTGGTGGAAGTCATCGGTGTTCCCGGTGGTGAGCTGATCGTGATGCCGGTGGCTGCCAGTGAGTGAGGCCGCCAGCACGCAAATGATCCGGGTGAACGTGGCCGGATTCGCCGATCGCCCGGCTTCGCTCTACGTCGCCCTGGACACGGGTACCGGCATGGTGGTCGCGGCATCCGTGCGGGACCACGCGGACGACCGCAAGCCGAATTTCCTGCACGTCACGAACATCGAAGCGGACCAGCATCGGGACATGCTGGTGACGGAAGAGCACTTGGCCGATGCCATCGCCGCGTACTTCAGCGCCGCCAGCATGGGGCGGCTGGTCATCCGGGAGGGGGCGCTTCGGGCCGATCCGAAATCGCGCCTGGAGCGCGACAAGATCGAAGAGCGCGGCATCAAGTACCGCGTCCACCCGGATGCGACGAATGCGCAGGTGGCGATGCTCTATGCGTGTTATGCGGCAAAAAAACAGGCTGATTCAAGCAAGTCGAGTGCATTTCAGCGTGAATTCATGGGGCTGATCGAGTCGATCTACTGAAAAGCGCGGATTTATGCCTTCATAACAACCGTCCAAATGGACATGATGCGTGCATTGAAAACGAGGCACGCATGACCGTCCGCTACACCACCGCCGCCGCTATCCCCGAAATCCTGTGCGAAGAGGGGGAGTCCATCCACTGCAGGCCGGCAATCAACCCCCTGCACTTCGGCACGCCATTGGACGAACAGGTTTCACTCGGCGTGTCTGCCTGGGTGGCTACGCCGGCAGGCTCGCCGACCGCCTACCCGGACCTTTCCCATGAGGGCGCCATGCGCCAAGCTGCGACCGCGCTGCTGATCGAGGCGGCCACCACGCATGTGACCATCTCGCACGCCAGCACGGCGCGCAGCGAAGCGCGGTGGCGCCGACTGGCCACCGGGTCGGTGGTGCTCGCCACCGAAGCCGGCGAACTGGTCGGCGTGGCCGTTGTCGCCTACGGGTTCGAGCTGGTCTGCCTGACCGCCAGTTTCGGCGGCATCCCGGCCATCACCTCGGGGCTGACGGATCGGCAGGTTGTCGAAGGCTTTGGCCTGCCGCTGGCGTCGATCACGCGAGCGCGGGAAGAGCTGTACCGCTTCACACGCTGCTGACGGCAACGGGCGGAAAATCGCCCCCCCGCACACTCGCACGGCTTGGGCACGATCCGGGGATCAACCGCCCGGATTCCAAGCCATGCCGCAAGCCATCGAAGTATTCAACCCGAAGATCACCGAAGTTGGCCGCGCTGCTGCCATCTCGCAGAGCGGTAGCGGCTTGCGCGTCAAGATCACGCATGTCTCTCTCGGGTCCGGTCGCTCGGACACAGATGCGACTGGCGCTGCGGCCACCGACCTGATTTCCCGCGTCGAAACTGTCACCATCGCAGGCGGATCGGCCGGCCCGGACAGTTTCCGGGTGTCGGTGCTGTTCGGTGCGGCGGCTACGCCCTACACCGCCACCGAAGTCGGCTTCTGGATGGGTGACCCGGCCGCGGGCGGCAAGCTCTTCGCCATCTGGTCCACCACCGACCCGCTGCGCACCATCTCGCAGCGCAGCCGCGGACAGTACGTGATGGCCTTCGGCATGGCCTTGTCCGGCATCCCTGCCGGCTCCATCGAAGTGACCGTAGACCCTGGCGCGGCCGTCGCGCTGGCCCTGATCGGTTCGCACGAAGGCGCCACGGACCCGCACCCCCAGTACGCCACCAAGGCGGCGCTGCAGGTGCAGAAGCACACCGCGGGCAGCACAGCCGGCGACGGCACGGCGTACACGCTGGCCGTGACACCGCCAATCGAGGCGCTGCAGCCATTCACCCGCGTGCATTGCCAGTTCCATGCAGCGGCCACCGCCGACATGCCGACCCTGAATGTGTCCGGCACCGGCGCACGCCCGTTGCAGTGCTACAGCCAGACCGGCCAGAAGGTCGCGGCCCCGGCGCGCGCCATCGCAGCCGGGATGCTGGCAGACGTGGTGTATGACGGTCAGGACTGGATTCTGCTGACGCGACTCCCCACGTCCACCACTCCCGCCGTGGACGCGGCTTCTGCCACGTCATCGCCCGCGTTCGGCGGCGGCACCGGCACCGAATCCGACCCTTACATCATTGCCCCGTCCATCGGCGCCCCTGGTGCTCAAGGCGTCAAGCTCGCAACGCTCACGATTCCCGGCCTGCCGGCTGGCGACTTCATGCCCGTGGCCGACCTCAACGAGTCGGCGAACGGCGGCCGGTACACCGCGACGAACCGCGTGGTCGGCGGGTCCGGCGCGCTGGTGTTCGACCTGATGTTCTCGGACTCGCCTGTGAGCGCCATCGGCGCCACGCGGGATCTGCTGATGAAGGTGGGCGACCTGTTCATCAAGCATCGCCGCACGATCACGAATGCTACCGTCACCCTGGCGCCGACGATCACCAGCCCGGCGAACGGCGCCACGGCGAGCGGGATCACCCCCTCGTTCACGACCAGCGCCTACGCCACCAGCGGCGGCGCCGACACCCACAAAGCCACGGATTGGGAGGTGGCTACCACGGCAGACTTTGGACCGTCCATCGTCTTTGCATCCACCGGCGACACCACGAACCTGACAGCGTGGACGATCCCCGCGGCGCTGGCCTACGGCGCCACCTACTACGTCCGGGCACGGCACAAGGGCGCCACGTCCGGCGCTTCCACTGACTCGCCGACCATCGCCTTCACCACCCCGGTCCAAGTTACCACCGTCCGGCCGTCGATCACCACGCCATCGGCCAGCGCCACGGGCGTGAGCTTGACGCCGACGATCACATCGGGGCCGCTGCAAGTCAGCTCAGGTGCTGCAACGCACCTGTCGTCGAGCTGGGACGTTGCCACGGACGCCGGGTTCCTGAATATCGTTTCCGGCACGCGCGATAACACGAACGACCTCACGGCCTGGGTGCCGGGCGTGGCGCTGTCGAACGACACCACCTACTACGCCCGCGTCAAGCACGTCTCCGTGTCTGGCGGCGCGTCCGGCTGGTCCGATTCCGTGTCGTTCCGTACCGTAGCGGCGGCGGCCATAACTCGCCCCGCCATCACCACGCCAACCACTGGTGCGACGGGATTCACGGGCGCGCTGGCGAGTTCGGCATTCGCCGTGACAAACGGCAGCGATGCGCACGCGAGTTCGAGTTGGCAGGTATCAACTGACCCGGAGTTCCCGAACACCGCCATCGTCTCGACCGTTTGGGCCAGTGCGACGGCGAAAACCCAGTGGACGCCCACCGGGTTGCAGCCGGGGGCGACCTACTACGCCCGCGTGCTGCACATGGGCCTTAGCCTGCCAACTTCACAGTGGTCCGCGGCGGTGACCTTCACTGCGATGGCTGTGACCACGCCGACCGCGCCAGCCATCGGCAGCGGATCGGCCGTTCTGCCTGGCGCGACGGTCACGGGCGCAGTGTTCGGTGCCACCGGCACCGATCCACACCACGACACGGATTGGGAGCTGTCCACCAGTCCGACGTTCTCGCCCCTGTCGGGATCGTCATCGCTGGCCGACACCGTGAACCTGACCGCGTGGGCGATCCCGGCCGGCCTGACCCCCGCCACCACCTACTACCTGCGCGCCCGCTACCGCTCCGCCAGCGGCGTCGTTTCGACCTACAGCTCGGCCACCAGCTTCACCACTTCGGCGATGGCCACGACGAACACGCCGGCACTGACCGCCCCCGCAGCCGGCGCGCTGGCCACGAACCCGCCTACCCTGACCACCAGCGCGTTCGGCGTGAGCACGGGCACCGACACGCACCAGATGACGACGTGGCAGATTGCCCGCGATGCAGCGTTCACCGACATCGCGGCAAGCTCCATCGGAGACACGGCAAACCTGATCACCTGGGCGCCATCGGCGGCGCTGGCCGCTGGCGGCACCTACTACCTGCGTGCGCGACACAAAGCCGCGGCGGCCGGCTGGTCCGCCTACAGCGCGACCGTGACTGTGCAGGCTGCGGCGGCTCCGCAAACGGCCGTGACCTCGATCCTGACGCCGACTGCCGACCAGATCGGATTTGCAGGTGAAGTGACTACCGCACCCTTCGCGCTCACCAGCGGAACGGGTGTTCACAGCTCTACCGACTGGCAAATCGCTGCTGATGACACATTTGCCGCCGTGCTTTACGCGAGCATGAACGATGCCGTCAACAAGACATCTTTCCCAACGGCAGGAATTTCCGAATTGACGCCAGGTGGTTACTACTATGTTCGGTCACGGCACCGTGACGCCACATTCGGAGCGGCTGTGCAGTATTCCGCCCCGGTGAGGTTCCGTCGCATGAAAACGTTGAAGCCGACGATCACCAGCCCCTCAGGTGGCGCCACCGGGGTGGCGCTGAATCATGAACTCACCTCATCAGCTTTTGCTTCGGATGGGGTTGACTCACATTCCAATTCGGAGTGGGTTGTTTCTGCAAGTCCGTCATTCTCTCCTGCAATTTTAGAGCATACCGGCGCCCAGAGCCTGACTGCTTTGCCACTTTCTGGCGCGTCGTCGTCTGGCACTTATTACGCCAAAGTCAGGCACGTCGGGCTATACGGCGGAACCTCTGATTGGTCGGCGACAATCAGCTTCACGACAGCCGGAGAATTCGGTACTGCGTGGACACAAAAAACATTCTCTGCCAGCACTGGCAGGCTATATTGCTGCGCGGCAGCCAATGGCGTTATTGTCGTCGGCGGATATGCGGCGATGGGTGGCGGTGGTGCGGCGCCTGTTAGCTACTCAACTGACGGCGGCGCCAATTTCCTGCCGGCCGTCGGCATTCCGGCAAGTGGTGCCACTGGCGCCAATTACGCGAACAGCCTGATATTTGTCAACGGCAAATTTTTCGCAACAATAACCCCGCTGAGTATTTACTCATCCGTCGATGGGATAAACTGGGTGCTAGTAAATAGCATGGCGAGAGTTGGCAGGCTTATAACGGATGGCGTTCTAATTCTCGGCGGGTACTCTGGAACGACCTACGCGATAAAATACTCTTCCGACTTTGGAGGGTCTTTTACTGACACATGGACGCCGTCCGGCGTATGCGGCGGGATTTGCTATGCGGCGGATATTGACCTTTTTGTAGTCAATCTTGGTGGAAATTTTTACACTTGCTCGGACGGTATTAGTTTCCGTATTGGATCATCCTCAGGATCACCAGTTACGGCAATGCGAGATGGAGTGTACCGAGGCGGAGGCGTATTCCTGGCGATGAGTTCAGGTGGGCTTTTGCGTTCAATCAATGGTGTTGATTGGGTGGTTGTGGCATCATCGGCGATTGGGTCAAATAGACCAAGCTGCGCTCACTACATGAATGGCTCTTGGTACCTTGTTGTCAACCAAGGAGTTTCTGGGTATCTACTGCGAAGCGTCGATGGTGGATTGACATGGGCAAATATTTTTGCATTTGACGCAATGGGTATTGCTTATGGCTTTGCTGACCATAATGGGAAGTTGTTTTGTGTTGGTGCCAGCATCATACGGACTCCAACTACCGTAACCAATGGCGACGGTACTACTACCACCACGTATGCTGATACTTACTATCCGGCTTTGGCCTACTGTGCGCCATGACTACTGAAAGCCATTCTGGTCTTTTTTTGGCCATTCGTAGGTTTGCCGACTCAACACCGCCGTGGGGTGCCGCAATCAGATACCGGACGACACCCGGCGACCGTCTTGACCTCATGGGGGTATCTGGGCGGGTGTACGGCACGCCGGGCGAGTGGATGGCAATTCAGGCGGCAGCCGGGCTTGATTCGCCTGAGCTTCCGTTGCCTGAAATGGAACTTATTCTTCCCACGCCAACACAGCTCGCTGCCATGAAGGCCGCGGCCGGGTATACAACTTGATGGCCGAAGAGAAGAACCCGGCCAGCGTCAACACGCCAGCAAAGGCTGTAGCAGAAGCGAAGCGGCGGGCGGTTGCTGACCGTGATCAACGACTGGCGGCCGGCAAGGGCGCGGGAAGCCAGATCCTTGCGCCTGCGGACATCGGCGGCAAGTACGACTCGGGCCGCCAGCTCGAAACGACGCTAGGCGGCGTTCGGCGTGCCGTCACGAACGACGATCTGACCCGCTACGCCGCGAGCGTGAAGCGGCTCGGGTCGAAGTTCCGCGGCGGCATCACGGCGCGCGAGGTGATCAATCTCGCCACGCCGGATCGGCGCCAGCGGGCATCGTCGCAAATCCACCATGCCGTGCCGCTGGAGTCCCGCGGCGCGAGGCTGCACGTCACCACGAATGCGGCGCCGGGCAGCAAGGCGCTGCGCCACCACATCCATCTCGAATTCTTGGACATGTCGGCGGCCACGGCCAGCCCGAAGCCGGTCACGGCGCTCGCAAAGCTGGTGGCGGAGGGCGGGTTGAAATTCGACTGCGACTGCCCGGACCACCGCTATCGCTACCGCTTCATCACGACAGCGGGCGGGTTCAACGCGGGCCGCCCTGAAACCGGCTACCCGAAGCTCACGAACCCGGAACTGACCGGGGTGGCGTGCAAGCACGCGCTGCGTGTCATGCAGTCGCTCACCCGCCCGTCCGCTCTGCACCGCAAGATCGCGCAGATGATCGAGCACGAACGCGAGCGCCTGGAGTCCGGCGACAAGGCCAAGGCGGTGCGGGTGACGAAAGCCGAAGCAGAAGCCATCGCCAAGGATCAGGCAAAGGAAATCGGGTGGAAGCGCAGCGCCGTCGAAAGCACGGCCGAACGGAACACCCGGCTGGCGCAGCAGCGGGCCATGAAGGCGGCATCGGCGGCGCCAGCAGCGCGCGGCGGCGGTTCCCCGCACTCGACCGTCACACAGGCTCAGAAGGCCGCCATGGTTCTCGACCTCAAGAAGCGGGTCGGCAAGATGCTGGCGGCCGGCATCATCACCCAGAAGCAGGCGACCGCCATGCTGAAAAACGTCCCGTGAGTCCCGCCAATGCTGACCCAAGTACCCGCCGCAATTTCTTCAGCTTCGCGCCTTGTTGTGCTGCGACACCCGAATTCCTTCCCGTGCAGCGTGTGGCGCAAGGTGTTCACCCGCACTGAGATTGACCCTGCCACGGGACAACCCGGCACGCTGGGCGGGATGCCGACGCTGGGCGGCATGGAAGTGCTGACCGGCACCGATGAAGCCGAATTCGAGTACCAGCCGCTCGGGGACGGCCGGGCGATGTTCTTGGGGCGCTACCAGCCGGATGATTTACTGGAGCGCGGGAACGCCACGCTGCAGCAGGTGGAACAGCGGGCGCTGGTGGAGTCGCTGGCAGAACCCGGCGATGCCGGTAGCTTCGCAGTGCAGACCGGTGACCTTGTGGCCATCCTGCCGGGGATGGGCGTGGTGCTGGCGTTCTCGGTGGAGCGCCGGAACGGGGTGATCGGGATTCCCGGCTACCCCAGCGAGGTGATCCTGTCGCCGCGCGACGAACTCGACCAGCTCACGCCGTTCATGCCCGGTGACATCGTGCCGGTGGAGTGACTTCCGGTTTTGCCCCTAAAAATGAGGGGCCAGAAAGCCGGAAGTTCCGGGTCACGAAGCCTGATCTGTCGGCCCGGCCGCTGGCGGCAGAACCTGCAAGTCCCTCGGGATCTCATCGACCGACTTCGCCGCGCTGATCGCCGCGGCCAGGGCCGCCGCCCGCGATTCGATGGCGAATACGGCCGCGCCGATGTCGGCATGGACCTTCGCCACGTCAGCCGGGCGCAGGTCGTGCCGGCGCGATCGGCTGAACACGATGCGCGCTGCGCCGATGAATGCCGCCATGGCTGTCCGGCTCGCCACATCCATCGGGGCAAGGCTGAATTCGTCCGCGCCGAATCCGGGCACGGTCGCAATTACGCCGGCCTGCAGCGCAGCGATGCGATCCGCCGCGACTGCTGCCACGGCTTCCGCCTTTCGCTGCGCCAGGATCGCCGCGCGGTGGTCAGACTGCTGCATCTCGACCGTGATGGCGTTGCCGTCGTGGCCCTCGATCGGCTCGAACATTTCGCGCACGGTGTAGACGCGGTGAATCCGGCCGTCTTCGCGCCGCACAGGGTCGCCCTCTTCGATGCGCTGGAACTCGCCGCACGCCGGGCGCTCGGTTTGAACCAGCCGTTCGAGGCCCGCGGCGGACAGTTCATCGTCGCTGGCGCTCACGGTCACGCCGGGGAACGCTGCTGCCAGCTCTTGCGGCGTGATCCCTCCTTGGGCCGGGTGGAAAAAAATTTGCTTGCGCTGCATGGTGTGGTCCTTGTTGGCCATGTGTTACGGGGTGATGACGATTCCGCCAGCGGAGGTGACGCCGGATGCGTTGTAGCCGGATGCCGCCAGCGTCCCGCCGCCATCTGGGGCAATGGACTGCATCGCCCCGAAGCCGGTGGATGCAAGCGTTGTCCATGTGGCGCCGTTGTCCACGGACTTGATGACGACGCCATACCCATTCGATGAAGACGCGGAAAGGCGGCCCGCGGCGTAGAACAGGCCGTCCACGATCTGCACGGCGTTCAGCCGGCCATAGCCGGGTGCGGAGGTGGTCCACGTCGCGCCATCGGTAGACCGGGCCACGAAGGCGTTGCCGGTGGCCGTGTCGGACCCGGACACGATGAACGTGCCGTTCCCCCAGCACACGTCATCCATGGTCTTCCCGGTGACACTGTAGGCCGCTGACCACGCGATACCGTCCGACGATTTGTAGACCGTGGCGCCGGCTGCGCACAGGAATAGATCCAGCTCTTGCGAGTAGCAGAAGGACGCCCGCACGGTGGTGGATGCCGACGCCGTGATGGACGCGCCTTCGGTCCAAGTTGCACCGCCGTTGGTGGACGTGATGACGTTGCCGGACTGCGCCATGCCGACGATGACGGCGCCATCGGTGGCGAAGTCGGTGGGCCGGCAGTTGATCGCGGTGGCTTCCGTCCAGACTTCGCCATCGGGCGAGGTGAGCACGGTGTAGGTGGCGGCGGCGGATCGCCGGGCGGACGCGATGAACTTCCCGGCCAGGAAGCTGACGTAGCAGAACATCCCGATGGCAGGCACGCTCACAACTGTTTGCGTGGCGTAGTCGCTCGCTGAAACGACGGCCGTTCCCGCGCCGGACACGCTGCCGCTGGCGTTGTAGCCGACCGAAACGAACCGGCCGTTGCCGTAGGCAATGCCGGACTGGAATCCGAACGACATGGACCCGTTGAGCTTGCGCGTTGTGGCGCTGATCAGCCCCTTGGTCGTGAACGAGACTGCTGCCGACCAGTCCGAGAAGCCGCCCGCGGCGCCCTTGTGCCGCACCTTCGCGTAGTAGACCGTCAGGGCCGCCGCGCCGGTCATCAGCGTGGACACCAGATCGACCGCGCTGGTGGTGGTCATGATCGGCGCGGAGAAGTCGGCATTGGGCGACACCAGCCATTCCGATGCGGCGTGCGTGTCGGTGCCATCGGCCGCGAAGGCGGATGACGTGATCGGCGCGCTGCGTGAAATGCCCGTGGTCGCAGTCTTCGGGCTGGTGATCGTGGGCTTTGTGACCTTGACCGCCTTGAACCGAATCGGCGTGGAGTAGAGGGACCAGCCGATTGCCGTGCCGCGGTACTGGACGCGCACGAAGTAAGTGCCGCCGCCCGTCAGGCCGGTGAGCGCGGAGAACGGCAGGGTCACGCGGTTCACGGCATCGTCCATGCTCGCCGCGACCACGCTCAAGAATGCCTCATCGGTGGCGATCTGCCAGTTCGTGCGGTCGTGCGTGTCGGCGCTGCCGGTGGCCGTGAACGCCGTCGCCGTGATCCGCCCACCGAAGCCGGCTTGATCCTGGGTCGGCGAGGTGATCGCGGGGCGCTCGATGACAGGCGCCGCCGCGGCCGTGACGGTCACGGGCGCACTGAAGTCGGACCATGCGGTATTGGCCCCCTTGTGGCGGGCGCGCAGGTAGTGGGTTCCCGCGGGCAGTGCGCTGCCGGGCGTCCACGCAAGCAGATTCGCCGTGTCGTTCGCTGCTTCCACCTGCACCACGGCAAACGCTGGGTCAGTTGACACCTGCCACGTCGTCATGTGGTGGGCGCCAGCGCCTGCAGATCCGCTGTACGGGCCGGTGCGCAGGGTAGGCGGGTTCGTGGCCAGCGCGCCGGCCGCGGGGGCGGTCAGGGTCGGCGCGACGGTCGTGGGCGTGGCCGCCGTGGTGAAGCTCAGGGCGTCCGAGTACCCGGACACGACGCCGCTGGCGGAGCGGTAGCGGGCGCGCAGGTAGTAGGTGGTGGCGGGGGTCAGGCCGGCCGGGATCGCCCACGCGGTCAGGTTCGCCCGGTCGGCCGCCGATGACGCTGCCGAGAGCGGCGAGAAGTTCGATGCCGCCGACAACTCCCAATCGGTTTCCTGGTGGGCGCTGGCGCCAGTTGCCGTGTAGGCGCTGCCGGTGGCCGTCGCACCAGCCAGGACTGCCGACGTTCCGCCAGCGATGCTCAGAACGGGTTTTGCAACAGCCAGCGCCGTGAACGATACCGTGGGCGAGAACGCCGAATCCGGCAGGGTCTGGCCGTGGTGCTTGACGCGGGCGTAGTAGGTCGCGCCCGGCTGCAACCCGGTGGGCGTCCACTGGGTTTTCGCCGTCGCGCTGTTGTTCGTGCTGGCGGCCAGCGAGCCGAAAAGCGGGTCAGTGGACAGATGCCAAGTGCTGCCGACGTGCGTATCGCTGCCGACCGTGACGCTGAAGGCCGCGCACGTCAGTGGCGGCAGGACGCCGGACGCACCTGGGGTCGGCGAGGTGATGGCCGGCTGGCGGATCGCCGATGCTGCGCTGGTGGCGAACGCCACGGTGTCGGACCAGACTGACGGGCCAGACTGCGCGCCGCGGTGCTTGACGCGGGCGTAGAACGTGGTGCTGTAGGCCAGGGGCGTGCTGGGCGTCCACGAGGTCAAGGCGATGGCGCTGTCGAGCGTTGCCACCACGCTGGCGAACCCGGCATCGGTGGCGATTTGCCACGTACTTCCCTCATGGGTGTCGGTGCCCGTGCTCACGCCGAATGCGCTGGTGGTGATCGCAGGTGAGGCAAGATTCCCTGCCGATCCATCCGCTGGCGAGGTAATGACCGGCTTGGTCGTCACGGCGCGCGCATGGGTCGCGAACGACGTGGCGGGCGAGTAGGAGCCGGACCCCGAGTTCAGGCCGATGTGCCGCGCCCGGACGTAGTAGGTGGTGCCGTAGGCCAAATCAGCCGGCGCTGTCCAACTGGTCAGATTCACGGAATCGCCGGGTGATGCTGCGGCAAGCAGGGAGAACGACGGGTCGCTGGCCACCTCCCAATCCGTGGCTTTGTGGGTGTCGGCGCCGCCGCTGGTGGCGTAGGCGCTGGTCGTGAATGAGGGGGCCAGCGGCGTTGCTGCAGCACCGTTCACGGGCGAGGTGATCGACGGGGCGACGGTCACGACGGCGGTTGTGATCGTGCGTTCGTGGACGATGTAGGCATCGCCGATTTTCAGCCTGCATTCGGAAATCGTGCCGATGGCGCTCACAGGCGAGTCCGAGAACATCAGGTCGAACACCAGCGCGCCGGACCCATTGACAACGTGGTTCGTCACAGCGAATCGGCCGCCGTTTTCGGTCTGGTTTAGGTCGGCCACGGGCATGAAGTCGCCAGCCGGCAGGCCGGGCACCGTGATCGTGGCGATCTTCACGCCGATGGTGCCGGGGGCGCCGATGGACTGCGCCAGGGCAAACGGGTTATCCGCTGACCCCGTGCCGCCGCCAAACGCTGGCAGCGACGTGACGGCCGATGCGCTGAAGGGGGCCGATGCGGATGACGGCAGTGCCGTGACCATCACCCAGTCGGCACCATCGAAAACGAAGTCGGCCAGGATGCCGGCCGGCAGATCCTCTACCCGTGGGGCGACCTTCTGGCCGGTGACGCTGTAGAGCTTGATCGGCTTCGCGCCCGTTCCACTCACGTTGAGCGTAGGCGCAGTGGACTTCGCTGCGGCGTGCAGATGGAGCGCCACGCGGTCGAATCGCACCAGTGCAGGCAGGGCGGGGGAGATGGCCAGATCGAAGGCAGCGCCATCCCCGGTGGTCGGCCCGGACTGGTGCGCTCGCCACTGGTCGGCGGCGATGGCGAGATACTGGCCGTGTGGATCGGGCTTGCGGGTGTGCAGCTCGATGATGTCGCGGGTTGCTGATGTACCCGAGTCCACCGTCATGGTGAACGATCCAGCCGCAGCTTGGTTCAGGGTCATGCTGACCGTCGCGGCGTAGGGGAGGCGGGACCGCACCGTGACGATCCGGGCATCCAGCGTGCTGGACCACACCGCGATCAGCTTCCCGCCCACGTCCGGGTGCCCGAACCACAACCCAAGCTCTGTCGCGGTGTAGGGCGTGCCAGCGGCGGGGAACGTGCCGACAACGTTGAAGGAATCCGTGCCCACGGTCCCCGGATCGACTGGCACCGTCTCGACCCTGTGCTTCAAGTCGGTCATGCCGGCGCCGGTCGCGTCCGAGTCATACCGCCCATCGCCGAGCGAGATGTGGGTGATGTCTAGCTCAAGGCCGTCACCATTCTGGGTGATAGCAGCCGCCCGGCCTGCCGCCGTGATCTTGAGCTGTAGGGTTTCGATTGCCATGCTGGTTTCCCGTTCCGATCCGGGATCGTGCTTGAGCCGACAGGGGCGAAACGCGCCCGTTTTTCCCTGTGCGCCATAGGAAAACCAGCCCCCTGGAAATTCAGACGCCTCTTGCAAACTCTGGTTCACCGGTCCCTGAGGGGCCGTCAATTTCCGCCCGCAAGGGCATTTCTCTGGAGCATCGCAATGTCCCGTACCGCCATCAAGCCCAGCAAGGGCGTCTATTCCGGTTCCGCTGTCCCGACCCTGACCCCCAGCTCGCCCGACGCGATCTACTACCAGATCAGCCCGGCCGGCGCGCTCCTGGGCGAGTTCTTCTGGGACAACACGAACGGCGTGTGGGTCATGAAGCCGGAAGCCGTCGCTTCGGCCAACTGGACCGCCATCCCCGAATTCGGCTGGGTCGGCGCCCACAACTCGACCGACCACTACGGCGAGCCGGCCTACACCACGCTGTCGGATGCCGGCACCGCCATCCTGTTCTTCGGTGTGGACGCCATGAGCACCCAGCCGCTGCTGTTCACGATCGTGGACAAGCTGACCGGCGACACCGTGGCCACCGGCACGTTCCCGACCGGCGTGCGCCGCGCGACCGCCGAGCAGTGCAACCTCGTGGACGAGCTGGGCGATCCGGTCACCTCGTTCAACATCGCCAACGGCTCGGTGGTGCAGCTCGCCGCCATCCCGTCGAACGGCTATGCCAGCGCCCCGGCTGACGGCTACGGCTTCAGCGCCGAAGGCCGCATGGTCTACGGCGGCTGATTGAAAGGTGAATGATGGTGGCCCGTACCCTCATCGACTGCAACTGCGGTCAAAGCCAGCGCCGTGACGACCATAGCCGCGAGAGCTGCTGTGGTGGTTGCAGCGGTGGCGGTGAGTGCTGCGGCCCCATCACGGTCGGCACCTACGTTGCATCGCTTCTTGCGGTGGCGGCGGTGTCGGCCATCTGCACCAGCCTGTACCTAGCCGTCAACATGGGCGGCTTCAAGTCGGCCTGCAACAACTGGTAGGCCGATTGCTGCTGTGCGTTCCGGCCTGCGGGATCTGGCGTCCGCGGGCAAGGGGATAGAGATGTCAAATTGGTGGATCAAGCAGTACCGGGCCTGACACGGAGCGGTACGCCGGCAGATGGCCGCCTTTCGGGGCGGCTTTTTTTCGCCTGTGCATGGCGCCGCCAATGGAAAACGACCCCGGTTCGGCGAGCGAGCGGGCCGGCACCATGGCGGTATGAATCCGGCTGCAATCCTTCTGCGGGCGACCTACGCCCAAGACCTCACCCGCTTGCTGGTCGAGCTGTCAACGCTGACTGGACCGCTTGCCACGGTCAAGCGCGTGACGCTCGCTGGGCGGATCTGCGAAGTGCTGGCGAAGCTGGGCGCGACCGCGCAAGGTGCCGCACCTGTGGTGCCGCCACCGCCCCCTCTGCCTGACGCCGATGACCCGAACGACGATCCGGCGCAAGCCTACGAACCTGTCGGCGAGGCCCGCGGGGCACGCGCCGCGCTCTACTCGTTCGACCCGAACCGCAAGCCGGCGCAGCGCCGACGCGAGAACGCCGCGGCCGTTGCGCTGCTGAAGAAGATCCAATCCGGCGAGATTGCCCCGGATGCGGTCACGGAAGAGCACCGCGCAGTGCTGGCGAAGTACAGCGGGAACGGTGGGAACCTGACGGATGAGGACGGCAAGAAAGGCTCGCCGTTCGAGTATTACACCCCCCTGCCTGTTGCTGAAGGGACGTGGCAACTGCTGCGGGAAATGGGGTTCTCTGGCGGGCGCGTGCTTGATCCATCGGCCGGCACAGGCATCTTCGGGGCCAGCGCGCCGAAGGATTCGGTGGTTGACGCAATCGAGCTGTCGGGCGCGTCCGGGGCGATCAACCAGATTGTCAACGGCGGCCCTGGGTACAAGTGCCGAACGGCCAGTTTCGAGGAAATCGCTGCGCGCGAGGATGACGACACCTACGATGCCGTCATCACCAACGTCCCGTTCGGCGATGCATCCACGCGCGGCGCCAGCAAGCTCAAAGATCCGCGCTACCAAGATGAGAGCCTGGAGGGCTACTTCATTCTCACCGGCCTGCGCAAGCTCAAGCCGGGCGGGTTCGCCGCGTTCATCGTGCCTGAGCGGGTGGTGTCCGGCCGGGATGGCGCCGAATCGCGGGTCCGCATGGCTGCATCGCGCATGGCCGAATTCCGTGGCGCCTACCGCCTGCCTTCAACCCTGTTCGTGACGGCCGGCGCGGAGGTGATCACCGACATCATCGTATTCCAGAAGCACAGCGCCGGCACGCGAGAGAAGGTGCGCGAGCTGGTGGCGGAAGGGCGCCAGGACGTGCTCAAGAAGGCGAACGTGCTGTGGGAGGAGTTCCTTGATGGCCGGTACTTCGCTGGCGAGGGCAGGAAGTTCGTCATGGGCGAGTTCATCCCGAAGAACCCCGAAAAGTTCCGCGACGTGAACCGCGTGAAGTCGGACAAGTCGCCCGCCGACGTGGCCCGGCTGCTGACCAAGTTCGGCCCGTCGCGGATCGACTTCGCCGAGTTGGATGCCGTCGAAACCCTGCCGATCACGTACAGCGATGGCGACACGATGCAGCACGACGGCCTGACGCTGCAGTTGCGGGCGGGCGAGTGGGTGCCGATCCGATCCGATGCGCCGAAGTTCGATGCGAAGCGCCCCGAGACGTTCGGCGCCTACCCCATGAATGCGTTCGATGCCGGCCTGACGTGGGAAGAAGTGGATTCCTTCGTGTCCACGCTGCGCAAGACCGGACGATCGGAGCAGATTCCTTACTGGATGCACGCGCTGTGGGTGGAGATTCAGCGCGTCAGCCCGGACAGTCGGGCGGCGGCATGGGGCGCTGTCCTGGTGGGTGCGGCGGCCGAAGCCGCCTTCGCGTTCCACCAGCAGCAAGAAATCGGCTTTGACTACACCCGCGAGTACCCGAAGCTCACGGCGGCGATGGAGGCCACGGCCGCCGATGCCAGGGCGGTGACGGTCGGTGGCGCGGCGCGCAGCGCGCTGCAGTTCGCCCGCACGCACTACAGCAAGCGCAGAGGGTTCGACTCCGCATGGCGCGGCGACGTGGCAAGTGGGCAGGCGGACAACCGAGGCAGCGCCGAGCTGTTCAGTGCGGCGCGCTACCGCCTGGGGTCCGTGTTCGTGCCGATGGAAGAGGCCCGCGCGATCTACGGCGAAGACTTCGACCCGATGCATGACAACGAGTGGTGCATCAGCCCTGACGGCGCCAGCGTGGCGCGCGCCGATGACGTGTTCGTGGGCAATGTCGGCGACGTGGTGGGGGGACTGCGCAAGGCTGCGGCGGCCACGGCATCGGACGACATCCGTGACAAGCTGGTTTCGCAGATCGCCGAAGCGCATTCCCGTGCCGACCGAATCGACGTGTCCAAGGTCGAGTTCAACCTGTTCTCGCCGCTGGCGACGATGGAGCAGAAGGCCGAATTCCTGCGCCGGTACTACGACGAAGGGTTCGTTGTCGGGTTCAGCGATGCGGGCGAGAAGGAGATCATCTACTCGCGCTCGGACAGCGCCAGTGATACCGTCGATCAGGCGAAGAAAAAGAAGCTCTACCGGCGCATGTCGTGGTACCTGAAGCACGGCACCGTGACGATGGGGAGCGCACAGGCCGGCGACCGAAAAGCCGCGCTGGCAGAACTTCGCAAGATGACCGAAGAGGCGTCCGAAAAGTTCAACCTGTGGGCGCGGTCGAACGACACGATCATGGGCGCGCTGGAAGCTCAGGCCAACGACGTGAACCGGCTGGTGTTCCGCAAGGTCAAGGACACCACGGCGGTCCCGCTGCCCGGCTGGAAACTGGCCGCGCCGCCGAACGGGATGATCCCGCACGCCTACCAATACAGCTTCATCCGCCAGCAAGGCCGGCAGTTCGGGGGCATCAACGGGTACGCGGTCGGCCTGGGCAAGACAAGCACGGCACTCGCCGCCACGCTGTACGTGCAGTCCATCGGCGTCAAAAAGAAGACCGTGTTCGCCGTGCCGAACAGCGTGCTGTCCAACTGGTACAAGGAATCGCTGCGCTGCTATGACGAAGCGACGATGGCCCGCTGTCTGTTCGTCGGGATGACCGTCACGGAAGACGGATCGCCTACGGTGAAGTCATCCGACTATGACCGCGACCTGAACCGGATCGCGGAGAACCGCCACGACAAGATTTTCATGACGTTCGAGGCGCTGGGCCGGCTGAAGATGCAGGAGGGCACCATCAGCGACTACATCGCCTACGTGTCGCGCCACGATGCGTCCATGGCTGAAGCGGAGCGCAAGGCGGACGACATCAAGGCCGAAGGCAAGCGGGCGGGGCTGGCGGCCGTGCTGACCGATGGGAAGCCGGGCGGGGCGCCGTTCATCGAGACGCTTGGAATTGACAGCTTGGTACTAGATGAGGCGCACGTTGCGAAGAATTCCAGTTCTGGCGGCGGGTTCAAGCAGGCCCGTTTCCTGTCGTTGGCGAAGACATCAGGGACCGGCGATTGGATGCAGGCCGTTGCGTGGTACATCCGCGGCCGAAGCGAGAAGGCCGATGGCGTGCTGTGCCTGACGGCCACGCCGATCACGAACTCGCCGCTGGAAATCCACGCCATGCTGTCGCTGGCCACCGGCCGCGACAAGGTGAACGACCTGATGATGGGGGCGAGCGGTGCGGAGAAGTTCCTGGAGATGATCTGTGACGTGGAGATGGAGGACGACGAATCCATTGACGGGATCATGCGGCAGACCCGCGTATTCCGTGGCCTTCGCAACGTTGACGTGCTGCGCCGCGCGCTGGGTTCGGTGGCGACAATCGAGACGCCCGAGACGGTGGGCATGACGATCAAGCTCCCGGACGAAGAGCAGAGTCACACGGCCGTGGAGATGCCCGCCGAGATGGTCAAGCGGCTGCAGGAGTACAAGGGCGCGTTCCGCTGGGCAATCGACTCGCTTTCCGGCAAGGATGACAACCGCGGCGACGAGGCGGCGTACAACCGGGTGCAGGCGAAATTCGGCGAGCCGATGGCGCTGATCGGGCACCCCTTCAACATGGTGCGCAAGATGGCGCGGCTGATCGTCGATCCCGACTTGGACGAAGGCGGCACGGTCTTCTACCCCGGCGACGATGAAATCGCCCGCAAGGCGGTGGAGCAGTTCAACAAGCTCAAGCTCACCGAAGAGCGCCCGCGCCCCGGCCCGCTGACGGCAGAGGACGACGTGAAGACCGGCAAGGTCAAGCAGGGGAACGCCGACGATGACCCAGAGGTGAAGACCTACAAAATCACCGTCCGGGCGAAGATGGACATCACGGCAGGCGGGCGGTCCCGCGTGGTGATCGACACCATGGACGGCGCCACTCAGGCGAAGTTCGAGGCTATCGCCGACAAGCTGAAGCTCGAATTGGATGTGAGCGTGCCGCCGAAGTTGGCTGCGCTGGTCGAGAACGTGAGCCAGGAGCGCGCCATGCCGCGCGGGGTCGGAGGCATCGTCAAGCAACTCATTTTTTGCGACGAGTTGGGGATGCACCGGAAGATCGTCAGGCTGCTGGCGAAGCGGTGTGGCGTCCCGGCGAGCAAGATCGCCATCATCACGGGCCAGACCAACAACCGCCCCGAAGAAATCATTGACGTTCAGAACGGGTTCAATGCGCACGGGCCGGACAATCGGTACGAAGTCATCGTTGCGAACGAGAAGGCCGAAGTCGGGATCAATCTGCAGCAGGGCACGCAGGCCATTCATCACCTGACGATCGGATGGACGCCGGACAGCCTGACCCAGCGCAACGGGCGCGGCGTGCGCCAGGGCAACGTGGCCGAGTACGTGCGGGTCTACAGCTACGATGCCGTGGGCACGTTCGACGTGGCGAAGCGTGCGATGGTCAACCGTAAAGCCGACTGGATCGGCAACGTCATGGACACGAACGGCGGTAGCCGGGTGGCCGTGACCGGCGGACTGACGCGGGAACAGGAAATCGCGCTGATCGACAGCGTGGGCGATCCCGGCGCGATCGAACGCCACATGGCGAAGCAGGCCGAGGCCGAAAAGAAGCAGCGCGCCGACTCGAACCGGCAGCGGCAACAAGTCGGACTCGACACGATCCTGTCGAATCGGCAGTTCCTGGAGCAGAACAAAGACCCATCCATCTTCGCCACGCGGCTCCTGCTTGATGCGCGAGTCGCCGACGATGTGCTGCAGAAGCTGGTGAAGCGCCGAACCAAGGCGCGGGAAGACGGCAAGCCGACCGACAAGATCGATGTGGCGATTGGAAATGCCCGCACGGCAGCCCTCAAGGCGGCCGATGCCGCAAAGGAGTCCTTCGACGCGATGGACGACGCTGCGCTGCGCCGGGCTTTTGCGACGATGGATGACGCTGTGCAGAAAGGCGAGCGGCTGGGTTCCGAGCACGCCGCCAGAGTCGTCCAGTGGGGCCGCGCGAAGCTCAAGGACCAGTGCCAAGCCCGCGACGATTGGGCCGCGCAAGTTGATCAGGCCAAGGCGATTCTGGCCGAAGCCATCAAGTCGTTTGCCGGCCGGGCGGGCGAGGATGGCGCCATGCCGGCCTTCATCGCGCAGTCCTTCGCCGATGGCGAGGGCGACATGCACGAAGGCAAGGTCATCGTCAAGGGATCGCTCTTGAGCGGGGCGGGGTCGAGCGGCGGGTTTGGCGTGGTGGTCGATGCCAAGAGCGCCATGCAGATGACGGAATGGGGGTGGAATACCTATTCGCTGGACATCATGATCAAAGACGAAACGGCCGTCACTCTGCCGGGCGATCCTGGCTTTCATGCGCTCGCTGCGAAGATTGCGGCGGCAGAGGACAAGCTGCTTTCCGAGAAGCCGATCGCCGAAGGTCAGAAGACCATCGCAAACCACTCGCCGGAAGTCGCCGCTCTGCGCAAGGTGGCCGCTCTGCAAGACGTTCCGGCCCGCATGTACCTGCCCATGCCGTGCCTGCCGAAGCCGATCCTGAAGGACGCCGCCGACCGAAGCGGTGCCGGGCGGCATTTCTGGCGGCTGCAGATGCAGTACCTGACGGCTTTCGGGGCCAACTCCGGCCGTTTCGCCTTCGATCCGTCGAAGGTGACGCTATCGACGGTGCTGGATGCTGGGCAGTCCACGCATGGGAAGTCCGTGCGCATTGCCGAGATGGCGCGCAGCCTGGGCGACCGGGTGACGCCGGATGCACTGCAAGTCATCGGCATGACGTTCGACAGTTCGGTTCTCGCCGCAGTCGGGCTGACAATGGATGGGTTCATGGATGCGATCCGTGCCGCGGATGACATCCCTGAAGCTGGCGGTCGGCACATCATTGAAAAACTGGAATTCTTTGAATTCCCCGGAAATTCTGCGGCGTTTCAGTGGATTGGAAGGGTGAACTGGGCGTTTTCTGCGGCGGCAGATGGTTTTGAGCGGGAGCGGAAGCGGGAGGCTCGACGGCTCGCCGACATCGCTGCGCAGGAGGCTGCGGCAGTGGCGGCTGGTGCTGTTCTGCCTGCAGGTGCGCCAGTGGCTGAAACGGCGGCAGTCGAGCCTGATGCGCCGACTGCAGTTGCGGTCACGCCAGCCGATACCAGCAACGGGCTTGACATCACCGGCATGGCCGACAGCGCGGCGATCGGGGTGCGAGGCAACACGCAGCGGTGGTTCAAGCTGATCAAGGCGAGCCAGGAGCGGCACGGTGGTTACGCTCGGTACATTGCCGAGGGCCGCGGCGGGCCGCAGTGGAACATCAAGGTCGGCGGGTGGAAGATTCTTGCTCGGGACAATCCTGAGGCCGCCAAGGACTTGATCCTGTGCAAGGCAATTTGAAGGGGATGACTGTGTTCGACCTGTTGAAAATCGACCCGTCCGAAGCGGCGACAGAGGCGGCGAAGCTGTCCGCCAGCCTTCGGGCCTCAGGCGGGGCATCGGACCTGCTGTCTGTCGGGCTGGCGGTGGTGGCGCGAAGGCTGGAGCGGGCGCCACGCCGGTACTTGGACTACGGGCCGTACTGGTGGGCGCTGCGGGCGCTGCTGGTGAGTGCTGCCCACCTTGAGGCCGGCGCCGATGACTCGATCATCCGTGCCGAGTACACGGGCGGTACGCCACTGGAAACCCTGGTGATGGCTGAAATTTTCAGGGATGACGCACTGGCGAGCGGCCCGGTCGGGAACAGGGAGTTCCGGCTTTCGTCGGACTCCCCTCAGAACTACACCCTGTTCGACTCCGACATGGAGACTTCAGCAGCGCGGGCTTAGGTCGGCTGCAGTGCGGCCGTGATGTGCTGTGCGGCTGATTCGAGCATATCCGTGGCGGTGCGGATCATCAGCGACCGGATGAACTCGGGATCGCCCAGCAGCCGGCCGGCCAGCCCCGGATCGGCCGCAAGGTCACCAGCCGCCGGCACGGCCAGAAGGTTCGCGGGGTCGGCGAGCAAGATGCCGAGTTCGGTGCGAAACGCAGCCATCGCCCGCACGGCCTCGGCCATGAGGCCCGGGTTCCCGCGCAGCGCGGCCGGGCTGCTGATGACGATCGACACGGCTGACCGGTAGCCGGGCGCGTCGAACAGGCTGTCGGCGGTCATGCGGGCACCTCGACGGCGAACATCTGCGCCAGATCCGTCAGACCTTTCGGCGTGACATGGCAGTACGCACGGACGCACTCGGCACCAGTGCTCTCGTCGGTGTACGTCGCCTCCTTGTAGGTCAGGCGCCCGGACTTGATGTGCTTGTCGTAGGCTACCCACGACTTGTTCTGCCGGTAGATCCAGCCCGATGCGTGCATCTGCTGCGTCATCGTCGCCCGCTTCACGCCAAGCACCTTCGCCGTCTCCGTCAGCGTCAGGTTCTCGGCGCTGGCCGTGATCCGGTCGAGTGCCGCGACCTTCGGGGCCGCGAGGGCAAGCGCCTGTTCTGCAACAGCCTTCTCTGCGGCGAGCTTTTGTTTCGCGTCAATCTCATCGGCCCAGGCGCGAGCAGCGGCGGCAGGGTCAGAGAAGTCTGGCAGGGCCGCTGCAGCCGGTGCCGGCATGGTGTAGCTGCCCGTTTTTCGCAGCGATGGCAACACATCGGCGGTCACCCACTTCTTGAACCGCTTCGCCTCAGGCTTGCGGCTGCCAAGAATCAGCGAGTACAGGCCGGACTCGTTGATGAGTCCCATTTGCTGGGTTCCAGAGGGGGTGTCGATTGAACCGACACCCTTCTCATCGTCATCAAGACGGGCCAGTGCATCGCGGTTGTTGCTGATCGTGAGGGCTGCACATACGTCAGCGGCGACAAACCACGGCTCGCTGTTGAGCACGACGGCCCGGACGCTGAAGCTGTCGGCTTTGGTCAGGTGGAAGGTGAAAACGCGCACTTCGGCGCTGGGTGCCGACTGTGCGGCTTGGGGGATGTTGTTGGCCATGATGGCACTCCGGGTCAGCACTTGATGTGCCGCCACCCCCTGCAGACGGGGTGGCGGGCCATGCGGGTTAGCAGACCGGGACCACGGAACCGGCGCACCTTTCGGTGCCCCGCATGACCCACCATTGAAATCGGCAGATTCATGCTTGCGCGCCATGAGGATTTTCGCCCCCCATGAAAAAGCCGCGTGCTGCGGCTTGTGCGCCGTGATTTCCCGGGCTGCTAAACCCGGCCGCTGTTTTGCAGCGGCAGGCGGAATGCGCGCGAAAAATCGCAACACGTCAACAACCCGCAAACCAAGAGCTTTCGCTTCAAGATCGAATTATGCGCCATACCTGCTGGAAATGTTGCGCATAAACCGGGTTATTTCCGTTGTTTTCTTCGGATAAGCGTCCGCTTGGGCGTTGCTGCTGGCGGAAAAATGCAGCCTAGCATGGGCTTCGCGGTGCGGCACGATCGCCGGATCGAAATCGAGGTGATGGAATGCCCACTGTTCAATCCAGCAACGCCGGCAAGAAAGCCGCGCCTGCGGCTGTGCCAGCACCAGCGCCGGGCTTTTTCAAAGCGACGTTCCGTGGGCTGTTCGGCGGGAAGGTGGCGCAGGCCGCGACCGATGCGGTCGAGAAAAGTCCGCTGGCGTACCTGGAGGATCTGTCGCTTGGTGCGCTCCAAGGGTCCGAAGGCGACCCGATTCGTGCGCGGGCCGAAATCTACCGGCAGTGGCAGACGATGCTACGTGACCCGGTGGTGGGCGCGGCGCTGCGCATCCACGCCAGCGCGGCGCTTGGCGGCCATGAGAGCACAGGCGAAATCGTGTTCATCGAGGCGAAAGCGAAGTGCCTGGGGGACAAGCAGGCCGAAGAGGATTCGGCGCTGGTCAAGGATGACCTGTCGGGCATGTTCGACGCCGCGGCGTTCCCGCTGGTGTTCAACGCCATCGGCTACGGCGACGGCTACGCCCGCATGTACTACCGCGAGCGAGAGGGGATCATCGGCCTGAACGTGGACGAGACCATGCTGCCCCCGCTGGTGCAGCCCTACGAACGAGCGGGGACCACGGTGGCCTACGCCGTCGCGGTTGGCGCCAAGGGCCGCGAGACCCTGACCACTGACCAGATCGCCCGGATGAAGCTCCCGCGATCGGTCTACGTGGCGCAGCCCATGGCGGTGGAAAAGGCATGGCGGGCAGCCGTCACCGAGAACGATCCCGAGAAACACCCCTTGATGCCGTCACTGGCCGGTGGCAGCTTCCTTGCGGACGTGGAGAAGGCGCACTGGGCTTTCATGACGGCATTGAACGGCCTGACCGGCCTTCGCGCACTCGACACCATGGACGAATCCATGTGGATTGCGAACGTGGATGGCCAGACGCAGGAGCAGAAAAAGGAGTTCCTGGATTCCGTGGTGCGGATGTTCAAGAAGTCCAAGGAGCTTGCGACAGAGGTGCTGTCGGGGCGCCGGTCATTCCTGGGCAAGATCCGGCATCTGCTGACGGTCAACGGCGAAAAGCAGCTTCTGCAGGTGCAGCAGATGGGCACGTCGGGCGGCAGTTCGAGTCGGTCTGGCACGATCACCATTGACGACGTGATGTTCCACGCGAAGATTCTCGCGGGGCAGCTCGGCGTGGACCTGACCATGCTGGGCTTCGCGGACATGCTCAGTGGCGGGCTGGGTGATGGCGGGTTCATCCGCACGTCCATTCAGTCAGCCGAGCGGTCCCGCGTGATCCGTGTCGCCCTGTCGGACACCCTGAACCACATCGCCAGGATTCACGTCCTGATGAAAAAAGGGCGGTGGTACGAACCCGGCAAAGAGCCGTGGTCCATCCAGTTCTACGGCACGATCAGCGCGCTTGAGGGAGAGCGCCAGCGCACGGCGGCAGATGCAATGAACACGGGCGCGGTGTTCGTGACCGTGCTCACCCAGTTGCGGGATCTGGCGGCCGGCAAGGAGGCCAACGAGCAATTCCTGTCGAAGGTTGTCAAGCTGGATGAGGACGATGCAAAGGTGTGGGCCAAGGCGCTTGACGCCGCGTCGAAGAAGGCGGCGGCAGAGGCCGCGGCCATGGCTGGCGGCGGATTCGGTGGCGATGGCGGGGGAGGTGGTGGCGCGTTCGGGGGAGAAGATCCGCCAGTGGCGCCGGGCGCGACCGGATCAGGGGCCGAAGAATGATCGGGATCGACCCGAAGTTCATTGGCAGCATATCGACCGGTCTGGCGGCGAAGCTGTCTGGAAAGCTCGCTAAGTCACTTGGGACAAAGGGAATCCAGAAATTCCAGCGCCTGATGTCGGCGTCCGACTTCATCGCCGGCATATTCGGTCTTGATAATATCGAGGACCAGCCTCAACCACTGCTTGGTGGAATATCTCTACGGGAAGCTCAGGCTACCTACAAGGAAATGGAGGATGCTGACCTAGCTCGCAGTAATCTATTCTTCATTGAGGTATTCGACCCAAACCCGCCAGAACTCGGAATCGGTGGCAACGGGCCGCCGAAGCCGGAAACATCAGCAGACCCAGTTACTGCGGCGGCCAGCGCCGCGCTGTCCGGGTTCAAGTCAGGTTTGGCTGGCGGTATGCTTGGGCAAGTCGCAGCACAGTTGCAAAAGTTTGGCCTATCCCTGCCGGCCGCTCCCGCTGGCGCGGCCGGGCCAAGCCCAGACATTCCGCACCTATTCAATCTGTTTGCCACGTCAGTTAGTTATTCTGGCGTAGAGTTGACAAGCGAGCGTACTGTAATAGGCGGCGCCAGCATGGACAAACTGACCGGAAAATCCGGCACAGAAGTGACAATCACTACCATGGATGACGGCATCGGGTCGCTCAAGCGATGGTTTGAGGGAAAGTCGGATCAGGCTGTTAATTCCAATGGAACAGTTGGCGTCCCGCGTGACTATTGCGTGTTCATCCGGGTATTCCACGCAACCCCGAAGGCGCACAGCCGGGCCTACGCATCCCTGTACCGGATGCGCACAAAGTCCATGTCGTTTGACCTCAATCGGCGCGAACAGGCATTGCAAGAGGTCACGATGACATTCGAAGAGCACGACACGTTCATGGGCACATCGCTCCAATCCACCAGCGTGATGTTCTAACTATGGCTGACACCACTCCGCTGCAGCACGACGAACGGGGCTTCCTGACCGGTGGGCGGCGCCTCACGCCAGCTCACGAAGAGCGCGGGCCATCGGTGGACCTCGGGGGAATTCGCCAAATCCTTGAGCGAATCGGGCGCGGCATTGACCGGCTGATTCGGCTCCTGAGCTTAAAGGCCGTGCCTGCCGTGCCGGTGGCGCGCAGGGCATCGCCTGGGCCGTCGCGGGCGGTAGAGCGGCGCAGCGGCGCGCATCCGGCCGTGACGCGGGCAGGAGGCTCGCCGGCCGCGGGCGCCGTGCCATCCATCGGCGCGGCGCAGGAACTCATGGGGCCGGCTCACGCCCGATCCATCGGTTCGAGGCAGTCGCCGCGGGCGGTCGGTTCTGGGGCGGCAGGCGGGCGAGATGCTGGCGCAGCGGCGCAGCCAGCCGGGGCGGTGCAGGCCGTGCCGGCTCGCCCGATTTCTGCCCGCACTGAGCGGATCGAGCGACACACGAACACCCGCACCGAAACCAGCAGCACAACGGAGCGGGAATCGGCGGGGCGGGCTGGCCGCGATGGTGGGCCGGGCCGGGCCGTGGCCGCTGGCGGTGCGGGCGGGCACGGTGGGTCGGCGACGGCATCTGCAGCCGGTGGCGCGGGAGGGGTTGGCCGTGGCGGCGCAGCCGGTGGGGCTGGCGGCAAAGGTGCCGATGGCGGCGCGGGGGTTCCCGGCCATGTGGCCGGCGCCGGCGCAGGGGGTGATGCTGCTGGCGCCAGACGGGCACCAGCAAGAGACTCGGCGGGCCGATTTGTCCCGACTGCGCCAGCGGCCGGGCAATCGGCCGTGCCTGCGGCTGCGCGGCGTGGGATGAATGCGGGCGGCAACGCGGACAGTGCGGCGAAGCGTGCCCGTGAGGCATCTGGCCGGTTCTCTTCCGGTGCCGGCAACGACGGGCGCAGCACGGGCGGTGGATCCAGTGGCAGCGGTGCCGGATTCGATTCGCTTTCGGGCGCCGTTGATCATCTCTCCGAAGGTGACCCGGTTGCGCGGTCGATCAAGGAACTGCAGCAGAACTTGTCTGGGGTGATCGGCGCAGCGAAGGGCGCGGCCAGTGTGGCGAAGGTGGGGGTCCGTCTCGCCAAGGGGGCCGGGCGGCTTGGTTTGCGTGGGGCAGCGGCCATCGCCGGGATTGGCGGACGCGGCTTGACGGAAACCCAGCCGGTCGCGGCGGGCGGGGCACTGACCGGGCAAGCCATCCCCGCAGCGCCAGTCAGGGCGGGACCGCGCGGGCCTGCTGCTGCCGGCGCTGGTGCTGGCGCCGCTGGTGCTGCTGGTGCTGCTGGTGCTGGTGCTGGTGCTGGTGCTGGTGCTGGTGCTGGTGCTGGTGCTGCTGCTGCTGGTGCTGGTGCTGGTGCTGGTGCTGGTGCTGGTGCTGGTGGTGCTGCAGTTGATCGCCAGGGCGG